ATTCTTCTTTCCGACAAGAGGGTTGATCCAACGGCCGATGACAACCATGCCATCCGATGGGCTTCGGCAAAAGGCCATGTTGAGGTCGTGAAGATTCTTCTTTCCGACAAGAGGGTTGATCCAACGGCCGATAACAACTATGCCATCCTATGGGCTTCGGAAAGAGGCCATGTTGAGGTCGTGAAGATTCTTCTTTCCGACAAGAGGGTTGATCCAACGGCCGATGACAACCATGCCATCCGATGGGCTTCGGCAAAAGGCCATGTTGAGGTCGTGAAGATTCTTTACCAACACGACCCCGACCACTATAACAAAGAAATGCCAGAAGTCGTCAAGAAATGGAATTTGGACAAGAAAGGATAATTAAAATGTCTAACAGGATCTATTTCGAGTGTGGAGTTGACAAGTATTTTAGTATGTCTCGGCCGCTTTATGCAATGAAGACGGAAGACAAGGATATCGGTTCTTGCATTGCGAAAGCTTTTGAAAGGGCCAATAAGGGTAAGGCTTTCAAGGTTTTTTCGAAGGACGTTGGCAATTCTCGATATGAGCTTCTTTTCACCCGAGAGGCAAGAAAGAAGTTTGGTGGTGGGTATGTGGTGATTGGTTCGATTCACGTTGAAGTGCTAAGAGAAGAAAAAGAAATTGTGAAACCAGTGAGGAGCCATTCTAACGGAGTTGGTCCGGTTGGGTTTATAAAGCTGGGGGTTCTTCCCAAGTGACAGAAGTGAAAGACGATACGGGAGGGTATGCTTTTTAATATTAGCGCCCGTAGCTCAGTTCCCATTTGAGACTTAAACCATGAACCCATTAGTTAACACAGTTGCTCAATTCCTGCCCATGAGGAAGTTTCGTTCTGGCCGTAGGGCCAGAACCAGAGCTTTCTTGACAGCAGGCTATCCCCGCCAGGGCGGCGGTTCTAAGATTAATGGCTGCGTTGATGTCTCGGTCGTGGACAACCCCACAAACCTCACAAACCCATTCTCGGATGGACAAAGGCAACGGTCCTTCTCGTCTTGTTCCACAGTCGGAACACAGCTTGGAAGAAGGGAACCAGCGGTCGGCAACAATGATTTCACTGCCGGCAAGCGGAGCTTTATACATAAGCTGACGCCTGATTTCCGACAAGGCAGCATCCGCAATCGACTTGGCAAGATGATGATTTGCCATCATCCCCTTGACGTTCAAGTCCTCGATTCCAATCCGACGAAAGTCTCGGACCAGCCGAGCGGTAAGCTTATGCGTTACGTCTTTGCGGATGTTGGAAATCCGTTCATGCAGCCGTCCAAGCTTCGTTTTAGTCTTCTGCCAATTTCTTCCTCCTATGACGCGACGAGACATTTCCTTGTTGAATCGTCGCAGTCTGGTTTCATGAGCACGCAGAATGCGTGGAGCCTCGACCCGTTCTCCCGTAGAAAGCACGGCAAGGTCTCGGAGCCCGAGATCCACTCCAACCGCTTCTTGGGTTTCGCAGCGATGGGGATAGGACCAGGAGTCGGAGACTTGAATTTGGACCGAGACGTACCAATGACCGGCATGTTTCGTAAAGTGAGCGGACAGGATTTTACCAGGAAATCTTATCTCTTGTCGAGTGCGGACCCAACCAAGCTTGGGAATCTTAACTCTTCGGCCGTCAAAGCGAAGGGCTCGACCTTCAACGGCGAAGGACATTTTGCTTTGTTTCTTCGACTTGAAGCGGGGATAGCCGGGCTTTTGGCCAGATTTGATACGGCGAAAGAAGTTGGAGAAAGCATTGCCGAGGTTGGACAACGCCGTTGCAGCAACAGCCCACGGCAATTTTGCCATCCAAGGAAATTCGGTGTTTTTGCAGGCATTCAGCTCGGTGTTAAGACTGATCCAAGAGGGCTTTCCTTCGGCTTCGTATTGAGTTTTCCAACGGTCCAATCCCCAGTTGTAGACGAAGCGAGATGCACCAGCACAACGTTCGAAAAAGGTTGTTTGGATGTTATTTGGAACGAGTCGAATACGTTGACTGAGGATAGTTATAGGGAGGCTTTTTTCAGAAGTTGTAGAAAGACGTTTCGACACATTATAAATATAGCACACGAAGTGAAATATGTTGACTTTTTTGTAAATTCATTATTTTTAATAAGAGGAGAGAGCTTAAACTCATGTCGGCTGATGATTTCGTGGTTTAAATCTCGAACGGGATGGTGTTCTCCTATTGCCCTGGTAACGGCCACGGCTTCTACCCGTGTGTACCGTAATTGGAATAATGCAGGTTCGAGCCCTGCCCAGGGCGTTATTATAAATAGTGGAGTCGAACTCGCTTTTGTATAAAAAATACAAGTCGGGAGTTCAAGCCTCTCCGGGCGCGTAGGAAACGGAGGATAAAATGTCTCTTTATGATTGGTTTGATCTCACAATTATGAGCATATACGGGCATATGATATCGTGCAAAAGACAGGAGTGTGGCCAGAGGGTTTTCTTCCAGACTATATTGAAATTCCTGTCTTATGGTCTGTAATGTTGGCTGCCAAGATGGCGGATGCTTGGGTAGATTATATGTTACAGAAGCAGTCGGGCGCGTAGGAAAAGAAGTGCGAGCAGAAAGAATTAAAAATGGAAACAGAAAAACAAATTCTTGAGTTCACTGTTCCAGAGTCTTTGTTTCCAGGTGATCTTGCAGAAGCAAAAAAGAAATTTCACGAATTGGCTCTTTATTGGCATCCTGATAAAACAACTGGTGATGCCAAGGTAATGTCACATATTACGGAGCTTTATAAAGAAGCAGTAAGGCTTCTAGAAACTGGGAAATGGAGAGGTTCTAGTTTTCTTGATTTGAAAAAGAAGGGTGGTGGGAGTATTAGGTTCAAATACCTAGTTAGCAGAAGCTTCGAATTGGGGTACGTTTATATTGCGAATACCCACATTTCATATTTAATTGATAAGAAGTTCGAACAATTTTCAAAAAGAGCAGAGAGAACTATAAAAAATCTTCATTATGCAGATGATAAAATGAAGAAAGAGATGTCGAAAACCCTTCCAGAGTCAATAAAAGTATTTGAACTTGAAGATGATAAACTTCTTTTAACGATTCCAAAGTCAAAAAACCTTGTTCCGTTGCGAGAAGTTTTTAGCTATTACAAGGGAAAGATTGAACCAGTTCATGTAGCATGGATTGGGAGTGGATTGCACAACATAGCGTGTTATTTGGAGTGGGCTAAGATAGTTCATGGAGATATTTCTCTTGATTCCGTTTTTATTTCTCCTTCTGATCACAGCGTGTCTTTGTTGGGAAGTTGGTGGTTTGCTGTTCCAATAGATGAAAAGATTTCTACGTTGCCAATTAGAACATACAAGTATCTGCCATGGGAGGTGAAATGTAACAAAATTGCTACACCTCTAGTAGATCTTGAGATAATTAGGGCTACTGTTCGAGAGTTGTTGGGAGATATTACAGGACGTTCTTTATCGTCAAGCCCCATGGTCGATCTGGTGCAGATTCCGGTGGACGACACGGCTCAGCGTGCTTACAAGTTGTGGCATGAGGCGTTGCAAAAAACATTTGGAAAACGCAAATTTGTCAAAATGGAGCTTCACGTCGATGAAGCTTACAAACAGGGAGAATAATCATGGGAAGCGGAAGATTTTCACCAACAGACTGGGCTTCTTATTCTAGCTCGCGTGGTTTGCACAAGGCTTCGACGACTGCGGCTCACATCTACAAGTCCTCTTCAATGAACGATGATTTAGATCCAAAGAAAATAAAGAATGGGCTGCGAGAATCTAGGGATTCCGCAGACAATCCCAACTCTACTCCAATTATCGTTGGACTAGACGTTACGGGTTCAATGTCTCGTATTTTGGAAATAATGGCAAAAAAGGGACTGAAAACCCTGTTCGAAGAGATTTATAATAGAAAGCCGGTGCGCGATCCTCATGTTCTTTGCGCTGCAATCGGCGATGCATACTGCGATAATTCTCCGCTTCAAGTTTCTCAATTTGAAGCAGATATTCGTATCGCAGAACAGCTTGAAAAGCTTTATCTTGAGGGCGGCGGCGGAGGAAATGATTCCGAAGGATATTCTCTCTTGCATTATTTTGCTGCGAAGCATACCTCGTGCGATGCCGTTGAAAAGAGAAACAGAAAGGGTTATTTATTTACTGTTGGCGATGACGGACCAACTCCAAAGATTCTTGTTGAGCATGCCCAATCAGTCTTCGGGGATACTATCGGCGAAGACATTTCCGGGAAACAGCTTTTGACAATGCTCACACGAAATTGGGAGGTTTTTCATTTGAATGTTGCTGAAGGTGGCTCATATGATAGTTGGGTTGTAGACCGCTGGAGAGCGTTGCTAGGAGAGCGTTCTTTGACTTTGACCGATCACACCAAGATGGCTGAAGTTATTGTTTCGGCAATTCAAGTTGTGGAAGGTTCTAAAGCAGACGACGTTGCTGATTCGTGGGATGGCAGTACGGCCATGGTTGTTCATAAAGCAATCTCTGGCCTAACAAGCTCCGCATCCTCAGACTCTCAAGGGCTGATTACTCTATAGAAAGAAGGGTGCAATGCGACTGTCGGCTGTCATTGGAACTAATTATGGCGACGAAGGCAAGGGACACGTTGTTGATTGCTTGTCGGATAATAAAAGCCTTGTAATTAGATTCAACGGCGGGGCTCAAGCTGCTCATACTGTAATTAAATCTGATGGCAGCCGACACGTCTTTCATCACTTTGGCTCAGGCACTTTTAATGGGGCTGCTACTTACTTCTCCAAGCATTTTATTGTAAATCCTGTTTTGTTTTCTCAAGAGCTTCTATCTCTGCCACCAGACCCAATTGTTTTGGCAGATCCACGATGTCTTGTAACCACACCAGTTGATATGATTTTAAACCAAACAATTGAAGCTTTAAGAGGCAAATATAAACACGGGAGTTGTGGCCTTGGTATCAACGAAACTGTTACCAGGAGCGAGGCAGGCTTTGCTATTGTTTTTAGGGATCTTTCAAACAGATCCCTTTTGAAGAAAAAGATCGAATTGATTGTTAATTTCTGGCTTCCCAGGAGGATGAGGGAGCTTAACATTATAGAAGATTTAGAGCAAGTTGACAATAAACAAATGTGGGAACAGTATTACGAAGACTGTGCCATTATGACTGCACGATGTGAATCTTTCTTATGGCCTCAATCTTCTACAAAACTACCAAATTACGAACACTTTATTTTTGAGGGGGCTCAGGGTCTTTTGTTAGATGAATACGGTAAAGACTTTCCCCACGTTACGAGGTCTAGGACGGGGTTGACAAACGTTTTGGCTATGTTAGAAGAAGCTAGAATTAAAGAGATGCTTGATATTTATTATGTTACGCGACCTTATCTTACAAGACATGGGGCGGGACCGTTAGAAAACGAATTAAAAGAAGCTCCATATGGAATTGTTGATATTACAAACCAACCAAATATGCATCAAGACATATTAAGATATGCGTGGTTAGATATAACCAAAGTTGGAACAACTATTTCTCACGACTATAAACAAACTACTTATCCGCTGAATGTGATTCTAGCCATTACTTGTCTTGACCAGATGCCGCAAGAGCTTCAGGCACTTTTGTATGGGAAAATGAAAATGTTTACTCACGAAGCTTTTATACACAACCTAGAAGACGCTGTACAGGCAGACTGTGTAAGGGTTTTTAAGTATTGACATCTTTCGTTTTTCCCGGTAAGATGGAGTTTTAGAAAGAAGGTTAGATAATGCCAAGAAAGAATTCCGATCTCGCAATCCGCATGAAGGGATACGAAAATATCTCGAGACTTCATCTAACCCCCAGAATGCCGATGATTATTCGAATAGATGGAAAAGCTTTCCATAGCTATACAAGAGGTCTTGAGTTCCCTTGGGATATGAATCTTCATTTTGCCATGACGGAGACAGCCAAGGCATTAATTAAAAGTATTCAAGGTGCGAGCTTGGCCTATCTTCAAAGCGATGAAATCTCTGTTCTTTGCACAGATTACGAAACTTATAAAACTTGTTCTTGGTTTGATAAGAATGTGCAGAAGATAGCTTCTGTTTCGGCTTCTATTGCAACACTTGCCTTTAATAAAAACGCACCACACAAAAACAAAGACGCTCATTTTGATTCAAGGTGCTTTGTCTTGCCAAGAGAAGAAGTTGTGAATTATTTTATTTGGAGGCAACAGGACGCAACAAGGAATTCTATTGCCTCTCTTGCCCAATCAAAGTTTTCTTCAAAGGCTCTTCACGGAAAGAATACGGGAGAGATGCAAGAGATGTTGTTTTCTGGTTATGGAATTAACTGGAACGACATTGAAACGTGGAAAAAGAGGGGCTGGTGTGTTGTGGAAAGCGGCGTATCAGATGAAGAAATCCCAATCTTTTCTCAAGAACGAGGATATATCCAAGAGCTTGTGGACGTCGAAGAAGAATAAATATATATAATTATATATATGTGTGTGTGCGCAATGAATTACTTCTTGCCAATAAGCTATTTTAATGAAGCAAACGAAGGGTTGTATTGTGCCAAGAGACAGTTGAAAGGGTTTATTATTGGTACAGGAACGGCGAAAAAGATTTCTGATAAGTGTTACAGCGATTTTAAAGAATGTAATCCTAACTTTGTTGGAGTATCCGAAGAGCAGGAGGAAATTGCAGATCTCTACGGTTGCCCCTATGGTCTTGCAATAGAAATGAACAAGCTCACATACAAACTTTCCTCCGAAGGACATTATAATTATTTGGGACTAAAAGGAGAAGTAAAGAAAACATGGCCGTTTCTTTTGGACAAGGAAGAAGAAAATAAAGATTGACAAGTCTCCTGTGCTCTGCTATTATTATCTTGTTCGCGACTAGGACCGATAAGCCGGGAGTAACGGCAAGAAGCGGTCCCCCCTGTCGGGAGACGCGGGAAGTCTCAGGGCAGTCTGCCTATACCAGGCTGTGTAAGTTCCTGAGCAGGCATGTGGTGTATCACATAGCACGCACGCTAGACATGAGGCATTGGGTTCCCATAGTTGCTAGCTGAAGAGCCGGGTGAAATTCCCGGCTTTTGCCGTTTTAGGGGATTGACTTCTTTTTTTAAGTATGCTATTGTTATTTTATCTTCTTTCGGAGGAAGAAAAGATGGAAAAGGTGATTGTTTATCGCAGTTCTCAGGAAGCAACACAAGATTTTTATCTTTGGGAGGAAGGTGGAATCGTTTGGGTTGGGGCAACGATGGTTTTTGTTTTCGTTGCTGTGATTGTTTGGGCAAAGATCTCAGAGTGGATGAACCGTCGAAAGCGGAAGTGAGGTTTAAGAAAGTGAGCACCAAGAAGAATCGGAAGATGGGGAAGATTCGCAATCAAATTGCGGTGGTTGCTCACTTTCGCAAGGCGGGTTCTTTTGTGGACAAGAAGAAGAATGAAAATAAAAACGCTTGCAGAAACTGGAGGGATTGACATGTTCGACAGCATCCTCTGGACGCAGATTATTTTTTTTGTTTCTTTCTTTGCTTCGATGTGGAGTTTTCTTTGGTTTGTTGTAAAGTTTGTTGACGCTGTGCTCTATAAAAAGCATGCCATTTTCAATGGCCTTAGTTATTTTCTTTGTCTGTCTACTGCTATTTGGTTCAGCATCCTTGTTTGGAAGTAATTTCTTTATTGACTTCTCCGCAAGTTTCTCATATAATGCTCGAAGAAATCGAGAACAAGGAGAAAAAGATGAGCATTCGAAACAATCCTCGTCGTTACACCATCCGAGAGACCGAGGAGACTCTCGTGGAGGTGACTTTCTTTTTCGAGGACTGCGATGGGAAGGACTATAAGACCACGCAGGAGTGGTGGGCTCCGCCAGGTGGTGGCTACGTGCGAGAGGTGTCAGATCGTCGTCCGGGCACGCTTGGTCAGCAGCTTTACGACCAGATTTCTTCGGTTCGTGGGAGCACTTGGTATTGGCATGGACAGATTCCTCTTGTTGACGTCGCCCGTCTTCAGCTTCGGGCTCTTTTCCGCAAGCATCCGGACTATTGTGAGCTTTTGAGTCTTGAGCACTACAACCAAGAAGATTTTCGTTGCGAGGAGAGATAATTTAATTGTTGACTCTTTGCACAAATTTCTGTTATAATCAGCTCATCAACTTCGGAAACTAAGGAGAAAGAAAATGTCTCATAATCTCGATAGTCTCAAGTATCGTCTTCGCTACTTCAATTGCATCGAGAAGATTGCTGCAGCAACCAATAACGAGAAGACCGCAGCTTTCATGAAGCAGATTGCGGTTCGCCACCCCGAGATCTTCATGCGGACGGTGGAGGACATTTACGGGGCAACGTCTTCATCGTCGCTTCTTTCCGAGAATGACCGGACTATTCTTGGCATGGCTACTAATGACCATGCTATCCAGGCCATTAAATATCGTCGCGAGAAGACGGGAGAGGGACTTCGAGAGGCGAAGGACTATGTTGTTCGTCTGTGCGAGCGCAACGGGATTGATTGCGGAATGAAGGTTTTTGTTGACTAAAACGCTTTGCTCCAATAGGAGGATAAAATGCGCTTTTTCTTGAGCAAGAACAAGGACATGGACAAGACCTACACGGCTTCTTGCAACGATAGCAATCTGCCGCAAGAGAGCTTCGAGGTGGTTACGATTGACGAGATGAAGCGGCTTGTGGAGCTTGCTTTTAATCGCGGATACGATAAGCGCATCGAGGATGAACAGCTTGCCCGATAATTGAGTTTAAGGGGCGGCTGTATTTTTACAGCCTACGTTTACGAACAGCGTGATTGTGGTAGTCGCCGAAGATCCCACAGCCTCTTAAGTTTTAAGTATCTTCCCAACAAAAGAAAGAAAACAAAATGAAGAAGCTTTTTTTAGATGACGAAAGGCAATGTCCTTCTGGCTGGGAGCCGGTGAAGACAGCAGAGGACATGATTTATCTTCTTAGAACCCTCCAAAACGTTTCAGAGGTTTCTTTTGATCATGATTTGGGCGATGGACTTAAGACGGGTATGGATGTTATCAACTGGATGGACGAGTGGATGTTTTTTCATCGAGACTGGAATCCTCCGACTGTCAACATCCACAGTGCAAACCCAAAGGGCGTCGAGAATATGAAGCGCGCTCTCTTGAGAATGGAAGAGAGATACGGAAAGAAGATTTTTGGTAGAGTTTGGTCCACAACGTAATCAGAAAGAAAACAAAATGTCGTATTATCACAACGGATATAATTCCGAAAAGACTCTCGATTATGCAACAGGCTTTCTTGTTTTTTGTTTTGTTCTTGTTGTTCTTTTCGCTTGAGTTTTGTTCCCGCCGATTATAATGGGGAAACTTTCAGACAAGAGGTAAAAAGAAAATGGACACCATAACCACAGACTACGAAAAGAAGGCTTTGCTGCTTAGTGAGAGGATTAACGACCAGGCAAATGTTTTTTTTAAGATGGTTTCGCATCTTTCTTTCAAAGAAGAGGAAAGGAATTTGTTGTTGAGCATTCTGCATTCAGCGTACTCCAGCGGGTTTTTTGATGGTTCGATGGAAGCATCTTATCCTGGGGTTGTTCTCAAGGCAGAGGAAAAGTAAAATGAAAGCGATTTATTATATTGTGGCTGCGGCTATTGCCCTTTTCGTGTCTGTGCTTCAGGTGGCTTGGAATTCATGGGTGATCATGTGTATTTGGGATTGGTATAATCTTTCTTTTTTCTTTCCCTTTGTTTTGAATTTTTATACAACGGCTGGAATTCTGATGATTGTTTATATTATTCGGCAAAAGCCATATAAGAAGCACAAGGAAGAAGAACTTCTTGCAGAGACGGCTCCGCTTTGGTGTCCATTTCTTGTTGGGGCAAGCTTTCTGTCTATTGCTTGGCTTCTTCTGAAGATTTTTTAATTGAAACTTTAAGCTAGAAGAAATCGTGAAAGGATATAAAAAATGGGAAACGTTACAATTAAGAAATTTCAAATTCATAAGCCGATTGGACTTTCTTGGCAGGAGTTTGGGAAAAAGATTCGTTTACTGTCAGAACAATGTTCAGACATAAAAAACACTTATGCTGTAGAATATTATTTAGCAGATAGAAAGAATTTAGAAATAGAAAACAAGCTGCTCTCGTCTTTTGAATTTAAAAACGGCAAGTATGATAAATCTTCAAAGGAGGGGTGTCTTAAGTCTAAAACCTATCATACTCTGGTTAAACCAAAATATCTCTTGATTTCTACTCCGATTATGGAAGGACTTAAAATACAAGTTGGAGACTTTTATGTGAGACACAGGTTTGCAACTTTAGTAAAAAAAGAAGAGTCTGTTTTGTTCTTTAAAAGAACAAGCCCAGTTCCCTTCCCCAAGGGCAGTTATGAACTCTTTTTGTCCGAGGAGAAAGAATTTTGTGTTAGGCTTACAACAGGGTCAAAGAGTGTTCCCAAAGAGGAAAGAAAAATTAGCTTTGTTTTAAAAAGTTCAAAGCTTCCTGCTTTTCTCAAAAAAGAAATGAAGAGTATGTGGGAAGGGAGGCTTGGAACCGGAGAGTGCTATTTGCAGATAAAAGATAATAAGATTTTCTTTCTTGTGTCTTGCAAACACCCTCCGGTTGTCACAGAGCTAGACTCAAATGTTATTATGGGAATTGATTTGGGGATAGCGCATCCGTGGACTATTGCTTTTTCTAATTCCGAAAAGCGGGACTTTTCAATGGATGCTTCTTTAATACGAAAAAATCAAACCCAATTTCGGGAAAGAAGAAGAAGTATTCAAAGAGGATATAAAAACTATGAAGAGCGCAAAGGAAGAGGACGAAAGAAAGCCCTAGAGCCAACGCTTTCAATCGAAAACAGGGAGAGTAGTTGGGCAGATACAATGAACCACAAAATGTCTAAAGCATTGATTAACCGAGCAATAAAAGAAGGAGCTAAAACCATTCAAATGGAAAACCTTTCTGGCATTACTGCCGGGAAAAAGCCAAAGTTTCTTAAAAATTGGAGATATTTTGATCTTCAAACAAAGATAGAATATAAGGCAAAGATTGTGGGAATTAAGGTTGTGAAGATAAATCCTCAATACACGTCTCAAAGGTGTTCAGAGTGTGGAACGATCCACGAAGATAATCGCAAGACACAAGAAAAATTTGTTTGTGTTTCTTGTGGATATACTGCAAACGCAGATTATAATGCAGCAAAAAACATTGCTACAAAAGACATAGAAAATATGATTAAGGAATATTGCATAAAAAACAAACTTCCTTACCGTGGATTAAAGGATGATGAGTATGAATGTGAGGAGACTGGTACGTCGGAGACGGAAGAGTCTTCAACAAGACGAGAAGAAGAAAAAGCTGTTGACAAAAGCATAGAAGATGTGCTATAGTTATGTCATTCTTGGGGCGGCAATAGCCACAAGATAAAGTTCTTTGAAAAACTGAATAAAGAATAAATTTGGGAATAGAATACAGTTTTGTATTCTGGGCGTGGTCCCACGCCCTAATCTGAGAAAGTGGCCCAAGAAAGTCTTAATAAAATAAGACTGGTATGGCAATACTCTCGGAAAGCCGTGCGGAGTTTCCGCCTACAGAAGCATGTATAGCAAAGAATAAATTCTTTGACGGATATGCTATTCCCGCATGTGGCAGGGGAGCCACAGTTGGGTATGACTTCGATGTCATAGAGTCTCCCCCGCGTGTGCGGGGATGGACCTGGCAAAAGCGTGGTCGAAGGCTAAAAAAAGATGTCTCCCCCGCGTGTGCGGGGATGGACCAGCCCCGGTGCCAACATTTTTCCCCCGTCCTACGTCTCCCCCGCGTGTGCGGGGATGGACCTTCTGCCAAGAGCACAGAAAAAAGATCCTGAAAGTCTCCCCCGCGTGTGCGGGGATGGACCTTCTTCTAATGTGCAGCCTAATAGCGTCAACGTGTCTCCCCTGCGTGTGTGGGGATGGACCCCGAAACTTCCGAACAAGAGAGAAAAAAGAAATGCTAGCGACAACGGTTTCGATCCACGTCGACAAGACCTCGATGAAGATCGCCAAGACTCTTTCGACAATCAATCCTCCGGGGTCGGAGATTTTCGGGCTTGTGCGTCGAGGTGGGGCGATCAGTGGTGCGGCTCTCTCGCTTGCCAATGGAGTTCTGGTTGACGCAATCAACGGATGTTTTCGTCGCCTTCCGTCGAGCTATCGTCTGACGGCAAAGGAGGGGTGAGATGGACTTCACGAACTTTGACAGAGATTCTCAAAAAAAGAAGATTGTTGAAAACGTAAAGAACAACTATGCAAAGGCGATTGTAGAATCCCTTCGACAAGCGGCAAATGCAATTGATTTTGCGAGAAAGAACAGTTCACTTCCGGCAGAAAGAATCATTTCTGTTTTGAGAAACTGTAACAATGATTGTTTGAGCCTCGTAGAGACATACTTGTCTGTGGACAACGGGAGGGATTAGAATGTTACTGATTGAAGAAATCAAAAAGCTAAAGGAAATTATTTGTTTGCTTGCGAAAGCGCATCAGATTGTTTCCAATCTTTCTATAACAAATCAAAAAGCCTCCGACGAGATAACTTTTCACATTATTCAGATGTACATGAGTCTGTGTAGTAAGGAAGAAACCGAAGAGCTTTACAAGATGATTGTTGGGGTTTTGGGAGAGAAGAGGGAGAAGTAAATGTTTTTTGAACACAAACGTTCTTACCGACATGAATATAAGGGAGAACGCGAGTTTGAATCTTACAAAGATAAACAAGGAAATCAAGTTTACGCAAAGGTCGTGGAAATTAATCCTCGTTTTTGGAAGTCTGGCGGATACTTAGAATTCCGGTATCTGGAGAAGTTTCTTTCCAAAGAGGAACAAAAGGACGGTTCTTATCTTATTTCCGACCAAGAACGAGAAGTTACTCGTTTTACGATTTATGACACCGATTCCTTCCACAAAATAAAAAGAAGCAAACCCAATCTTTTTTTCTTTATTCCTTCTGGGTTTCAATCAATGATGATTACGGGTATAGCAAAGGAAGAGATCACGGGGGAGGCTGCAGATTCTGCACTTTGGGACATTTTTTATAGTAACATCGTGAAAACAAAGGCTTTTAAAGAGTTTCTACCCTTGGTCCACGAGTATTATATAGATTTTGAAAGAAAGGCAAAGAAGAAAGATTAAAAACAGCTTGCTTTAAAGAAAGAAATTTGATACTATTGGTTTTATAGGGAGGAACAAATGGACAAGCAGAAGTATCAAATTCGAAATGTCTCGAAGGCCATTGTCAACGGACAGAACAGAAAGATGTTCCAGCTTTGGGCATTTATGTCCAAGAGCGGCTGCTGGGTCTACAGCGGGACCTTTACTGCGCCAGTGAGGACCGCAAAGAAGAACCTTTTTGATTTTGTGTGTCTCCATGGTTGCGAAGATTAAAAAGAAAACTTTCTTCTTGCTCTTTTATTCGGGTTTTGATAGTTAGGGTTAGAGAGCAAGGGGAAGGCGATGTCACGCAGCTACAAGAAGACGCCAGTTTTTAACAATGCCCGTACCTCCAATCGCAAGGAGGATAGGACAGATAACAACCGGAGCCGTCGGCACAAGGAAAAACAAATTATTAAGAGTGCCGATTTTGATCCCGAAGGGGATATTTTCCCGGAAGCCAATGAAATTTCCACACCTTGGGAATGGGGGTGCGACGGATGGAGGTGGGTTGATCTTGATAAGTGGGCTGAACCACACCACAAGAAGATGGGGAAGTAGTTTTTTATTGACTCTTGGGGAAAACTCTTGTATAAAGAGAGATAACTTCCGAGCAAGAAAGAAAAAAGAAAATGTCGAAGACGAACAGCACCACCGCTCTCATCAACTTCTGCAACAACAACAACGGGGGGTTCAATAAGACTGAGCTTTCCATTTATGTTCAGAACAACGGAAACCCGGAAAGATTGGGGGTGTTTATTCGGGACATTATTGGAGAGTCGAGCTTCCCGAATTATCTAAACATTGAGGCGGGAGCACGATTTCTCGAAGATCTTTTGAATTCTGAGGAATACAGGGCTCATACTGTTAAGGCTTCTTGGAAGTCGAAGGCGGATTACATTTATAACATCTCAAGGACGTCCCGCTATTGGGCGATGGACGTCTCGCACGAGGGCGAGGAGGTGTACAACGGAATGGTTTCGGAGTTTAAGGGAGAGGTGGAGATCGTTTCTGTTACGATCCCTCTCGATTCCTCTTCTTCGTTCTAGACAAAATCCTAAAAGCCTCAAGTTTTTTCTTATTGACCTTTCCAAAAAGTTGTGTTATTATTCTTTTGTTCAACACCACAAGAGAAAGAAAAACAATGTCAAACACAAATCTTCGTGAATCTCCGGTTCTTTTCGAGTGTGCTCGTTACCTTAAAAGGGAGCTGGCAGATTATCCAGGACTTAATGTTCTTGCACAGAGCCTTTACGACGTTCTCTTGATTGCCCTAGAGGAGGAGAGGGCAAAGGCTGTCCCGGAGCTGCCCAAAACCGAGGAAATTAAGCCTGGGCCAACCTCAGCAACGGAGGAGATGTTTCTTGAAGGCAGGGATACTAACGTGAATTGTTCCGATTCCGATTGGATTGCTGGTCGTTTGGGACACAATCCTTATTGGAGAAATTGTAAAGAAGGGAATCACAATTTGACGCACGAGCCGGATGACCAGGGATTTTATCAGTGTGTAGATTGTGGACGGACTTTCTTCTTGGATGCAAACACAAGAAAAATCATAGAGAGACGAAGTTTCGAAAAGTAGAATTATGTCCAACACACAAAAAAAAGAAGATCTCTACCCTTCCAGTGGTATTCTTGGATATCTTTTTTTTGAATTTTCTGGACATTATGCTTCAAACACCTGGAATAACAAACTAAGACGGTCTATTAATTCTTTTGTTCTTGATTATGAAAAGTCTATTGTAGAGTCAAAACTTTTTACTTCTGAATTCAATAAAAACTTTCATTTGGTTTCCGATAAACACAAAAGACGAAATAAAAGAAATCGAGCAAAGATTGTTCTTTGTCAAGTTTTATCCGTTAACAAGCTTTATTCCAAAATCAAAGAATATCGGCATGTTTCCAATTTGTGCAGCGATTTAGAGCACAATCTTTATCATTCTTCTTTAGGAGAACTTGACGTTAAAAATCCGGGTGTTATCTGTTTGGCAGAAGATAAAAGGTTTGGCATTTGCCTTCCGATGAATAAAGAGGTTTACGATTATTTCATTGTCAATAAAAACACAGACTATGCAGCAACAACGAAAAGAACTTTATCTTCGATTGGAACGGGAGGAGGTATTTTTTCGTCCACAAGGGATGTGGGATATATTCTAAAGCTTTCCGGGCATTTGATTATCCCCGAGAGAGAAGAATAAAATGTTGTATTATTTCTTGGAAAGTAGGGAAGCTCCACACGTTCTAACCGAAGAAGCAAAAAAGAAGGTAGCAGAGTTTTTCTCGAAAGGGCCAAACCCCTATGGAAGTAGATTACCCATATATACCGATGAAATTGTGATTTTCTTTCTATCGCCAAAGAATTGGCCAGTAGACATAAAGTATTTTGCTCTTACAGGTTGGGCAAGAAAGGTCTCAGGTGTGAGGTTTATAGAGTGGAGAGAATACGAGTTGAAAGCTCCACTATCACAGGAAGGGCGTGACTGGTCTTTGGGAACTAAAATTCCAATCACAGAGGAAACTTACAGTGTAGTGAACAATAAAGAGATTTTCCTAAAGCCGCTTCCTTTTCTAATTGTTGAGGAAGAAAAAGATTGACAATGCAACTTAATTCTCGGCAAAGACGACAAAAAATGGAGAGAGAGCAGAAAGCCGAAACAATAGGGCATTTCTTTATTGAGTTCTCAGAAAGAGAATACAGCAAGTATCAGCCTGAAGATTCCCAATATTATTACTATAACAAAGACTTTCTTGAGTGTTTGTCGACAGTTAGAGATGTTATTTTGTTTCCAAAAGACTTTCCTCTTATTCCAAGAAAATATTATAGCAGAATGATGTTGATCAAAGTTAAAAAAATCGGGGTTAATCGGTATTTGTACAGAGAAAATCTTGTTAAGCCGTGTTTTAACGAGTTCCGAAAGAAATACTTTGCCAAAACAAACGGCTTTTTCCATGTGGCGCACGATGAATTTCTTGGATTGTCAATCCCAATCACAAGAGAGACTTACGATGTATTGTTGGGAAGAAGAAAAGAAAAAGAACCAGTGTTTGTGTTTAATAACAACGTATTGAATACTGGTCTTTTGATTTTACCAAGATAAACAAAATGCAAAGCCTAAAAACAGAAGACTTGACACAGACAGATTATTTCTTTTATGGTCCCTATTTTGGGAACAATACAAAAAATTCAATAGTTGTAAATTATACTTTAAGTAACTCTAGCAGTTGGGAGTTTTTTGATCACTCGTTTGAATTTTTAAAGTGGAGTCGTGCTATTCTAGCTTTAGTGCCTCAAAACCCAATTCTTGATAGATCATGTGGTGGGTTTTCCCAAGACACAAGAAATAAAATTTGTCGAGGAGTCGTAGAGCAATTAACCGAAACGCACAAAACGTTCCTATTCAAGAGATTTTTTGAAGAGTCTGTGCAGAAGGACGGAATCGATAAGGAATACATAGAGTTAAACGCACAAGAGCACGTAGGTATTATAATTCCATTGACAGAAGAGACCTATAATGTATTCTATAAAGAGCCGGATTTAAGAAGAAGCGTATTTCCTCTTTTTATTCCAAAGCCATGGAGACTGTAAACTAACAGGTATATAAAATGGAAACCGATTATTTCTTTTATGGTCCGTTTTTTGGTGGTAGTCATGAATCTGGGCTACATAAGTTCCAAAGAAAATGTTATTACCACAATCACAGGGTTCAATGGGATTATCTCAATGAGACATGTTATATTTTAAAAGGCGAAAGTTTAGATAAAATGCGTTTTGATAAAGTAACAATTATAACAGATGCAGAATGGAAGATGAACTCTTTTTCCCAAGACACAAGAAATAAAATCGAAAAGATTATTGCCAAAAGAGTGTCAGAGACAAATAAAGTTTATGAGGCAATGAGAAACTTTGATATGTCAATTTACGAAAGAACTCCTTTTAGCGAAGAAAAGAATACAACAGTTAATCCTGTGGTCTTTCTATATGAAAACGAATGCACAGGAATAATGATACCTCTGGTAGAAGAGACTTACAATGTATTTTATAAAGACTCAAGGTTAAGAGAACCGATTGGAACTTTAATAGTTCCCGACCAGCAGCTATTAACGCATAGCGTTATGGAGCCACCAAGCAAATGACAGAAAACATCGCCAAGACAGAAAAAGAAAACGAAGAAAGCCTCGGCCACATATTTATTCCAATAGAAGAAAACAACGATAAAGCTAGAAGTTATATATTTCTTGACATTTTACAATACTTAATAAAATTCCTCCTCTTAACATCCTCCCAACAAGAAGAAGAAATAAGCGAAGGAATTAATCATCACCCAGTTGAATTGTGTTTAGACGTGGTGGATATTATTCTTTCCATTCAACAAAAACAACTTCCCCAAGACATAAAAAATAAAATCGAACTAATCATAGCAACAAAGCTCTCAGAACAACATCCACTTTATAAAGAAAGCAATATCCCAATATCAGAAAGAACAGAAGAATTTAGAAACTCCAGTCATTCTAAAACAAAATCAATAGAACAACAGGTTTTTCTAAATTTCAATGAAGCCGTAGGTATTAAGATCCCATTGGTAAAAGAAACATATGAAGTGCTCTATACTCTAAACAAAGAGTATGCGAAATATGTCGGCTTCTTGGTATAGAAAGGAGATAAATATGTCAGAAGAAACAGATTATCTATTTATCCCAATATTAACTAATTCTACTGCTGCTGCAGATTCAGTAAGCGCGGGCTTTATTTATTTTGTACTGTCTAATAAGCTGTACGGATCAGTGTCGCAAAACTCAACATCTTCTTTTAAATGGGGTATAAAATCAAACAACGAAGATTATTATGACTTATTTTCACTGTTGTCCGTGGTTCTTTCCCAAGAAGAGAAAAATAAAATCAAATTAATCTCAGCCTTAAAACTATCAAAAATTCCTCCTCTTTATAAAGAAGACAAAGATTTAAACATTACAATACATAATTGTCGTTCTCTAGAGAACTCTTCTTCCAACCTTAAATTAAAACCCTTTTCGTCTATAGGTTGTATGGTTCCCTTTACAGAATCTGTATATAGAATATACACAACAAATAAAGAATATAAAAAGCATGTCGGCTTCCTGGTATAGACAAGACAATAAAACACAGAATAGATAATAGATAAAAATAATCAGATAAGCACTCATTAGGATAGGGGGTACAGTATACAGCGTATACTACATATAATATCTTTTTAAATTTGGAAGAAGGCTGAGGAAAAGAAGAGAAGAATAAAAGAAAACCTAAAGGATAAACGTGGGGGGGAGAAGGGAGCGGAGGTAGCGGGACGAATTAGCACCACGATACTGCCCAAAATTTGGCACCCCCTGTGACAAAATGTCACACCATTCTCACCTTATTTTACTTGACAACTCCTTTTGGTTATGATATAGGGCCGATCCTTTAAAGTTGGCGAGTATATCACAAATAAATAGTAAGGTCAAGTGGTAATTTCTCGAAAAAGGTGAGAAAGGGATAAAAAATAATACTTGACATAGGATAAAAGTTAATGTACACTAGGTTGGTGGAGGGATATAGTAAAACTGCTATATTGCAAAAACAAAGGGGTTTTATTCGATCTGTCCCTATTCAGAGATCATTTTTGTTGACTTGGGAAGATCCCATAGAGAAGTATAATAGTGGAGTATAGAATATTGGCAAGACAACAAAAAATAAGTTGACTTCTTGGGAAGAATCGTGGTATAAAGGCAGACATGGAACTGAGGTAAATGCGGAAAAAGAAGACAGACTATCTTCTTGCTAAAACCTCAGAACCTGCTTTAAGAGAACTAGTCATTCTTTTAAAGCTTCCCGGTAGCTCAGCGGTCTAGAGCGGCCCCTTTAAGGGGGGCAGGTCCCAGGTTCGAATCCTGGCCGGGGAATTGTGGAGACTGGGATAAAAATCCCTTGGGATAAAGAAGGTGAAAGCCCTTTCCTAGACCACAAACGTTTTAATTTTGTTTGTCTTGGAGGAATAGATGCGCAAGTACACACGTCCAGTTTATAATGGCTGTTCTCTCCAGGATTTAAAGGGTCTTGTTTTTGACAAGGTATATAAACGAGAGGAGAATCCGGCTCCGGAGTTTTCTAACGAAGCAATTGTCTTTGAGAATAAAGATGAAAAGTTTATTCTAACCCATTGGCAAGATTGTTGCGAATCTGTGGTAATTGAAGAAATTCATGGGGATTTGGAGGATTTGGCTGGTGCTTCTATTGTCCAGGCAGAAGAGGAATATAAAAACGGGTCACAGAACGGCGGCGATCTTACGGAAACCTGGAGTTTTTATAAGTTTGCGACAATCAAGGGGTACGTTACCATTCGCTTTTATGGAACTTCAAACGGATATTATAGTGAAAGTGCAGGTTTGTTCAAGTTGGTGAGGTGATTATTTTTGTTGACTTGTTTGGAAGAATCGTGGTATAAGGAAATATATTAACCCCTGGAGGTGTTAGGCACATAGAGAAGAACCACAGGAAACTACGCCTGGAGAAAACAACTGCCTTGATACATCGGGCACCTCCTTTCTATGTTGTTGTTTTCTCATGGGGATTCTCAGTTCTCCGTTCGATTCGGAGCCGGGGAATAGGGGGTAAGTCCTCGGGGAAATGCTGGCCTCTCAAAAAGGCAGATGCACCACGAGTTTACTGCCCCCGACTTTTTTATTTGTTTGTCTTGCGAGATATATAAAAAGGATCATAAAGGAGGGTCCTAAGCTTGATGGACAATTAAATTATTTGATAATGTACTAAAAAAGATTTCAAGTAAGGATTATTATTAACTCATTATTTCGGAAGGGACGGCCTATATGGCTGTCCTCTTCCCATTTGTCTGCCAATATATAAAAATAATTATACACACATATATATATACATATACCCACATCCAAGCGCGCATATATAATATAGTCAGAATTCGGCCAAGACAGAAAAAAATATATCTTGACTCTTGCCAAGATCTCAGGTATAGTCCTCTTAACACTTATTAGCAAGCTACGGCACGAGGAGGATAAGTAAAAAGAATGGAACCTTGGTAGAAAGCTTAAAGATTTCTTGGGGATTAGATCGTAAGGCATGAGGCTTACTTGTTAGGTTCTGGGGATTGTTTGGGTTGGATCTCGGCGGGAACGCGGCTCCACGGGGGTGCGTTAAGACGCTATCTCCCTGAGCGACAGCCCCCGCCGAATGGGCGAAAGACGCTGGCTTCCCCAGCCGGCCTCGGACGCCAAGTGCCGCCGCCCTCTTGTCGTCTGGCCTGACAGCCTAAGGACGACAATGGCGGCGGTTTCTTTTTCTTCTCTTGGGATAACGGCTAATGGATTATCATGTATGGTACAAAATGTACCATACATGATAACATATGGTCACTTATCTTGGACGGTCAAACAAAAGCACCCATATATTAGTAGTCAGAAAAAAAGACAGGCAAACAAAAAAAGAGATTGACGCTTCAATTTAAACTTGTTAAGATGTCCAAAGAATCGAACGAACCACCAGAGGAGAAAGCTTATATATTTTCTTCTTCAGTGCCCCAATGTAACTTCCTGTGGCAATTAGAGCAGAGAAGAATACATTTTTTTGTTTCTTCCATAAGTTCTTCCATTCTTTTGTTACGATTAGCACAGATAGAGAAGGTTTTCGTTTTGGGGTCTACATGATGAAAATCATAGATTGATACATGTGGATCGTTATTCCCGCAATGTTGACATTTTCCGCCAAGAAGAGAAATTAAAATTTGTTTCTTTTGTTTCCAGCGTTCCGATATTTCTTTTCTATAACAAGAAATACACTTCCTTTCGTTCTTATAAAAGAATTCTGGGCTATTAAGAGTTTTATTACAAAGAACACAAGTTTTTTGTTTTGGTTCTGGGATGGATTCTTTTTGAATCCTCAAAAGACTAAGACGCTCTTTAAGACAGTCTGGACAATACTTTCTTTTTTTCTTGCTTGTTCGTTTGAATTTCTTTTGACAAGCAATACAAGTACAAAGCTTGAAGTCTTCAGGATATTGTTTGTTATTTAAAAACAAAGCTTTGCATCTTCTAGAACAGAAATGTTCTTCGCTTCTCTTTGCTTGAGAAGGAATAAGATAAAAAGTCTTTGTGCAATAACTGCAGGTGGTTCTTGGGGTTTTGTCTTTGTAGTAGTTGTTTCTACACTCATGCGAACAGAAAAAGTGTTTGTTATTATAGACACGAGAGTTCTTTCTAAGGAATTCCTTTGAGCAGTTATCACAAACTAATAATTTCATTGTATTTATCTCTCCTGTCCTAACTAGTGCCACGGTTAACCAAAAACTTAAAAATCTTTGTTGACTTTCAAAACGGTTTGGTGTATTATCTGTTTTGTTGGGATGAAGAAAACCGAAAGAAAACAAAGGAGTACAAAGCAATGGCACACGGAATTATGGCAGAAGATACACTTTTTTTTAATCTCCTCAACGGAAAGCCATGGCATGGCCTTGGCACCGGGGTCGATGGTCTGGTGACGGTCCAGGACGCGATCCGGCTGGCCAACCTCGGCTGGACGGTGAGCAAGCGGGATCTCTTCCTGGCCAGCGGCACCAAGCTCGAAAACAACTTCGCCATCGTTCGCGACGACATCAACCTGCCGCTCGGCGTTGTCAAGGGGCGTTACCAGATCTTGCAAAACACCGAGGCTTTCGGTGTGATCGATCAGATGATGTTGCAGGGCGAGGCCCGCATCGACACGGCCGGCTCGCTCTTCAACGGGGCGCGCACTTGGATGCTGGTCGAGTTGTCCGAAGCCCTGAAGATCGGCGACGACAAGGTTCTGCCTCACATGATGGTGTCCACGACCCACGACGGGACCGGCGCGGTGTGGGCGCTTCTCACCGGGACGCGAGTTGTGTGCATGAATACGCTCCGGATGGCGGTCCACGGGGCCAAGCGGGAGCACAAGGTCCGGATTCCGCATGTCGGCAACATGGAGGCCAAGATCCGCGAGGCTATGGTTACCCTGGGTGTGGCCAAGGACTACTTCGCGGCGCTCCAGGCCCAGGCCGAGAGCATGATGCGCAGCCCGATCACTGAGATTCAGATGCAAGCCCTTGTCGAGGGGATTTTCCCCACGACCAAGGACGAGAGCGAGAAGGTCCCGACCCGCACCCTGAACATGCGGCAGACTGTCACGGATCTGTTCCAGACTGGCGGCATGGGTCTCGACGCCTATCGCGGCACCGCCTGGGGAGCCTACCAGGCCGTGGTCGAGTACGTGGATCACCACAGCACGCTCAAGGGCCAGGACGGACCCGAGGCCAATGATCGCCGCCTGGATCATATCTTCTTCTCTGGTCGGGGCCAGGATATGAAAGACAAGGCGCAGAGCATCCTGGAGAGCATCATGGATGCCAGCGTCAACGTCCACCCCGTCACCGTCCCCGCCTGATCTTCCTAAGCTACTTAAGACTTGAACTGTAAATTCGTTGGTCAACACGACTGCTGACAGATGAAACAACGAATTTGTAAAAAAAGTCAACATATTTCGCTTCGTGTGCTATATTTATAGCATGTCGAAGTTTCGTACTACGACGTATGAAAGAACCGCCGCCTTGGCGGGGATAGCCTGCTGTCAAGAAAGCTCTGGCTCTAGTCGTAAGACCAGAACGAAACTTTCTCTTGGGCAGGAATCGAGCAGCCGTGTTAGCTAAAGAGTTCATGGTTTAAGTCTCGAATGGGAAGATAAATAAAAAAACAACCTGCAAGACCGGGCGCCCAATGGCCCGGCATTTAAATATATATAAAAATACATATACATAAATATACATTAAAAATACATATACATAAATATACATATATGGTCACGTATTGCATAGCATCGAATAAATCGGCAAGGCAAACAAAAAAAAAGAGATTGACACTTCAATTTAGATTTGATAGACTGCCCAAAGAATCGAACAGACAAGGCAAGAAAAAGAAAAGAGGACGCCATGACAAAGACAGAAAAGCAAGAACAGCTCCAGGCATCTCGCAAGAGACTCGAAAGCCTTGTGTCACCTGGACAGCGCATTTTCGCAAGGTACGAGTCGCGGTCCCGTTCTGGAATGTATCGAACCGTGCGCCTGTATGTGATTCAAGGTGAGGATTTGATCAACATCACAGGAGCAGTGGCAACGGTTCTGGCATGGCGCTACGACAGACGCCATGAGGCAATCGGTTATAAAGGTTGCGGGTTTTCTGCAACAGACGAAGCGGTCATGGACCTGAGTCTTGCGCTTTTTAATAACGCATATGCTCTTCAATGCTGCACGTTCTGAGCAAGGCAAAGAAAAAAACAAGGACTAGGACAAACCATAGGACAGAAGAGATGGCGTTGTAGTGCAACATATGGTCATGGAGGCTAAACAAATAGACACATATATATAGAGACAATAAAAACATGTTGGTTGTCGGATTTTTATTGACTGTCAATTTAAATTCGTGTAGAGTGGTTTCATTGCACGAAGAAAACAAACAGTCAAACAACAGTAGGAGACACAGGCAATGACAACCAACAATGCGCTTCAGGATAAGGTTTCTTCTCTTCAAGCACAGGCAGCAGAACTTCAGGCGAAGGCAAATGAAATTCAGGCATCATTGATGGTTTATACCTCGTCTGCCGCTTTTGTGGCAGCCGTCAAGAAGGACAAGGAAATTAACGACATCTGCTGGAACGAAAAGATCGGCGTTCTTCATACCTACGGTGGCAACGATTTTTTGAACGCCACCCCAAAGGAGCTGTTTGGCAACAGGATTCCTGCGGTCCCTGCGGTTCCTTCCTGTCCTGCTGGAGCATGTTCCGATTGTCGGGAAGGGTACGAAGAGATTATTCTGAGCTTGGTGAAAGATAAGGCCAATTGGATGATGGAAGAAGGATGGTGGACCGGCCATGTCCACTGTGTGAAGCTTCGCAGGCTTGTTGTTGAGAAAGTTGGAGGGGAGAGAAATTTCTCGCAAGGTAGATATAGTGCGACTCTCCGTCGCTTGGTTAACCGGCAGTGTTTGGAACAGGATGGTCGCTCACTCAACACATCTTATAAGATCAAAAACGGCTAGATCTGTGTCTGTACCTCATCCTTCCTTCTGCCCTTCCCCGTTAGTCCCGTCTAGATCATGTGAGATAGCCTGATCTGATCTCGCCAAGAAAGAAAAAGAATTGAGAGATCTCGCGGAGTTAGGGCAAGAGAAGAAAAAAGATCTAGACCCTGGGCCACGAACCGATCTAAGTTTCCTGGACAGTCAAACAACGGTTCTAACCAAGGGGAGAAAAAACAAATGAACCGCAACGCTCTTCTCGCCTCGCTCCGTTCCCAGATCACTCCTCGTGCATTGGTCCTGGCTGGCGTCTTTGACACGCTGTGTCTGGTGGCAATCGTGGTGGCGATCCTGGTCTCGTGCCTGTCTTGACAAGACACAAAAAAAGAAAGAGGTATATATATGAACACCCAGATCAACGCTCAGCGACTTCTGCCCGCGCCTCGCCAGCCTAAGGCTCTGCTCTACCCTGCCCGGCAGCCCGTGTCCGTCCGCCTGGCCATGCGTCGACGCGAAGATAACAGCCGCGTCACATGGGCTGGCTTGCCTCTGGCTGAGCTGGCTTCCAGGGTCGGCCGCTACGCCATGGCACTGGACAGCGACGGCAGCTCAACCGATCTGTGGCGCTTTTGCGATGGGAGCGCGATGACTCGCGACGTGTTGGGAGTGCTGGCGTTCTGGCGCAGCGCGTCGGACGTCGACGTCGAGATCCTGGCCAGCGAATAGTCGCAAGGCAAGAAAAAGAAAATGGCGAGACAGGGGGGGGACCCCTCCCCCCTCCCCTCCCTCCCCCGCCCGGGATCTATGTCTCCGGGGATCGGCCAAGCATCAGGAGGGAGCTATACCCGTTTCCCATACGGGGATAATTTTTACACAGATCCGTCCCCTTCTGCCGTCCTCTTCTGCCTTCTGGCTTCAGCAAAGTTCACAGCTAGCTCACAATAAGATTAAATAAAGTATCACATATCCCGCGCCCTCGCACCCACAATATCCCACATTGTCTTAAAAAAAAGATCATGTTCCGCCTTTTTTGAAGAATTCCGGAGGTTTCTTGGCGAATTTGAAAAAAAGATATGGATGTCATGGGACGGAAAAATCCGGGGGAATATTTTGGTATAGATTGCCCAAGGAGGGATGGCAAGGAAGAAAATATAAAAAAGAAGTATATTCCCCTTCGTATGTTATATTTATAGTATGTCGAAGTTTCGTACTACGACCCATGAAAGAACCGCCGCCCTGGCGGGGATAGCCTGCTGTCAAGAAAGCTCTGGTTCTGGCCTTGCGGCGAGAACGAAACTTTCTCATGGGCAGGAATCGAGCAATCATGTTAACTAAGGAGTTCATGGTTTAAGTCTCGAAGGGGAAAAGAGCTATTTATTAGGGCAATGCCAAGAGAGGCAAAAGGAATAAAATAAATGAAGAATAAGGCTCTTTATAGATTAATAAAAGAAGAGTGCGAGGACGTATTCACAAATAAAAATAAAAAGGCTTCTCTTGCCCCTGTTTCGGAAGAGTTTGAGCCCGAGAGAAAGAAATCTTTTGATGAGAATCGTTGCAATGATGTTGCTTCGAAGGTTTTAAAGATTGCTCGAGATAAGCTTCCCAAGATTCAGGTTGGCCTGAAGAGGGAAAGCACCAGCAAGCCTTTGATGTCCAATGGCAGTCTTTCTTATTATTATCCTGTGAAAGATGGAACCGAAAACGATAACGATTTCTTTTTGGATCTTTATTTGGGAGATTTTGAAGGAAGGCCAAATCCAAGAGTTTTATGGGTTTGTTTAACGCATGGGGACAAGAGCGTTGCTGCTGTGGATAAGACAACTGCTCCAACGAGACTTGGAACGAAAGCTCCTGGTTCTAGTTATTCTCATGATGAAAAGACGGAAAAGGGTTGTTTAAAGTTTATCTCTTCGGAATCAAATTTTGAGATTGCAGCAAAGGTTGCCGAAGAAGTTATGAAAATTATTCCATTTGGGAAATAAACCTAACCCAGCTTTGGCGGTTTGCTTCTTGGTTCGTCTTGATATGCTTTTGTTAAATCTTCTGCGCATTCTTTGCAAATATATCTCAGATAGAAATATTTATTCTTTTTTGTTTCTGGGATGTAGTTAACTTCAAAAGAAAAGAATCTGATTATGAGTTTATTGCAAATTTCGCATCTTGGAAAAGCCTTTGTTGTAAGCACTCTGGGAATCGGACCAGGATTAAATTCATCGCAGACGTATTCTGGACGCTCTTCTGTGCAGCGGTAGAAGCACCCGTCTTTCCCATCTTTGAATGGAGGCAAGGACTTCATTTTATCTTCCTATTTCGTCTCAAGAGCCAATCAAAACAATTGTCATAATCGTAGTATGACTTTTCGCCCTTTCCTTTACAGCTTGGATAGAAGTAACCGAAGCCGTTATAGCTATCTATCAAATCCCACAAAACTTTAAAATTAAAATATTTCATTCCTTCGGGAGGTAGCTCAATATCGTTTGGGGCTTCTTCCATTGGCTTTAATGCTATACGGCAAACAAGTCTTTTACGACTAATCTTTGCGTATGTTGTATAAGCGGTTTTTCCCTTTGCATCGGGTTCGTTTCCAAGAGGATAAATTTTTGTTGTCTTTGGCATTTTATTCCTCTGAGAGCGGAGACCAAGAAAGTATAATAGAGTTGTTTGCAAAATCTTCTTTTAACACATATCCCAAAGTCTGAAGGTTTAGCAAACAAGCTTTGAATTCATCATCTGATAGTCTACAATATTCGAAATGTTCAAGAACAATAAAATTCTTCCCACCTTTTGCAGCTTGCAGTATTCTTTCTTCCATCATTTTTTCAATTGCAATATATGTTCTCTCGGCCGCTTGTTTTGCTGTAAACATTTTACAACCTCATTCCTTCGAATTCTTCTTCGCAGACAAGTTGTTCCAACATATAAAAAAATTCGGGGGAAGAACGAATCAGCTTAAAAAGTGGATTATCATCTAATTGTGAATAAAACTCCATGAAAGGATATTTTAGAGAGGGATAAAGATAAAAAACGTCTTCTATATTTCTATTGTCTTCAAACTGAGACCAGTTAAAAGTTGGGCTTATTTCGTCAAAAAAATCTTTCCAAACTTTAACTTTATTTTTTGTTTCTACAGAAGGGTCAAATAAGTCTTCCGCAGAGATTGCTTTAAGTTTTTCGCTTTTGTTTTGGTAATAGGCTTCATATAGAAGGAAATCAATAAAAGAAGCGAGAGGAACGTTGCCTTTTCGTTGATTATTGTCGTCAAATATGGCTTCATAAACGGCAGAGTATAAAGAATCCAAATTTTCGTGTTTCTTTAGAAAAAACTGTTCTTTGAAGAGACAGAGAATTTCAAAGTTACTTACTTCTGTCTCACTGCAGTATCCTTCTTTCTTCAGAAGTTCAAACCACTTTTCGTTAACTTCTTTAGTATCGAATTCGAGCCACCGAAGATAATCATCAACAACACAGAACATTTTTCGAAGGTCTTCTAGAGCATAACTGTTTTTCATTTTGTTTCCTTTTTCTTGTCCAAATTCCATTTCTTGACGACTTCTGGCATTTCTTTGTTATAGTGGTCGGGGTTATGTTGATAAAGAATCTTCACGACCTCAACATGGCCTTTTTCCGAAGCCCGTCGGATGGCAAGGTTGTTATCGGCCGTTGGATCAACCCTCTTGTCGGAAAGAAGAATCTTCACGACCTCAACATGGCCGTTTGCCGAAGCCCATCGGATGGCATAGTTGTCATCGGCCGTTGGATCAACCCTCTTGTCGGAAAGAAGAATCTTCACGACCTCAACATGGCCTTTTGCCGAAGCCAATTGGATGGCAGTGTTGTCATCGGCCGTTGGATCAATCCTCTTGTCGGAAAGAAGAATCTTCACGACCTCAACATGGCCGTTTGCCGAAGCCACTCGGATGGCAGCGTTGTCATCGGCCGTTGGATCGAACACATCCATCGACAGAATTAAAGCCGCTTCCTTGTCTTTGCCTTTATTGCAAAGCTCCCAAAAAAGCCGCTCTCCTCTGTTTTGTTCTCTTTCCATTTCGGCCGAGGATAACAAAAATAAAAGAAGATGTCAAGCTTTTTGTTATTTATGCTATATTTATTCCAAGGAGAGGAAAACAATGACACTTATGCAATTTCTTTTTAAATTTGGTTGGGTTGTAAAATATTGGTATTCTTGGACGCAAACTTTGTCCCCAAAAGACAAAAGAACTCCGATCAGGAGCGATTATACTTCATTTAACGAAATCGAGCAAGAGTTTAATAAACTAAGATATCAACACGATCCAGAGTTGGGAGGAGTCAAGTTTGATAACATTCATCATCCCCAACATACCTATTGGCTTGCTCTAAACAGGCAAGGGAAAAACGATTTATCTTCCCACACTTTAAACGAAGAAACAACAGGTGGGGATTGCGACGATTCAACAAGCTTGTGGTGTGCGGCTTTGTTTAAAAATAAAGACAAGCTGGGGATTAAAGAAGTTTGGTTTGGGATAACTCATTACAAAATGAAGAACGGACAAACTCCGTCTCATGCTGTGTGTGTGTTCCGAGACAGAGAAAATAAAGTTGCTCATGTGGGAAATTGGTACGGCAACTCTCCGCAATATGTTGATTCAGGAATGGATATTAAAGCCGGATTGAGATATTTTGCAATTCAGAATGAATACGAGTATCTTGCTGGTTCTTTGATTAAAATTGATAAACTTACAAAAGATGATCGTCTTGTATTTGGGAAATTCCTCAACGTTCCTTTATTTTAATAATGTATTTGGGAAGTTTAACAGTATTCTTCAACGTTCTTTTATTTTAATAATCCACTTCGTTTTCTTTTTTTATCTCTTCTCGATAAGACTGATAGACAAACTCTTTGATATATTCTTTTTCGTCTTCGGAGAAAGAAAACTCAAAATTGTTTTGAATTCTTTCTTCTATCTTGGGAAGAACTTCATCAAGATAAAAAGTAATATGTTCTTTGTTTTTAATGTCTTTTGCTGAAAGATTTACAGTGTGTGTTAGATAAACAAATCCGACTTCAAATTCGCAAAAAGTTTCTTTACGATGCAGGTGTTTACGAGGATAAATAGTGACTGAGACTTTCTTTCCTTCCTCAGATATAAAGTCTAAACAAAAACGTCTTGTTCCCCATGCGGACCATTGAGAAAAACAATCCTTAATTATTATCTTATGAAAAAGAAGTCTCATTTAGGTTATCCAATAATTGTATTCATGTTCTTTATAATCTTTAGTCTCTCTTCCATGTCTTTCCAGTGTTTGTCAATCTGTTCCGCCATTCCCACAATTTCTAAATAAGACTGATGAACATACTCTTTAATGTAACATCTTTCGTCTTCGGAAAAGGAAAAATCAAAATCTCTTTTTATTTTTTCTTCTATTGTTGGAAGAATTTGATCTATATAAAATGTTACGTGCCCTCTTTTTTCGATGCTATTAACCTGCAGTTGGATTCCTGCGGGGACATAAGAAAACAAAACTTTAAATTCACTTTGGAATTTAGGATACTGGAGCTTCCTATAGGAAGACACTCCTATAGTTTTCCTATAGGAAGACACTCCTATAGTTATTTTTTCTTTATCTTCTCGGATAAAGTTTAAAGTATAAAGACCGTCCTGATATTCCATCTTATGGAAAAGAATATTCATTTTAGATTTTTCATAATGTTGTTGAAGTCTTTTTCGTCTTCTTTTGAAATTACAAGAACATATTGTTGCTGAGGTTCACTTAAACTATTGATCCTTTCTTCCAATTCTTTCTTGGAAAAAGAATTTGTGAAGAAAACAGAACCTCTCGCAGTCGACGTTTCTGTAACATAAGGAATGGTATATGAGACAGAATATTTTTGTTCATTTGGGAGTCTGTTATCTGGTGAAACTGAAACTTTTGTTTTGTCAATCCTTATAAAGATTATTTCTTTATTTTCGGTTAGAAATAATAGGCGAAGACGTTCAACAAGATCCCACTTGTGCTCTCGAAGAGGACAAATCTTTTTGAGGATAGCTTCCATTAGTCAATATAAATCTTTATTGATTGGGTTGTCTTGGTTTTCGGAGCCCCCGTCTTGGGCTTTTTCTTCATCCGGAATACAGGTCTTTTTTTCAGGTTGGTGAATTTAAATTTAATGTATTCCTCAATATATTTCTTTATTGCGTCTTCCACAACAAGAGAAACGGAGGGGTTCCCCGTGCTTTCCTCTACGTCGTTGGCGACAACTCGAATTCGATGAGCAAGTCTTTTGTCAATTCGAACCGTTAGTTTTTCTTTCATGGATTACCTTCCTCACTTCTTTTTCGGCCTTTTGATTAAAGGACTTCCAAGCCATGGCTCCACCGCCACCTCCTGAAATAAGGAGGGCTGTGACAAGATAAACAATCTTTCTTCGAATGCTGCGGATTACACTCCGCACGGTTTCAATCAAGATAAGAAAAAAAACAACTCCCAAGACAATGGAGATTGTTTGCGGGGAAAGACCCGAGAAAGCATTAATAATTTCTTGCATGGTCGATTCTCCGAAAGGTTTATAGAACAATACCGTATTTTAAGAAAGAAGTCAAGTTCTTTCTCTCCTTGTGATAGTCTTGCAGCATGCCGAAAAGATGTCAGTTTTATAAATTTGATGGATATTTTTGTCATTTTATCGGGGAAGACGGAAAGAAATATTCCGGAGAAAAAAGCTTTTTTGAATTAAGAAGAGGTTCTGCGAAGAAGCCTTTAACACGATATGAAATAAGAGATCTTTCTGGAAACCAAATTCTTTCAACAGGAGATTCTTTTTCTATAGCTCTTAGTAAACTTGGATATCTTCTTGAGAACGGAGAAGACCCAGAGTTTTATCTGCAAGAAAAAGAAGCTAACGAATCCAAATAATGGGCACACCTTCGTCGTTTGATCTAAGTGGTTCTTCGTCAAGAATGTAACCCAGGAGAAGAAAGGCATATTTAAAAGTATTTCCTCCTCCACTTTCTAGCATATAACAAGTTTGAGTAGAGTTTTTATAGAGTTTACCTTCAAACTTTTTTCCATCTTCTGCCGAAAACTTGTATATATAATTGGAACTTAGGCTGTTATTTTTCTCTTTAATATGTTCCATTCCGGCAAAGATGCAGCTTGTTGGGACATTTTTCTTTTTCATTTTCAAATATAATTGAATTTGTATTATCTCCACAGTCATAACGAGTACAGTTATAGCAATCTTGATAACCCTTTCGACACTTGGACAGAATTTCTTTATTTACCGGCTCTATTTCGGTAAGTTCAAGAAGAAGGGGGTTTGGTCCGGATCTACTACAAAGAAGGCTTGAGCAGCCTTTGCAAGGTCCAACGGACTTTCTCGCTAGTTTGTAAATTATTTTAGACATTTAAACTCCACTTCTTGACGACTTCTGGTGTCTTTTTGTTATAGTGGTCGGGATCTTGTTGATAAAGAATCTTCACGACCTCAACATGGCCTTTTGCCGAAGCCCATCGGATGGCAAGGTTGTTACCGGCCGTTGGATCAACCCTCTTGTCGGAAAGAAGAATCTTCACGACCTCAACATGGCCTTTTGCCGAAGCCCATCGGATGGCAGTGTTGTCATCGGCCGTTGGATCAATCCTCTTGTCGGAAAGAAGAATCTTCACGACCTCAACATGGCCGTTTGCCGGTTGTCATCGGCCGTTGGGTCGAACACATCCATCGACAGAATTAAAGCCGCTTCCTTGTCTTTGCCTTTGTTGCAAAGCTCCCAAAAAAGTCGTTCCCCTCTGTTCTGTTCTCTTCCCATTTCGGCCGAGGATAACAAAAATAAAAGAAGATGTCAATCCCCTACTTTAGACATACTCGCCATGTTCGAAGGATTTCAATAAAAACCTCTCGGAACACAATAAGATGATTATCAAATTCTTCTTCTTCTTTGGCGATTTCAAATAAAGTCCTTGATGAGAACAAAAGCGACGAAATCATCGAGTTTCTTAGGTTAAATATGTTGTCCAAGTCTAACAACAAAGCCCAAACGATGTTATTAATAACAACTTTAAGTAATTGTTCGCTTTTTGCTGGACTGGAGGGGTATTTTAAAGCAACCGCATCCGCATTAACGTTGAAATAAAAGTCTTCTATTTTTTGTTTCGAAGCACGACCAGCAAGCCAATCTCTCAATAATTCCGGGGCTTTAGTGTAATCTACATCTTTACTGATGTCTTTTACGATATTCGTTCCAAATCTATGCGAGACATAAGAAAAAACACTTTCCAGGATTGTTATGCACATTGCAACCTGGAAATCGAATGGAATCAATTTCCCAGCAAAAACAATAGCTTCAAAACTATCTATTTTTTTGTTTTCCAAGATGTCCATAACCGATATCTTCTTATCTAGATAAGAAGAACAAACCTCATCTAGGGTTTCGTTATTAAACAGTTTTTTTAAGTATTCATCATTATTAGCCAGCTTTTTTAAGTATTCAGCAGTGTGTCTTTTCTGACTCACTTTTCTTTCCCTCTCGGTACTTTCTCCCAGCAAAAATACCAATAATCCCACATGCGACTACAAGTCCAACACCCATTATAATTAGGTTTGCTTTACAGAAACGAGAAATCATTGTATTCCCCTAGTTAGTATAGAGCCTATATAACATGACTGTAGTCATTTTGCAAGCAATATTTATATTTGTTGGTATTTTCTTTACAGACTTTTTAAACGCATTATACGTTGCCGCAGTAGCAAAAAACAAAAAGTTCAGTGCAGCAACCTTATCTTTTGTTGTTGTCCTTGTTACTGGCTTGATAGTAATAGAATATACAAAGAATCCGTGGTTTATTATACCAGCAGCGATTGGAGCTTTTTTTGGAACTCTTGCTTCGGGATATGTAAGAATCAACAAGCCAAAAGAAAAAGATTCTAAGGAGTCTGAGAATTCGTAGGAAACAGCTTATCTAATCTTTTCTGCAGTTCGGACTTCTTTAAAACAAGACCATTCATAAGCCTCGCCTTTGCCTTTCCTTTTCTTTTTTGGTCCTCTTGCCACTCGTTGATGAAGTTTAATACTCCAACACAGCTCGGACCATCCTCAGTTAATACGAATGGCACAATTTCGCATGACTTATAAAGTTCCAAGTCTGTAATTGCAAGGTGGCACTTAAGAGAGCCTAGACTTCTCCAGAATTTTCCATTTTCTTCAAATCTAGGGGAGATTCCTCCATTGGAATATAAGAGAGTTTTTAGGTCTCTTATCTTCCAAATGGTTTTTTCTTCTGGCTTGTGTTTTACTTTATAGCGGGGAGAGGACTTCATCTTACTTCTTGTAGAGGAGGAGGGTGCCCTTCTTCAGCTTGCGATTAGCCGAAGTAGAAAGAATAAACAACTTGTAGTTCTTAAGGTTTCCAGGATGAACTTGAACTCTCTGATGTTGCGGAATTCCAGCAAGAGTTCTTGCCTGGTCTCCACCATAAACCGCCCCTGTGGTTGAATCCATGATAAGAAAATCTTTTGTCTCTTGGACGGTTTCGCTCTTTGTCAGTTGATAGTAGCCTCGTCCCTTCGAGAAGCTGAGTCGGTGGGGAGTAAGCGAGAAGCTTTCTTCAACGAAATCCTTGATTGGCATATCCTTGTGAACGGCCCAACGATAGAAGTCTCCCGACAGATCGTCCAGTCTTTGGTTAAGAACCTTTGTGTTAACCTTGCTAAGGTCTGCTGAGAAGAAGTTTCTTACGCTATTGTTTCCCTTGCTGCGAGCCTCATAATAGTTGTCGTAACCTGTGGTGACGGACCTAGAAAGAACTTCCATCCCTCGTTCTGTTTGGTCCCACTCTTGAATATTCCCCGGAAGGGCGCCAAACCGTTGAACGTAATGGGAATGACCACGAGGCACAGAAAAAACAAAGGTCCAGCGATCTGTTGCGTGTAGTTCGCCCATAAGCGAGGAGACTCTAGCAACAGAATATTGAGTTGAAGAGTTTTCTTCCCCGTCTGTAATAGTGATTACAAGAAAGCTATGATTTAGCTTGTCGGAGTAGAAAGAGTTTTTATATTCCTGGGCAACAAGACCCACCGCATCGCGAAGAGAAGTAGACGAACCGTTGGCGTCATAATCTCTTTGTGTAATGTGTTGAATCACTGAAGAATCAGAGGGAGGAACAAGAAGGCGAAGAGTCCGGTCAAAAGTATAGACCGACATAATCGTTCGCTGACCTGACTTTTGAGCTGAGCGCTTGATTGAATCAATTTGCTCATTAATTACTTGAATTGCCTTAAACCTCAAGCCTTGCATGGAACCAGAAGAATCCATCATAAGAGCAATGTGATTGACGCATTCGGGCTTTGGAGGAGTTTTCTTCTTTGTGGGCTTGGCAGGCGTCTTTGCTGACGTCGCAAACGAAGCCTTTAGCTCTCGGTCTTTATGAAAACGCCTTGCGCGAATGCCAGTTGTTGAAATACAGCGATTCCCAGGCTCCGCTCCACAGACAGGACACTTAACGGACATGATTTCAGTTGCAGACAGACGTGACATTTTTTCTCTCTCCTTGTTGTTATAGCAGATCTTCGACGTCTTGATAGTTGTCGTTATCCTTGGCGATTCCTTCGAACAGCTTAAAAAGCCAACCCTTGTGCTTTAGAATATCTGTTCCACTTTGACTTTCATATCTAACACAAACGCCCTCTCGAATGTGACGAGGATCGAGGGGATCTGGGCCTTGAGTAAGCTTTTCGCACTTTTCCAAAAGAGCATCGAAATTCCCATCATAGAAAAATGTCTCATAGACGTGTACAGTTTCGAGTCCCATCTTGTTACAGCGCTCGACGACTTGGCCCCAAGGCAATTCATAAACATCTCCGTCTTCATTTGTCTGCGTAATACGATAAATAAAAAGACGGTTCTGCTTTAGTGGGTCTTCTGCGTTGCAACCATAGGTGTAAAGAATTTGTTCCCCATACTTCTTTGCAACAGAAGGCTCCTTGGTTGTAGAATGAGGAGGCATAATGGAGGCGCCGGTATCGGTAAAGCCGACGATTTCTCCATAAATTGTTTCTCCCTTGCGAACTCCACAAGAAGAAAGAAGCTTATGATACTTCTCGCGGTAATTACCACCATGGAAAGGGTCCTCGAAAGTTCGCTCTCCGTGATTTAGAATTGTACGACGAGTCCCCGAAACGTAAGAATATTCCCTCTCTTCAAACTTGGGACCGCCAATCTTTTCGGCAACTCGATTCCAAATTAGCTTTGGAAGAGAAAGCTCCTTGCGAGAAAAAGTGTAAGAAAATCGCATACTTGTGCCGTGGCACTTGGAAGAGATATGGATCAACGCTCCGACTGGAATTTGCCCAGAGCAGAAGCGAATTTGCTTAGTCTCAAAGTGTTCCTTAAACAAGGGATACTTCTTTTCCTTGGCAAGGCGCTTCTTCCAAAGAGAAGAAATCTTATTCTTATGCTTCTCGCTAGAAAGACTTCGCCGAGAAGCCTTTGGAATATACTTGAAGCAAACAGACTTTCCGTTCAGCTCCGTAAAGGTGTAGTTCTCGGAAAGAACGTCGGTCTTGATTCCGGTCCATTCAACAAAAGAAAGAGGACACCAAAATCCTTCGGAGATTTCTCCTCGGAACTTTTGATCTCGAACTCGGCCATTCTTATCAAAATAACCACCCATCTTTTCACCAGTATCAGGATGGGTTTGATAAAGACGATTAGTAACAAGCATGTCCTTCGACAAAGCACCGTCGGAAGGAAAGAAGATTCCCATCTGTCCTTCTGAATTATCAAGTCCCACAACAACCTGATTACCAACGACAGTTGCTAGCTGCACCCTATCGGCATTGGGATGCTTGCGGACATTCTTCAGCGGGGCAATAATTGCTTGATACATTTTATTCTCCAGTTCCCTTTCGAGACTTGAACCGTGAACTCCTTAGTTAACACAGCCGCTCGATTCCTGCCCAAGAGAAAGTTTCGTTTTGGCCGTAAGGCCAGAACCAGAGCTTTCTTGACAGCAGGCTATCCCCGCCAGGGCGACGGTTCTTTTTATCGTCGTAGTATAAAACTTCGACATACTATTAAGATAGCACACGAAGTGGAATGTGTTGACTTTTTTGCAAATTCGTTGTTTCATCTGTCAGCATTCATGTTAACTAAGGAGTTCGTGGTTTAAGTCTCGAATGGTATGACAAAATTTACATGAGCATAACAGAAGTAAAAGAAGATGTCAACAAGAAAACAATTTATTCTTCTGCGAGAGTCTTTAAAACCTTCTTCATCTTATTAAAAACTTTCTTATACACTTCTAGTTGTTTCTCTAACTCTTTCTTTTCTCTTGTCAGCTCGGCAATTAAATCCAAAGCCTCCATTGGAGTTGGGGGATATTGAGAAACCGTAACTTGTGGAGTAAAATCAACTTCCGGATAAAAAGGAGTTGATATCGCATATTTAGTAATTGGAGTGTGTGCGGCATATACAGCAGTAAAAAGACCAGTAGAATCAATATAACTTGACGACATTTTTAAACCTCCGAAGCTATTATATCAGAACCCGTTGAAAGTGTGAATAGAAAAACCGCTTGTCTTCTGTTTTTCCCTGTGGTAAGATTGGGGTTAAGAAACTCTATTTATTAGGGAGGGTTAATTCGTTGACTTGGTTGTTTTGTTTAATTTTATATCTTATCTTTGTGTATTTATTCAATTTTCTTCGTCTAGTCATAGACTGGAAGACTTGTTTATCTTTTTATGACTTCTTGGAATATTCTCAAACTGCTATAAATTGGTGGGGCTTCATTATTTCTCCTTTGCTTTTCCCAGGTTGGGTTATAATTACTATTTTGGACGGTTTGTTTAACGATGCCGAAAAGTGAAAAAGTTGTTGAATTTGCTTCGGAAGTATGATAGAGTCGATTAAACTTTTGAACGGAGAAATAAAATGAATGAGAATGAGGTTAAGGAATGGCTGTCGGCTCTTGCGGATGCAACACTTTTCTCGAATTCTGGGATTGACATGGAGCGTCTTGCAACAAATTTTGTTGCTGGAACTCTGTTTTTCAATCCGACATACGGAGGCAAGAAGTACGATAACGTCTTCGATAAACACTTCTTTGAGGCTCCAGAGGCATGAGCGAAGAACTAGAAAAGTTAATATCCCCTTCGAGGCTTAAACCATGAACTCATTAGTTAACATGAATGCTCGATTCCTGCCCATGAGAAAGTTTCGTTCTCGCCGCAAGGCCAGGACCAGAGCTTTCTTGACAGCAGGCTATCCCCGCCAGGGCGACGGTTCTTTTTATCGTCGTAGTATAAAACTTCGACATACTATAAATAGAGCACACGAAGTGGAATGTGTTGACTTTTTTGCAAATTCGTTGTTTCATCTGTCAGCAGCCGTGTTAACTGATGAGTCTTGGTTAAAATCTCAAATGGTTTGGGATTGTATTCTTTTCGAAGAAGAAAAGAAGAAATCCGAAGATAAGCGCGAACAACTTCAAGCTCCTTCTCCCGAAATACCCTATTGGCAGGAAAACGAGAATAAATAATGGAAATTATTGCTCTTTTGTTTCTTTTTATATTAGCTTGCTGTCTTAATTACATTAAAATTAAGGCAGCAGCAATTGTTTTGTTTTGGGTTGTTACGATAATTGGAGGAGTTTTTCTTCTTTTAACTCTTACCATGCCAGCAGAAAAAGAGGAAAAGCAGTAGGATTCGCCTATTTAGAGCATGAACTATTCTTTCCATTGTCGCGATTGCCAACTATATTTTGAAAAAAGAGAATTTCCAGTTTCTTCCTGTCCTGTTTGCAAGGGGACAAACGGAATTCAAAGAAAAATAGATAAAAGTTTTCATTTTATGTGTCCCATATGTGGACAGTTGTATGAATCTAAAGAAGAACCGTTGTTTTGTACGTTGTGTAGGTCGGAAGTAAAAGAAGTCCTCATTGTAGCTCAGAGGAGAAAAATAGATGAAAATAACTAAATCTAATCTTGAAAGGTTAGTAACAGAATCTGTCGAAAGACAACTAAAAGAAATTAGAGAATTTAACAAAGAAATAACTAGTTTCTTATCGGAAAGAGCCCACGTTGGTGGAATGGCCGGTAGGTATTTGTTTTATCTATACAATCTCGACTGCCCGAAGCGAGGAGCAACGGGGGAACAAGCAAACGACGAAACCAACAAATATATTCCAGGCGGACACGATCTGGTTGGGACGTTGGATAATATTGATGAAGTTACTGCTTTTATGATGGATTACGCAAAGACAATGCAGAAAAAACACGGTGGCAAAGCAGAACATTATGTATACGATCATTGGTTTGCCATTGATAAAGAGTCGGGCAAAATATACGGACCCAGAAAGAACACAATAGGTGGAGACGAGAAGGGTGAAATAGGATTAGCTGTACAGTGTAAAAATAAGGGAACGGAAGCTACAGATACACAAAAAGAAAAAACAAACAAAGAAAAAACAAACAAAGAAAAAACAAACAAAGAAAAAACAAACGTAGCCAGACCTGTTCGACCCGTTACCGTAGCATAATAAAGCTTGACTTTCTTTCTTATTTAAGTATAGTATAAAAATCATCTCGGAGGACTAAATGTCCAAGACGCTTGAAGAACTGTGCAAAGAGGCCGAGCAAAAGCAAATGCTTAGCAACAAGCTCCACACAAAGGAAGAGTTCCAATCATATACAGAAGAAAAGACAGCTCTGGTCGAAACGTTTTTTGAGGAAAACGGCATTGAGGCCAATTACGACCTTCATTTCTCAAATTCTTCCGAAGATGATATCATTATTGATGTCGAGGACTTTGATCTAATTATGGAGCTTGTTAACAACCTCAAGAAGCGAGGGTAAGATGTTTAATCCATCGAAAATCTTTGAGCGTGTGCAGTCAAGACTAGATAAGTTCCCGACCAGGGAAGCATGGGATAAGTACGAGGAAGACAAGCAAAAGGAAATTATCAACTTCTTTGCGAAAAACGGATTTAATTTGGATTTTCCTGAACTCCAAACATGTTTGAATCTGTTTGGTAGAAATACAGTTAGGCTTCCACTCCCGGAGTTTGAGAAGCTAATTAATTTGGTTAAGGAACTTAAAAAGAATTCGTAGCTATTTTTTCTTCGGCTGTGAAGAAGCTTCCAAGATAGCTTTGATGTCACATATCGAAGTTTCGATGTTGCTTAGTTTAACGTTTATTACCGCATAATTCGTCTCAAGACTGCTTGTTCTTTTTTCTATATTCTCTATATCTTCAATGTTCTTTGATACGTCTTGGAGAGTTCTTTCTTGAAGGGTTGATGCTTTCGCTTGAAACGCTGGAACCCCAACAATTATTCCCAAAGCAAGCCCTACGATCGTAAAAATCGCTGGGAATATATAGTGTTTATGCCAACTTGGTAGAGAATCTAAAAATTTCATGAGCATTCTCCCTATAAAGAAAACCCACTCATAATAAATAGTTTATCTTATTTGTTTTTTGAAGTTATTCTAAACAGTGATTTTCTATAAGACAACCCAAAACGCACTTTAAGGATGGATTTTGTTCACACTCGACCCAAAAGCAACGATGTAGGCAAACTATTGCAATATCCGGAAGAGAATTTTCCACAGAAGAAAAGGTATAATCTACGTTGTTATAGCTGTAGTAAAATGCTACAGACATTGAAGGTTGTGATTCTTTTTTCTCTTCTTGCACATCTTTTATAAGACAAGCAGCATCGGAATGTCCCGAAGCATCTAGAACATCTTCTTTATAGTCTGTAGAACAAGAGGAAAGAAACCAAATTAAACAAAGCAGCAACAATATTGCTGCTAGCAAGAACCTTTGCATTTATATTCGTCCTTCGCACAATCGGCTGGAGTTTTTATTTTTGACTCCTTGGAACAGTCGTACCTTGCGCTTTCGCAAGAATCAAAACACTTCCTATCCATGAAGCATAGGCAAGAAGAGCTAAAAAGAAAGAAGACAACAGCTATTACTTTCAAAACTCTACCACCAGATCCCCGGAAAATCCGGTTCTCTCGTCAGGATAGCCATAAGGATTACAAACAAATCTTGTGTTAGCTAGTTTAAAATCTCTATAGGTGTGGGTATGACCAAAAACCCACAGTTTAGGCTGATTTCTGAGAACTAAATCGTTAAGGGGTCTAGATGTATTGTAGAAGAACAGATTTAAAGGGTGATTTGCATAAAGAGCATGAGAACAATCAGAATTGGGCATGTGATGGGTAACGACAACGTCCCCCGGCTGCACAGTAGAGGTTAAAAACTTAACGGCAGTTTGGTTTTCTCTAGTGATCTCATCCAAAGAGTTGCGAATTTGACCAAAATCATTAAACTGCTGGCAAAGCAGAATGTGCTGCGGAACATCATAAAAGTTAGTCCACAGGGTGGAGCCAACATACCTTTGTCCGTTAATTGTTACAGTTTTATTGTCCAACAGGAAATATCTGTCCTTTGGGAGGTTGTTAAATACATTTTCAAGCTTCTTTCTTGTCTCTCGAATTGAAAGCTTGCCAGACGAATAATATTCGTGGTTCCCAGGAACAAAAATCACATACTTAAATACAGTTCCAAACGATTGCAAAGCATAAAGCATTTCCACCTCGCCGTGGACCACTCCATTAAAATTCATCAAATCCCCTGAGATAATAACCGTATCAGGGGTAGAGCGAAAGACACCAGAATTAAGAGTGTTTAGAATGCCTTTAATCCTATTTGCCCTTGCTGTCGGGTTTAGAAACTCAAGATGCAGATCAGAAACAACAGATAAACTTTTCATTTTTTTGCCTTTGTTGGGCACCCAATGTCATTGCTACAAGAACAAGCATACTTTCTTGAGCCTGTCTCTGTTGAGCCCATTTCTACAGAGACCCAATAGGGTTCTTCTGCTTTTTTATCTTCTTCTTTTGCTAAAGAGAGAAGAGCATATCCCAAAACATCTTTCCAGGGCGATTCGCCAAAAGCGTCTTTTTTTGTGGCAATACGAAACAATTTATCTATCACCCTTACAACCGTTAGAGCATCGCCATACGCCTCAACGGGAATTCCAGAGGGATACAAAACCTTAATTATCTCTTTTGCTTTGCCAAAAGAGTCGCCATACGCAAGTTGTTTTTCTTTTACTAAGTTGGCAATTTCAAGGGCAATCTTTTCGAAATCTTTCACTCATCACCTCTTTTTTGTTCTCTTCAGTACAAGCACACGATATTACAACTCCTCGATTTGTGTGCATGATTCTTCTCTTTTTGTTACAAACTTTACAATATCCTTTTGTTGAATACGATTGCTGGATAACGACGGTAGCTTCACTCATGGATTTTCCTCATTGTGATGTTTGTTTTTTTCCAAGCCTCTTGAACTAGTTCATCTTCATACGGTTCTTTGAAGACAATATGTTTAATTCCGGCGTTGGCTAAAAGCTTAAAACACCCGAAACACGGACTTGCCGTAATATAAATAGTAGAGTTATTTAAAGAAATCCCATTTTTTGCAGCTTGTGCGATAGCGTTTGCTTCAGCGTGTATGGTCCTAATGCAATGTCCGTCCCGAAGAATGCACCCGTCTTGTTCACAATGCGGCAGCTTAGAGATAGAACCGTTATAGCCGGTAGTGAGAATTGCGTTGTCTCGAACAATAACCGCTCCAACCTTTTTTCTGCAGCAGGTAGAGCGCTCCGCAACCATTTCGGCAAGAGAGATAAAATAATTATCCCAACTCTTTCTTTCCATTAAAGTCTAACCTGTTTCTTTGACCAGCCGGTTGCCATAATCGAAGCCTTTGCAAAATGCTGTACATAGGCCAAAAGCTCTTCAAAATTAACTTCACTATAAAATGGCTTAAATTCCTTAATGGAATCTTTGTCCATGAGGTTTGAAAGAAATCGCGGTTCTCCTTCGACACTTTTGTGAGCAACACAAACTTTAATTGTTTCTTCTGGCAGCAACACGTCGCATTTGGTGACAAAAAGGTCGGTGCAGCCGTTAACACGAGCCGCATGCGCCAGAAGAGGCAGGTCAAGCCAGCCAACCCGTCGGGGTCGTCCTGTCGTAGTGCCGTATTCTCCGCCTCTTTCTCTAATACGCTTGGCAGTTGTTTCTTCTTCTCCAACCATCTCTGTTGGAAAGGGTCCATCTCCAACCTTGGTCATGTACGGCTTTAATACCCCCACAACGCTGGTAACGTGTCCTGGGCCAAAGCCACAGGAGACACAAGCCGCAGCAGCAACATTGCTCGTTGTAGAAATATAAGGGTAGAACCCGTGGTCGATGTCCAAAAGGGCTCCCTGCGAACCCTCAAACAAAACCTTTTGTCCGTTTTGCAGATGTTGATTAATTTCTGCGGAAATGTCACAAATATAGGGCTTTAGGGCAGGAACCGTAATGGCCTTTATCGCGCGTCGAGAATATTTAGCTTCTGCAGCAGGTGACATTCCTCTCTTGGTCGAACCAACACCGGACCCCGAATTCTCTCTTTGAGCGTCGAGTTCTTTGTGAGAAGCAGTAATAATATTTGCGTCTGCTGAGATTTTTAACAGATTTTCTACATCAAACCCCAGTTGTTTATATGCTTTGATTTCTTCTAGAAGAATTTCGGGGTCAATATACATTTGACTGCCCATATAACAAAGCTTTTCATGTATAATACCAACCGGAAGATGATGAAATTTATATAGTTTGTCTCCAATCCAAACAGAAGCCCCTGTGTTTGGACCTCCAGAATAGCGAACACAGACATCGTGTGTGGTCATTAGCTGAGAAGAGACTTTTCCCTTACCCTCATCTCCGAACTGAAGTCCTACTACAATTGTTGCTGGCATTTATTTTCCCTTTGTCTAACATATTCCGCAAGAAGAATACTTGCGCAGACTGCTGTGTTTAAACAATACGCCGAACCTGGCATTTTAATAAAAACCACATCTGAGTTCACGAGAATGTCCACCGGAACGCCAATTGTCTCATGTCCTGTAATTATACAACACCTTTGCTCGTTGTTTGTCGGAAACTTGTAATCCCACAAAGATTGCGAGCCTTCACAAAACTCTGCGCTAATTAGCTTGATATTGTTCTGCCGAGAGTAAGAAAGAAATTCATAAGGGTTTGCAAACTGGTTGATCTTTACTAAGTCTTGAGTGGAACCAGAAGTCGCAACAATTGTTCTATGATCTGGAATTGTTCCAATAATATTTACAACCGGCACTCCAAAGCAGGCAGCACTTCGAATAAGCATTCCAACATTTTCGGAATGTTCAAAATTTAAAGCTGCAAGTTCAATTGGATATTGAGTTGCAATCTTCTTCTTTTGCTCATATCGAGAACGACGGGTTTCAACGCGAGAAGACAAAAGAGAAGTGTTCATGAAATTATGATAACAGATTTTATTCTTTAAGTCAAGCGGGAAATTTACATCCGGCATCTTTTAAAAGCTTCACGACCTCAACATGGCCGTTTCCCGAAGCCCATAGGATGGCACGGTTGTCACCGGCCGTTGGATCAACCCTTTTGTCGGAAAGAAGAATCTTCAAGACCTCAACATGGCCTCTTTCCGAAGCCCATCGGATGGCATAGTTGTCACTGGCCGTTGGATCAACCCTTTTGTCGGAAAGAAGAATCTTCACGACCTCAACATGGCCGTTTCCCGAAGCCCATTGGATGGCACGGTTGTCACCGGCCGTTGGATCAACCCTTTTGTCGGAAAGAAGAATCTTCACGACCTCAACATGGCCGTTTTCCGAAGCCCATCGGATGGCATAGTTGTTGTTGGCCGTTGGATCAACCCTCTTGTCGGAAAGAAGAATCTTCAAGACCTCAACATGGCCGTTTCCCGAAGCCCATTGGATGGCAAGATTGTCACCGGCCGAGGGATCAACCCTCTTGTCGGAAAGAAGAATCTTCACGACCTCAACATGGCCGTTTCCCGAAGCCCATTGGATGGCACGGTTGTCACCGGCCGTTGGATCAACCCTCTTGTCGGAAAGAAGAATCTTCACGACCTCAACATGGCCGTTTCCCGAAGCCCATTGGATGGCACAGTTGTCATCGGCCGAGGGATCGAACACATCCATCGACAAAATTAAAGCCGCTTCCTTATCTTTGCCTTTGTTGCAAAGCTCCCAAAAAAGCCGCTCTCCTCTGTTGTGTTCTCTTTCCATTTCGGCCGAGGATAACAAAAATAAAAGAAGATGTCAATCCCCTACTGTATATTTTGAAAATGTTTCGTTAAGCTGTTAAGTTCGCTCTTTAATCCAGTTTAATTTATCTTTCTTTTGAAGATTTTCTATTTGCCACAAAGGTTGAAGGTTTGTATAATGAAAGCATTTTTTTGAAACTTGTATTTTAGTAGTCATTATCTTCTATTTCATATCCCCTTAAAGAGTCGTTTAGTTGTCTGTTTACTTTAATAAAAGTAGTTCTCCTGGAGGCCTCTTTTATATTTTCAGAACCGATATAGCTTAGATAGCTTCTTAAACCACCAAAAATATCTTGTAAAGTGTTTTTAAGATCCCCTTTATAGGGGATTAAACTACATTTTCCTTCTGCTGTTTTATATGAAGCATTTGTGCCAAATTTATTCATGGCAGTTTTAGAAGCCATGCCATAAGTTTTTTTATATTTTTTCCCGTCTTTAATAATAAGTTCACCGCCAGACTGTTCGTGTGCAGCCAAAAAAGAACCAAGCATAACCATATCTGCTCCTGCTCCAAAAGCCTTACAAATACTTCCTACAGAGTTCGCTCCTCCATCGCTGCACAAATAAGCCCCGCGTTGTCTAGCCGCGTCTGAAGATTCCAAAACTGCTGTTAACTGCGGATAGCCGACTCCCGTTATAAGTCTTGTCACACAATTTGATCCGCTGCCAATTCCGCACTTAACAATATCGGCACCGGCTTGTACTAATTGAGTCGTAATTTCTGGAGTTACCACATTGCCTGCCATAACTATTGGCGGCAGAAGGTTGTTAAGTTGAAAGAAAGAATTTTCTTTAACACTATTAACAAAATCAATAAAACTTTCTTGATATCCGTTAGCAACATCACATATAATTTTTAGTCTTAGATTAAAATTTGTTTCTGCTATTAACCGAAATAAGTTTAATAGTTCGGTTTTTGAACGACCAATAGAAAACCAAATATAGTTTAACTCTTCTGGCGAAGAGGAACTAATAAAATTAACAAGAGAGTTCCACTCTTCCGAATTTGGGATTAGATAATATTTATGCAAAGCTGTAAAACATTTGTATTTCCCCATAACTTTCGCAGTCTCAATATTCCCTGTTTGGTCAGAGTTGCTAGAAATAATACCAATCCCGGAAAAAGCAGGCGAACGAACATCAGATTTGTTTTTTGTTTTAAACGTCCGGATTAAATCTTCTTCTGTGATTTCCGATCTTGTTTTAAGATGAGAGATTTTTGGCTTGATTAGAACATCACAGAAATCTAACTTAACATCCGTTTCTACGTTGCTCATTTAATTCCTTTTAAAAGTTTCATGCCTTCTTCCGAGACATAAAAATATTGAGAAGCCGAAATACCTTCATTGATTTGTTTGCCTTCGTACATAAGTCCAAATTTACACAAAATGCAACAAGAAAAATAGTCATCCGAATCAATACCCGCACAAAACATATTTCTATAAAACTTCGGATAACCTACAGAGTGTTTTAAGATGTGGAGGTGTTCTTCGGGAAGAGACATGCTTTCAGACACTTAGTACCTCTTTTAAATTAACGGAATCGTTGAGATATCTTCGAGATGAGCAAGAAGAAGATTAATATTTCTTTTTGCATTTTCTTCGTACATTTGTTTGAACCCTGGCAAATAGAAAATATCTTTTGAAAGTAAAGACTTTAGGAACTGGAGTCTACCAGTAATATATTCCTTGTCGGTCAAGAAAACGTATTCTAATCTAATTTTATTTTCATAATCTAGGATTTCTTCTGCGGATTTGCCGAATACAGAATAATCTAAATCATGTAAAAGCTTTTTTGGATGTGTATTAATTATTGCTCCCATTTTAGTAGATAAAATAAGCTCCTTCGTTATTGAAGAATTTACTTCCAAACTACTTTGAAATTCATTATCGTCTTTATGAGGATCATAAATATAATCGTGGTATAAAATTGCTTCAATTAATGCCTCAGATATAGCATTAAGACTTGCAATATCACAAATATTTTCAATTTCTTCTTTTGTTGGTTGGTAGTTCTGATATTCTACGAGCATATTTGTAATGTGAGTTAAGTTATGGTATGCTCTTTCTGGTTGAGTATATTCCCAAACGTACTTAGAAACATCTCGGACTTTCTGCAAATATGCTCCACGCGCAAGTTTATTTAGTTTTTCTAGAGAGTTTTTGTTTTGAAGTAAAATTGCTATGTTCAAAGGAACAAACTTCTTCACCAAGAAATACCAATTTTCATCGGCTTGGTATAAAGAACGTACAAGAGAAGAACTTACATTTTCAAGTTCTGCGGGAGAATCAATAAAAATTGTGTTTGCCTTAAGACCCAAAGAGAGATTAATTTTAGCCATTGTGTGTTCATATTCAAAATCAGAAGAATTTCTGGCACCTCGAATGATAATATCTGCTTTAAAACTATTCGCAAATTGCGTGAGTAGTCCTTCAAAAGACAGAACTACAACATTTTTGAATTGGCGACAACAAAACATAACAGATTGCTGCCGTTCCGCTGGGGTTAAAAAATTCTTTTTGTCTGCATTCTGCCCAATCGCCACAAAAACCTTGTCAAACAACTTGCTGGCCTGCTCAACAATAAACAAATGTCCATTTGTGAATGGGTCAAATGATCCTGGATAAATGGCGGTTGTCATCCAATAGCCTCTTTTAAGTTGCAATACAGTATGTTTGGATCGTTTTCCGACAGGCCAGACATTTGTCCATCATTTAACTCGATTATAATCCATTTGTTTTCCGTTGTCAATCCCACATCAACAACAAAAAAACAATCTCCGTTGCATTCCGTAATTCTTTTAGCCGCTTCTTCAACTAAAGAAGAAGCTTTTGCCAAGTCAAAAGAAACTAATTTGTCTTTAACATCGTCATAATAATTTGACCAATAAAATCCACTTGATAAAATCTTTGTTCCATAGACAAAAAATCTATATTCAACAGTAATAGGTAAGCCGTGCGTCCCTTCTGCTAGTTGAATCAAAGGAACATATTCTCTTGCATAAATATTTTGTGAAGAGATGAAAGAGTCGTCAAGCAGTTTAGTATAGGTTTGTATTGCTTCTTTTTTATTCTTGGCATACATGTGAGTATTCCAAAGAAACTTTTTGGAATTTGTTTCGCCCTTTAAAATCACGGGAATGTCTGGGATAGCAGAAATGTCAAACCAAGTCTTTGGAGTTAAGTCTTCTAGGGTATAATACCAATTTTGTAAATCTGCGATATATCTGTGTTGTTTGAAAGTATTTACAAGCCTAGACCTTTGACTCAAAAGATCGTTTTCTAGCTCTTTATAAAAGGGTAAAACAGAATATCTTCCTATAACGAGCTTTTCTCCAACGTAAGTTCTGCTTTCTGTGACATCAAAATGCTTCTTGCAAACTGCTAGCTCTTCTTCTGTTTCGCGAGAGTTACGAAATAAAACAACTGAGCTTTCAGACATTACATTCCTCACAGAAGTTTTAAATGACCCGTAACTTTGTCTATATCTTCCGATTTATTTGGTCCTATTGCAATACAAGTTGAAGTAGGAACCCCGTGGAATTCTGTTGCTCCCGAGTCAACAATTAAAGAAACAGTTAAATTTGCTAGTCTTGCGTAATCATATATTTTCATTAGTTCTTCTTCTGAGTCTACAGATACAACAATTTTCGTAAAAGAGCCATAAATCCACGCTCTTTCTTCTTCGGTCCATTGAATCCAATGAAGAGACGATTTGGTGTTTTGGATTTTGTCTGTCAAAAACTTAATAGAAGCGTGAGCGCCTTGCGCAATCATTTTACCGGCGCGCATGTGTAAATCTTTACGCATTACAATAACTTGTTTGATATCAGACATTGTATTTCCCAATTATAGCTTTTATTTCGTCAATTGCCAGTTTCGCCGCATCTTGACGAACAATTGCGTTTTCCATTGTACCATAATGATGTTCGAGACAAGACAGAAGAAGAGTTTTAATTTTCTCTTCATCCGGCTCATAGGGAAGAGCTGTACTTTCTTCATATAGCTTTCGAAGATGGATTTCTCTATCAGAGAAGTATTTATCAAAATCTCCGTAATTCCACTCCCCTCTTCGAATAGACTTCAGTATTTCTTTGTCTCTTTGGATGTCCATCGTTCCTGTGGAAAGAAGCTGTTCACTTTCTCCAAGCAAACGAGTTAAATGATACATGTATTTTGGATCATATCCGTTCTCTTTAACCACAGAAGCCCTTTTTCCAGTCGGAGTTTTTGTTTGCATCTTGTGCAGTTGAGACTTGGCGTATCCTGTAAACTTATGATAAAGACCTTTGTGAATAAATAATTCTCTATTGTCTCGAATCATATTGCCGACAGAAGAAATATGCCTTATACAAGAGAGAGGTGTAAAGACCGAATCCAAAATGTTTGGGTTGCATTCGCTAAGCAGTTGAAAATATTTAACAATATTGAAAATAGATAGGTCATATTCTTGTTTCTTTGCTTCATCGAAGATATGATATTCCTGGTATTGTTCAAATCTCTGGATTTGTTTCCCAAACCCATGAATTTCCCCAGCAAGATGAGGAAAAATCATTTCTTTTCTTGGGATACAAACACCATAAATATCCAAGTCCGAAGACTCTCCTGCAACTCCATAAGCAACAGAACCCATTTCGGTTTCATAAATAATATTGTTTGGAAGCCAAGAGGGAGGGTTAATTAAGTTTTTGTCTTTTAGGATTTTAACGACGGATGACATTTCTCCTCCAAGAGAAAATATTATTTATTTTGTATTGAGAAGTTACCTGCCCGTTGGATTCGAACCAACATCTTCCGCCCTGACTGCGGCTGTCCTACCACTTAGACGACGACAGGTTTTTGAGCAAGTTAATGTAGATGCGTCTTATATGGTTGGTGAGAACACATCCACTACGGCCCAAGGTTTTATTACTCTCTTGCAAACCCCGAAATAACAGCCGGGGTATCAGCATCAAACCCAACGACATCCATCATACCAGAATCGTTGGGATCGGCAATTGTAAACCCAGTTGTAGACATACCGACAACAATTAGCTTTGCAGGAATTCCGCTCTTTCTACGGTAATCCCTCAGAGCTTGAACGGGTTGAATATTTCCTGCCCAAGTCTCGTTGTCTGTATACACAACAAACGTGTCGATCTCGAGATTATTCTTCATCGCATAAATCATCGGCAGAGAACAGTCAGTTCCTCCAAAGTTTTGATTTCTAACTTTCGTGATAGCCGATTCCAAAGTGTCTCGCTTGCGAATATCGAGATCTTTAAAGCTATTAGCAAAGCCTCGGATAATCGACTCCCCTTCTGTTCTGCGAGTAACCATAGCCATAACGGCTGAAGCTACAGCACAGGAGACACTTGGAGCACCAGAAATAGGGCTGCTCATGGAGCCAGACACATCAATACCAAGCAAGAACCGTTTGTTTGCAGGCTCAATTGCCGAGAAAGAAAGATAAAAAGCGTCATCCAAAGAGTCCATGATGTCTTCGACAGTCTTCCAAGTCAAAGAGCCCTTTAGACCATGGCCAGTCTTATAGGTTTCGTGAGCAATAAGAATAGCAAGAGGATGTAGCTTTGCCTTTCTAATTGCGTCTTCATTATGAAGAGCCTCAACAACCTTTTTAAGATTGTTCTTGTTCTTAAACAACTCCAAGCTAGACATCTTGCCAAGATTTCGGACCATAGCATTCAGAGGCATATTCTGTAGAAGTGCTTCCCAAACTGGGATTCTATTCAACATAGAAGTATTAATTACTTCTCTTGGCAGAGAGAATTGCTCGATTAGGTCGACGATTTGGTCTTCGTTTGTGCTCGTTGAACACAGCTCTGCTGCAGCCAGACGGGCTAGCTCACCATGCTGTTCAAGACGCACTTCGTCGGGCGAGACAATCCACTTGAACAAAGTGGAAATTGTATCCGACGAAGGAAGTGGATGCGACAAGCGGAGCAGATCGCGATGCGACCAGCCGTCTCTTTGCTTATACTTCATAACTTGATACATCAGAGAATCAAGGTCTTTCTCCGAATACCACTTTGCAACTGCCTCGCGTAGCCCTCGACCCCAACCTCGGAAAGCTTCAACAAATTGCGCATAATGGAACAGATGCGTTCCAATACGGCAAACGTCGGGAATAGCCTGTAGAGCGGCCTTACGCACAGAATTGTGTTTTGCAGCAGAAGCCATAGCAAGAGCAAAAATAGCAGGATCGTTTTTATGTGCCCTTCCTGCCGCACTGATTTCGACAATCTTCCGGACAACATTTAGACCATCGACTTCCTTTTTAAGAAGTCTTTCAACGCACTTGGCGTTTTTCTTAGTTAGCTGCTTTTCCGAGGCGTAAAAAGTACCACCTTCGGAACCAAGAATAAGAAACCGTTCCAGACGATCCCAATCTGAAAGCTCAAAGCTGTATCCACCCGCAGAGTTCTGCACCATATTCTTACCAGGAATAGGCTGCGATTGCGGGGTAACTAGTGTGGCATTCTTCTTTTCAACGGTTCTATTCGTCTTGACGTGAGCTGTGTAATCCATTTGTTCCTCCGGTTCGTTATCGAACAAAACACGCTCGTGGATAAAAATCGTCCTGGTTTAAAACCCGCTGCCTTACCACTTGGCCACAACCCGATTTCAGGTTGGCAGGAATCGAACCTGCGATCGCGGAACCAAGATAAACCAAAACTACGACCCACGAGCACAATTTAATCGGGCAAATTTAGGAGAGGAAGATTGTCCGCCTGGGCCACCGGGACACGTCGGAATCGAACCGACTGGGCTTTTTTGCATTAGTAAAAAGATAATCCTCTTCCTTCCGGCCCGAAAATTAATAGCATTAGGGCAAAAAATGAATTGGGTGTTTTTTCCAATAAAATAACCCAAGTTCTACGGCCCTAAGTTCTTCGTTCGTTCTAGAAAAGCATCTTAGCACATTTCCGAAGCCCTTGTCAACTTTTTTTCATCGATCTGTTCTTTTTCTCCGGGGGCAGGGGTCGAACCTGCGACCAACGGTTTAACGGACCGCTGCTACCGCCTCTGAGCTACCCCGGACCATTTTCCCCTTCGCACCTACTATGTAGTTCACGATGGCAATTAGAACACAACAAAATGCACTTGTCAAGCTCTTTTAGAATCTTTTCCCAAGAAGCCCCAAGATGTTTGGCCCCAAGCTCCATTACTTTTGTTGATTCATCTATATGATGGATGTCTAAAGCGGCTTGGCACTTATCATATCCACAGTTCGTGCACTTTCCGCCCAGCATCTTTATTATTTTTTTTCTTCTGTTGGCTCTAAAATTAGAATAGATATTAACAAGACACTTTTTACATCTGTATGTTTGCCCATGTCCATTAGAGCGCAATACAAAAGTTGTCATTCCATGACGCTTACATTCTTTTTCGGATTCTTTTGGAAGTTCTGTTACTTCAGCCACAACACATCCGCGCAAGAACAAAAAATACAACAGAAATTATAATGGCTGCAAAGTTCATTGCTCTAAACAACCAAGGGTTTATCTTCAAATAAAATACAACTCTTGAAAAATCAGATAAACGAGAAACTCCAAGAGAATTTACGAACAAGTCTACAAAACCCGCACCCAATAAAATTGAAAAAACAATAAATGGATACCCAGACATAAATCCGGTCAGAGGGAAGAAAACAATAGCTATACAGTCCATAAAACGAGGAGCCATGGAGATTAAAAACTTTTCTCTCTCTGTCGGTTGCATCTTAAGATCATAAAAAACAGAAGCATAACGAAATTGATTCATATATCTGTGTGGGAAAATCTTTAATCTATATCGTTCCACGCCAACAAGAACATGAGCCACCGCGATGTGACTCATCTCATGAATATAAATCCACAAGAAATAAGAAAAAATACTACTTAACAATATCACAAAGATTTGCATTTTCTTTTCTTGGGTTTAAATAAAGCTGTTCTTCTGCTGCTTTATAACCCATTTGATAAAGAGCAACAACATCATTGATTTCAAGTCCAAAATCAAAAGGTTCATACGGAACGTTAATGTTTACAATAAGATCCGCATATTTGGGCTCTTCGTAAAGCATGGAAGAAACAGTATTTAAAATGTAGTCAAGACGAGAAGAAACTTTTTTTGGAATGCCTTCTCCAGAAAAGCGAATTCCTATTACATCGTCTTCTTCATTAAAAATATCTGTGGCAAGATTTTGAGAAACCCCACCATCATTTAGAAGAAGTTTCTTTCCAGTTGGGTATTTTCCAGTTGGGTATAAGGGGACTTCTACGGGAGCGAATAAAAAAGGAACAGCCGAAGACGCTTTAATCGCTGTAGAGATTTTAACTTCTGGAGAAGAGCCTTCAGAGAAGTAAAAAGGACGCTTTCCTTCTACATCATTTGCTACGATTATTAAGTTTTTCAATGACTTTCTAAACGTTTGAGCTGAAACTTTTGTCTTCTTTTCGATAATATCTGCCATTTTATCAAGTGAAAGAAGACCAATACTTCGAGCAGGTTGCCAAAACTTTCTATTAAGAGCTAGAGTGTTCTTAGGAAGAACTTGTGTCGCTAGGGAAAGACATTCCGGTGTGGTCATCCCAGAAGCAAGGCAAGCTGCTACAATGGAGCCGCCAGACGTCCCAACAAAAGTGTCTGGAATAAACCGAAGTTTATTCATGATATACTCCGCCGCCCCCAAATGAGCGGGGAACAACACACCAGAACCAGAAAAAACTAATCGCTTCATGTTAACTCCTGTGGCCAAGAGAGGGATTCGAACCCCCGACGAGATTGCTCTTCCTGATTACGATTCAGGTGCCTTCGTCCACTAGGCTATCTTGGCGTACTTTAAATCTGTCTTTTCGTAAAATTATTTGTACTCTCCGACCACTTCTTATGATGTTCGCTTGTTTCTGCTGTCCATCCATAAAGAAACCCAATTGATAAATTTGACATCTCGTAAAGAAAAGCATTTCCTTTTACTTTGTTTCCGTACCAAGTAACGTCACTAGAAAGAAAACTTGTCCTTGTTAGTCCGTTAACATAAAATCTTCCAGTCGAACTATCGTATTCTCCCCTTGCTTCTTTTTCCAAGAGAATAGCTTTTTGTTCCTCTGGTGTTCTTTTAATCCCATAGACGTCAAGTCTTCTGTAATAATCTGGATCTTCAATTGAAGGCCAGCTCTCCTGCTTTGGCCCCATCCTCGGAGTGTACCAGAAAACTCCGACACCTTTGTAATGTTCTTTTAGCTTTTCTTTTTGCAAAGAAGTTATTACTTTGTCCAAATAAAGAGAGGCTATCCAGTTGTGTATTAAAGTTTCCCAGAACTCCGGCTTACAATCGTTTTTAATTTCTATCTTGTCGAAAACAAAAGTTATTCCGTTTTTTAACTGTACTGTTCTTTTAGACTTTAAATATCCTCTTAAGAGCGGAATTCCTAAAGTTAATGCCAAGACAACAAAGAAAAAAATGATTGCTGGATGCACATAAGTCCCTCCTATTCTTTAATCCTTTCTTCTGCCACAAAGGGCAAACTGTCGCATTTAAACCCTGCAGCTCCTTTGTGACCGCCACCTCCATAAAAAGAAGCGACTTTGCTTACGTCAACATCTTTTTTTGGAGTGTACAAAGAAACATACCATTTGTTGTCCGCAGTATAAACAAAGTTACACATTGCATCAAACTTTTCTTCATCCCAAACACTGTCAAAAAGTTGAGAAGTGTCTCGTCTATTACAAGCCACAAGACGAAGATTATTTAACGTTGTTGCAAAAGCATATTGTTTAATCATATCGAGTCGTTCTAAATCTTTATACGTCTGAATTAATTTACCTGTTTTATGAGCTTCTCTGAAATATTGGTTATCTTTGGACGCTCTATATGTAAACAAGGCGTGCCAATCCTTCCTTTCATACTTATCAGCTTTGATAAAGTATTGAAATAATTCTACATCTTCGTGCCAAGAAAGGTCAAAAACATCGTAACGTCCGAGCAGACTTACACCGTAGGGAGTTTCTTCACCAGGAAAGAAATATTCCCAAGCTAATTCGCAAGCAGCTTTTCCGTTCATGCGAAGACCAAAGAAAGGACAATTCTTATATTTCTCTATTGCCGAAGAGTGATGGTCTATCCAAATAAAGTTTGTATTCTCTCTCAGCCAAAACATGTCTTCTTCGGGGAAGGAAAGGTCGACAAGAACAAAAGTTTCATTAGGAGTAACAGTATTTCTGTCGAAAGAATCCCCATAGTTCCAAGGAAATAACTCACAATCTGGATATCTGTACTTAACGATTTCAGACGAACAAATGCCATCAAAATCTACACCATGATAAAAACACTTCATTTTGCTATCCTTTACTCAGAAAAATAAACGTCAAAGAATGTCTTTGCTTTTTTAGGAATTTCGAAAGAAGAAATAAACTTAGAAGGCATTGCATCAATTAAAGCTTTTGGATAATGTTTTTTAAGCGGAAACCCTACCTTATGCTCCATCATGTAAGTATAAGATAAAATATAGGCATTTGCTTCTTTTATATACTTCTCTAAATTCATATCTAGATTTCGTTCTATAAATATGTCTACAGTCATTTTTTCTGCGTCTAATTCAAGTTTTTGTATTAAGCATATGGCCTGTAAAAGTTTTCTTTTTGATAGCTTCTTTTCGTCATACAACCACGCATAGAAGTCTATCAGACTTTGGTCTGCTCTTTCTAAAAATTTTGTATATTCTTTATTGGAAAACTCATATTGTAGAAAGTGAGAATATTCGTGTATAAAGCAAGACCTCCAAGAGAGCTTGGACGTTACAATTACTTTATCTTCTTGACAAAAATAAGCAGAAACTGGGGATTTATCCACGTAAATAAAGGTAGAATTCTTTTTTACGTGTTGGTAGCCTTTGCTTGCCAATACCTCCAGAGATTCGTTGTAGAAGTCATTAAATTTTCTATAATTCACCCTCGTTTATGTCCTTAGAACGGCAGGCGTTACGAGATTTCTCCTTTCTTTTATCTTTAAACGATCCCGTTCTACGAAAATGGGCGTCAACAGCAATTAAATTACGAGTTTTTCTAATCTTTCTCTTTCGCATTGAATTACGTCTACGATCTTTTTTCTTTCGTCCCACCCTAATCTAATTAGACCTTTGGAGGGACTATTGTACGTAGCAGCTAAAAGAATTCCTATTCCATTAGGATTCTTCGCTTTCCACTTAATAAGATTAGATTCTTTGTCGTCTATTAAAATATGGCAATTTGCATACTCTTTGTTTTCAGTTGGCAAGTATGCATGTTTAAAGGGAAAATTCTTTTTGAGCCATTCTCGTCTTACTGCTTCCCAATTTTTACAGCTAGTCCACGGAGAAGTAACCCAAACAATATTAGAGAACCCCTTGATTTCATTTATAAACTTAATAGATTCTGGGATGGCTGGAATGGTCTTCCAAAACTCCGGGGAAGACAAAAGATGAAAAAACCTCTTTTTTACGGTAGGGAGAAAATACTTCTCCATATGGAAGTCTTTAATATCTTCTCTTTTGGGGAGAACAGAAAACTCTTTGGAGAGTAGGTTTAAAGTGTGGCCGACAAAATCGCCAACTACCCCATCGACATCAACTCCTACGTCAATCATAAAAACCTCGATTTTTGGCATCATATCATAGAAAGAGGAAAAGTCAAGAAGAAAGTTGATTTACTACCGGATAGGACATGGCTGTTTTTACAATTCCTTCTTCGAAGGGAGTGAAATCAAAATGTCCCAATAAATCAAGAAGTCTTTTATTACTTCCATCTTTTCTATATTGGCCATCTAGTTTTCGATTGAAAAAATACTTCTTTTCTCCAATGTGCTTGCCAAGTTGTTTCATAGCTATTTCGATCATTTCATGAATGTGAAAATTTTCTTTTGGGGCAACAATAATGGGAGAGTTAGAGTTGTGTTTTTCCAAAAGAATGGGGATAATTTTAACTAAGTCCTCAACATAAAGGAATTGTCTCATTGGTCGACCTGTTCCCCAGAACTCTAAATTCTTTTCCTTTGAAAACAGTTTTGTTATTAATGCAGCAACAAAGTGTGAATCTTCTTTGTTAAAATGGTCGCCAGGACCATAAAGATTCGAAGGACAAAAGGTAGAATAATTTAAACCATATTGGTTCCTGTAGGCCACACATTGAACGTGAAGCAACCTTTTGGAATACCCATAAGAAAAGTTTGTTTCTGCAGGAGGACCAGAGAAAATGTCCTCTTCTTTAAAGGGATATTTCTCTAGAACATCAGGAAAGGCACAGGTGGAAAGAGAACACAACATTCTTTTAATTCCATGCGTATGGGCAGAATGCACAAGATTTGTGTTCATTGTTACGTTTTTGTAGAAATATTCGGCTTGTTTTTCGGAATTGTCTTTAATTCCGCCCACTTTGGCGGCAAGATGCAAGATCGCGTCTGGCTTCTTTTCTTCTATCATCCTGTCACATTCGCTCAAAGAGACAAGATTATACTCGGAGGAGGAAACATAATCCCATTCCGGACGAGAAAGACGAAGGTTTTTGCCAAGAAACCCAGAACCACCTGTTACTAAAACTTTCATTTGAACCTCTAATCAATTGTAAATTTCTTCTCGAAAAAATCTCCACAATTACATTTCTCTTTGAAGTATTTTTTTGCATCCTCATTAAACCAATCAAAAATCCAATTATTAATAAGCTTTTCAAAAGTAGATTTGTCTAATCCGCCAAGACCTTCACAGTAATGCCACACTCTAATTTCCTTATTATCAAAAGTAAAAAGTCTGTCATCGGACACAAACATTTTCTTTGTATATTGCCCCCAAGGTTTCTGTCCAGGCGCTGCTACAACGTTACCCTTTGCCCTTGCGTTATAAACGATTTTAGAGTCTTGATAGGGATGTTCTACAATGTTATATGCAAACCCATATTCTTTTTTCCAAACAACTTCATTTAATGCTCCTTGCTCGTTATATTCTTTATGCAAAGGTGCTAATTCTATTATTTTTCTTACGGCTTCTGGTGAAGTAAAACAAACGACATCGGCATTTAGGTGAGTTTCTTTGTCAGGAGAACAAACTCTAGGAGAAACATATTGATAAGGGTAACATAGTGTTGGTAAAATGTCAAAATTATCTTTTTCTAAAAACTCCTCTAATCTGCTGCAAGTTATTGTATCCGCACCAAGAAGAATAATTTTTTCATACCCCTTTTCAAAAAGTTGCAAAGCAATACTTAGCCTTGAAACATTTGCTCCGCCCGAAACATTCCAAAGAGACAAATCTGTTACATAAAACAAATCTATATCAGAATGAAAAGCAAGAAAGCTGTTTTTAGCGCATTCACCAAGTTTTTCATAGTTTTTACCGGAAGCTACAATTAGACAACAAGTCTTCAACACTTTGCTACCCACCAATTAAACTTAGATTTATAAAAAGAGACTATATGTTTAATTTCCTTTGAAAACTCTTTTTTGGGGGTCCACCCCAAAGCCCTAAGTTTTTCATCGTTTAAAGAATATCTCATATCTTGTCCTTGACGCATTAAAGAATCGTCAATATAATCAGAAAAATTAATTTGTCCTTTCGATAAGTTAAAATAACAAGAAAGTATATTTTCTACTGTTGTTAAGTTGGACAATTCGCAACTTCCGGCGATGTTGTATATTTGATTTTTTATGTCTGAGCTAAGAATTGTAAATATTGCGTCAGCAGTATCTTGTACATGAAGCCAGCTTCGTATAGGAGTTCCCTTATTGTGAAGTTTTGTTTTACGTCCTCTAACTAGGTTATAAACAGTAATCGGAATAAGTTTTTCCGGATATTGATGAGTGCCGTAATTATTTGTCGGACGAACGATTACATAATTTAGATTATAGGTTCTAGACCAAGCCAGAACAAGCATATCTGCTGCTGCTTTAGCTGCTGAATAAGGATTCGAAGGTTTTAACAAATCCGTCTCTACGTGTTTACCTTCGGCTATATCTCCATAAACCTCGTCACTCGAAACGTGACAAAAAAGAGGGACATCTACACAATTCGAGTTTTTATATCTCAGCACTTCAAGTAAGTTCCTAACTCCTAAAATGTTACTGTTGATGAAATTGTCACTATTTGCTATAGAATTTTCCACATGGCTTTCTGCTGCAAAATTAACAATATAGTCGCAATCTGGTATAAACGTAATATCTTTAATGTCTTTTTGCTCAAAGACAAAATTTTGGTAATTTAGAAATTCTTGCAAAACATCTAAATTTGCAGCATAAGTTTTCTTGTCTATACCATACACAAGCCATCCGAGATTTAGACATTTCCTAGTGAAGTGAGAACCAATAAAACCAAGACATCCAGTTACATATACTATTTTTTTCATTTTTTCAAATTTCCTATATCGTATACTCTTTTTCAAAGAAGAACTCATTAACACATTTGGAAATATACTTTAGTTTTTCCTCATTAATACCAGCAAATGTGCCCAAGAAGAAAGAATCTTTCGTTGCTTTGTAGGCGTTAGGAAATTCACCTTTTAAGTCATTGCCTTCATATAAATGATTGTATCCAGGGTGTGCTAAGATATTGCCGCTAAAGTAACTTCTTGTTTGAATTTTCTTACTTTCTAGGAATTGGACAAATTCTTCTTTTGTAAAGAGTTTATTGTCTTTAACCGTAAGCAAAAAGGCGAACCAACAAGGGTCAGAATTTGGTTCTGCAACAGGAAGCATGAAATAATCTTGATATTTTGAAAAAATATTATACAAAGACTTATGGTTGTCTCTTCTTGCTTGGTCTAAAAGCGGAAGCTTTTTAATTTGTTCTAACAACAAAGCTCCTTGTACTTCTATTGGCTTTAGGTTATAACCTATTTCTTCGAAAACATATCTGTGGTCATAAGTAAGCTCTGGGAATCCGGGCAACCAGTTTCTATGTCTATTTTTGCAAGCAGCTCCGGAGGTAACGTTCCCAGGGGTTTTTGTATTGCAAAAACAGCCTCGTCCCCAGTCTCGTAAAGAAGTAACAACTTTTTGTATATTTATATCATCTGTTGCAACAAAGCCACCCTCTCCTCCGGAACAGTGGTGCGCTGGAAACAAAGAACACGTCGACATAATCCCAAAACTACCTAAAAGGCGTCCATCATAAGTTCCACCCAAAGCATCGCAGGAATCTTCGAAGAATAATAAATTATATTTATTTACTAATTCCATTACTCTTTTCATATTTGGTGGATTTCCCAAAACATGAGCAAACATAAAAGCTTTAATAGACGGGTCTTTCTTTAATAGTTCTTCTGTTTGGTCTAGATTCAAATTTAGACTTGGCAAATCAACATCCACAAAGACGGGGATAAATCCGTTTTGTATAATGGGGTTAAGAGTTGTTGGGAAACATACAACAGGAGTAAGAATTTTATCTCCTTCTTGTAGAAGATTTAGACTTTTTGACTTTGCTGCCACTAACATCAATAGATTAGCGGAGCTTCCGCTATTAACAAGTGTACCAAGCCTTTTGCCCAGAAAGGCAGGAAAGATTTTTTCAAACTCTCTTGCTTTGGGTCCGAAAATAAGCCATTCGTCTAACAGTGTATCAACTGCAGCTACATACTCTTTTTCGTCATATTGAGGGCCAGAATAAGAAATCCAATCCCCTTCTTTCCAAGCTTCGTTTGCGTGCTTTTCTTTAATATATTTTGCAACTAAATCTAAGATTTCATTTTTTGTTGTCATTGTTGTTCTCATAATAAGATAATAGCTTATCTTTTTTAAATAAATTTTCTTTTGCCCACAAAGGTTGTAGGTTAGTAAAGTGAAAACATTCTTTTTGTTGTTCTGGAATAGTTAAATCAAAAGCGGCACACGGTTTAATGTGGTCGATGTGCCACCCATATAAACCATGATTATCCCAAGACATTCCTTCTTTAAATTGAGACTCAAGGTGTTGGCGCAAGTATTCTATAGAACAACCCAAAAGTTCTATGGACTTAAAGGCTTTTTTTGCATATTTATAATAAAGTGCGCTATTAATTCTATTTCGTAAAATTTGTTGGATTTTAAAATTTAAGGAAGATATTCTTTGTTGTTTTTGGTATTGCTTCTTGTATTCGCGTCTTTCTTCTTTGTGTAGTTCTCTCCATTCTTTTGAAGATGCTAATTCCTTTGCACGATGTTTCCAATATTGTTGTTTTCTGTATTCTCGACTTTTCTCAGGACTTTTCTGTCTTGCTATTTTTCTTGTATTGTTTATGTGTTCACGGTTGTTTCTGGCATATTCTAATTGACATGCCTTGCATTTAGATATTCTTCCGCAGGGTCTGTCTTTTCTTTTAGAAAAACTATCAATTGGTTTTGTTTGTTTACATTTAGAACAAATTTTATTCATCATTTAAAAATATTTCCTTGTAGGGGACTGGAATTTTCTTATTGTATGTCTTTATAAGAACTTTTTTGATGAATTTTTTGTTAGAAGCACATAAACATCCAAATTTTTTTTCATAATTAAACCATTTATTTTTAAGAATACGATTAAGAATAATTTTTAATGATTCTTCTCGCAAGTTTCCAAAAGAAATGTGTAAATACGGACAACATTGGACATCACCAAATTGTGTCACACTAATTATGCGCTTGCCCGCAATACATCCAACGTCTAGACCATAAGAAGGAGTTAGATGTGTAAAAACGTCATATTTTTTACCCAATTCCTCTAAATATTTTTCATCATCTTCGTTGATCAATAAATCAAATCTTCCTTCGTATGCCCCCACTGGTTTAGCAAAAGAAACATATGTTCCAACTTCTTTTTGTTTTGCAAATTCTAGAAAATCAATCAGCTCTTGTGAGTGCACTCTTTCTTTCCACACAACGGTCGAAAGAATGACGTGCAAATCAGCTTTTTTACATGCTTCGATGGCATCAACGGCTCGTTGCCAAGAACCCGGTTGTCGACGAAATTCATCATGACTTTTCGAGTCAGCCCCATCTAAGCTTAATTGTATTTTATCTACACCGATGGACTTTAAGTGTTTAGCCCTTTCGTAATCTAAAAACCATCCGTTTGTATCTGAGACGATAAAAAATTTATTAGGATCAACAGCTTCCACAATTTGATCAAAATCTTTAAAAGTTAAAGGCTCCCCTCCTGTAATAACAAAATTAGCTAAACCTAGTTCGTGAGCCTGTTTTGAAAGTTCTTTTATATCTGGAATGGTGAATTTTCTTTTTCCTAAATTATTCTCTTTGTGTTGAAATTTTTCTATACAACAATGTTCACATCTAAAATTACAAGCGTAATTGTATTGAAATTGAATTATTGCGATACTTTCACCTTTCGCTACCTTTTCTGGGTATTTCATTACCTTTTCATAAACCAAAGGTTTATGTTCTTTAAGCCAATTTTGTCTTTCTTGCTCGTTGTTTTTTGTTTTACCGAATTGTGTCATAAACTTCCCTCAAGGTTGGCATTAAATAACCATATGTACTATATAAATGTTGAGACTCGGAGTTGTTGTTTAACAACTCTTGAATCTTTGTTTTTAGTTTTTCTTCTTCTAAGATGTTTCTTTCTTTAATTGCGATTTGTCTTAGATTTTCTAAGGCAAAAATCTGCGCAGGATATAGCTCAGATACCCTACTGTAGAGTTTTTTTGCTTTTTCGTTTTCACCGTCAACTATGCATTTATTTTTTATAAAGTTACAATATAAGTTGGCATACTCTCTTAGAGCATTAATCTCTTCCGAAGTCGTCCACGGAGTATCAAAATTTCTATGATTGAGCAAATTTTGACCCCAAAACTCTGGGCTAGATTTAATAAATCCCAAATTAGAAAATTGTTCGTACATATTTGAACCAACTACAGGCAAAGCTATTGCAAACTGTGTCCAATCGGGTCTTAGAACATTGTTTATTGTTTCGATAGTTTTCTTCATTTCATCTAAAGTTTCATTTGGAAATCCAAAAATTATATTGATTGTAACAATTAAGCCCCGATTTTGGGAATAGCGAATTAATTTTTGTGCCTTTTCTAAACTAATTTTCTTTTTTATTGTTTGTTGTGTTTTTCGCTCGGTTGCCTCTACTGGGAAAGAGATAACTGCTGGTTTTGTATATTTAATTATATCGTCAATCATTTTTGTTGTAGTTGCATTTATATTTACTGCTTGGGAAAAAGAGGTTCTAAGTTCTGGGATTTCTAGCTTTGAAATTGCAGATAAAAGTTCTTTTGTCCTTTTTTCTGTCGGCAGCGCCAAATCATCGAAAATACTCAAGTAATTGATATTATATTTTTTGTATAGTTCTAATACTTCTTCTGTTATTTTTTCTGTTTTCCGTAATCTCATTTTTCTACCACTAATGTTATTAGCAGCGCAAAAAATACACTGGAAAGGACAGCCACGAGAGGTCAAAATCGTAGCAGCTTTAGTTTTACCCTCTGTTTGATTATTAAATCCGTCCCAAAAAAGTTGGGAACCATCGGTATCTAAATAAAACTCGGTGTCAATTAAACCCCAATCCGGAAACGGTAAAGAATCTAAATCTTGAATTGGATTAGTACGAGAAAAAGTCTTATCTATTTTGTCTGAAAAATGGATACCTTTTAAAGTCTCTAAGTATTCTTTTTTATTTAAATTAGTAATTAGGCTGTAAAAAGCTTCCTCACCCTCTCCTGCAATCACATAATCAACATGTTTGTTTTTTAAAACCTCTTCTATTGCGTTTGTCGCAGTATGTCCTCCGACAACAACAGTTGTTGTTGGCCAAAGCTTTTTTAAAATCGGTAGCATTAGATTAAAAAATTCGTAAGAGGTTGTCATTGTTAGCGAAATGGCTAAAACATCTGGTTCTATTCCACAGGCGGTTGATACTGCAACTGAGGAAATTATTTCCTCTATCGGTTTGCTTTGTTTAAAGTTTGTTGCAAAATAATCTATACAACGTACAACGTTGGCACAGCCTTGCTTTTTTAAAAAAGAAGAAAGATATAAAATACCAAAGGGGAAAACTTTGATTAAACGATTTCTATCTTTTTGGTCTTGTAGTTTCTGAAGCGGGATACTTGGCAGATTAACAAAGAAAACATTTAATTTTTTCATTTAATCCTCTTTAGTTCGTTTTTTTCTATTTGTAGCAATACACAACTAAAATCTTTCCAGTGCTTTTGTAATCTATTTACCATTTCTTGGTTGTAGCTTCCGCCAATAAAAACAAGGTAATCAACTTCGTGTAAAGGTGTTGTTAAAAACTGCTCAAAAGAAACAATAGGAATATTCGTTACTGGTGTATGATTTCCTTGTTTAGAGGGTGCATCGTCTATGACACAAACGATTTTGTTTTTTTCCTCTTCTGGTAAGAAGGAGAGAAAAGAAAACGATTGATGTCCCGCACCATAAACTGCCACTTTCGTATTAGTATATTTGGTTTTTTCTTTAAAGGAATCAATGAATTTTTCTTTTTCTTGTTCGAACTCTTCCTGCAAAGAAACAGTCTTGTTTTTTTTCACAATAAAGGAGAGAACATAGCCATCTTTTATAACACTTTTTTCTAAAACATCCCATCCGTGTAACTTTAGTAAATAACTAAACGTTTCTTTGGTAAAATAAAATATATGTTCATTCATAAATTCAGAATACAATTTGTTTTTTAAAATCATGTCAAAATTTGGAACTTCTATAATCCCAACAGCTTCCTCTGATACAACCTCCGTGATAGAAGATAAAAATTCTCCGGGCTCTGGGACATGTTCCAGATAATTTAAAATAACAAAACAATCATAATTATCTTCTAAAGGGTCTTCAAAAAAACCATCAACGTAGTTGTATTTTTTAAACCCAGCAGACTCGCAAACTTCTTTATTTAATCCTCGTCCTATGTCAAAGATGGAATCTTTAACTCCATACTTTTCTTTTATTTTCTTCAGTTGCTCAACTCTATATTTTTTGTTTTCTTCTGACAACATCCCAGAAGAAATCGCCTTGTCCCAATAAGAAACCAATCTATAATGTCTTAGTTGAACGGTTTTGCATTCTTCGCATTGATAAACTTCTAACTCCACCTCACTTCCGGCCGAGCGTTCAGACAAATTTTGTACTTGAAGAGGCGAATTTTTAATTGTTAAAATTGGATTAGAAAAATTGTTAGTATAACATATTCCACAAAGCCACATCGTTTTTCCTAGTATTCAAATAAGCTTAAATCGAGCTTATTATATAGTTTGTAATAATCAATTAGCACCCAAATTCCAAAAGAAAGCGGAGCAAATTTAAACTGACCAAATTCTTTCGTAAAGAGAGTATTGTCGCCACAATAAGAAGAAGGAACGCAAGCTTTTCGCTCTGTTGGAGAGGCTATTGGAACTCCTGTCATCAGAGATATCTCTTTGGCGACATCTGCATAATACCACAGCTCTCCAGAACATAAATCATATGTTTTATTTTCTAATTTCGGCAACAACATTAAATCTACCATTTTACACAAATCATAGATATGAAGGAAGTCGGATACTCTATTTTCTGGGATTACAAGAGGCTGTCCTAACGCCGCTTTAGCGCACAAATTGTTTACTATTCTATATCTCCAATCAGCGCCAGGCCCATAAACACTATATATTCTTAAGTTAAAGATATTGTCGTATTTTTGGTTGATTAAACGATTCATTTCTCTCTTAGATTCTGCATAGTTATTGGCCACAAAAGTTTCAGCCCCAGACCCAAAATAAAACATTTTAGAAAAAAGATGATTGTTTTCTGCTAAATTATTGAACATCTGCATGTTGTTTACATACACTTTATTCGGATCGTTTTTTGAGAATCTTGGTGCAGCATCATAATTCGCACAGTGTATAACAACATCATAATCGCGATTTTTTAGTAAGTTTGTAACTCTGTCTTTATTCAGAAGGTCTAAACTCAAATGATTAAAAGCATCTACTTCGTGTTTGTGTCTTAAATATCCATAAAGGGCGCCTCCAATAAATCCACCCCCTCCTGTAATTAATATCTTCATTCCATTACCTTTTTCAGTTCATCTTCTGGAATTGATGGGTACAAATCTTCCATCGGCTTAGAAGCGAAAGAACCGTCTTCTAGTTGATAGGTCTGAGTTCGATGAATAACTTCTGTCTTCTTGGGAAGAAGAATCTCAATAATTTCTGGTTGTTGTAACTCAAAAATGTCCCTCCAAGGAATTCCATTTTCGAACAGATCAGAAGAAAAACATCTAGTTTTAATGCCAAAGCTTTGTGCAATTTTTTGTATCGAAGGCAGAGTTAAACCAGAACCATAGTCTGACCCGACGTAAGTTCCTTTGAAGAATTTGTCTTGAGTGTTTCGTATAGAGCCATAGCCGTCGTTATTTAAAACAAAGATTTTAATAGGTAAATTAAATCTTTTAATTACTTCAAGTTCCTGTACGTTCATTGGGAAACTTCCGTCTCCGTCGATGCAAATAACAGGTTTTTGCTGTCCAGCGAAATAAGCTCCTATTGCTTGAGGAATAGCAAATCCCATAGAACCAAGACCTGGGCTATTAATGATTCTTTGTTCTTTCTTTACTTTCCAAGTCTGAAGAGTTAATTCTGCAGCGGCACCGGAAGAACCAGGAACAATAATTGCGTCTTCTGGAGCATTATTCGTTAATCCAATAAGGAAGTCATAAATTGGAATTCCTTTTGACTCTTTTTCAAGAGAATATTTTTCCTTTATTTCTTTGGTCTTTGTTCTCCACGCAGAATGGTGTCTAGGAGGAAAAGTCTCATCTCCTATTTGGTGAGTAAAACAAATATATTCGTTAACAAAATCTTCTGCAGACATATTAATTTTAAATCTTGTGCTATGTTTATTCAGTTCGTTGGGGTCTATATCAACAACAAATTTAACAGCTTTTGGAGCGAAATTATCTAAATTAAAAGCAGTTTGCCCACAATCTAATCTAGCTCCAATTGACAAAACAAAGTCGGCCTGCTGTTGAATGATGTTTGCTGCTCTTTGTCCAACCATTCCAGGACGACCAACAAAATAGTAGTTATCTTCATCAATTAAATCTGCTGCTCTCCAAGTTGTTAATACAGGGATTTTAAGGTTGTTAATGATTTGATATAAAACTTCTCTATTACAATCTTTTGCCCCTGCGCCGAGAAGAAGAATTGGTTTTTTTGATTTTTCAAAAGCATCGGTTATTTCTGTAAAATCGCACGAAATATAATATTTGTTTGTCTTAACTTCTTTAACCGTATCAACGAATTCAGAAGCCTGAACATCTAAGGGAATTTCAATCCAAACTGGTCCCTTCCGCCCAGTTGTTGCAATCTCTAATGCTTTATCCATTTCATAAACGATATCGTCTGGATTCATAACGGTAACAGCATATTTAGTTATGCTTTTAACAATTTCTGGTAGATTTAGTTCTTGAAATCCGCGTTGACGTACACCGGATTCCAACACCATATCTTTTCTTTGTACTTGACCAGAAATAATCATTAATGGAACAGAATCTAACCAAGCAGAAGCAACCGCAGTAATTGCATTTGTTCCGCCTGGACCAGTTGTTACAATTGCTGCGCCCAAGTAGTTGTTGTATTGTGCATATGCTTCGGCCGCGATGGCTGCACCTTGTTCATGTAACATAGAAATATAACCAAGACCAGAATTATTTAAAGAATTCATCAAATGAATGCAGCCGCCACCTGCTAAAGTGAAAACAGTGCGTACACCATGAAAGTTTAAAAATTCAACAACATAATCAGAGACTTTCATGCATTTCTCCAATATCCAATATAGGTTTTTCTATATTTATTGTTTTGAATATTATCTTGAGAATAATAAGAATCCTCTTTGATGTGAGTCGTGGACAATTCTTCTACAACGCAGCCTTTAGGTCCAGCGACAAACCAGTGCTTAGTATTCGGCTCAATAGTAATCATGTCGCCAACGGATAAACTGTGATTTACATTATCTAGATAAACTCGCAACTCGCCATATAAAACAAAGAAAGTTTCTTTTTTAACCTTATGAGTATGCTCAGGATGAAGCTGATTTGGTAAGCTTATTAAGTATTTTTTGCAGTATGTATCGTTAATTGCTGTAAGCATAGACAAACCGTAAGCTTCGAAATTCTCCATTCCGCCATGATGGGAAAGCTCTAGAGCTGCATCTGGAGGAACAACAATATGAGAAGCGAGAACCAAATCTCTGATTTTTCTTACGGATGTAAGTATTTGTTCTCTTTCATCTTTATATTCTATATCAGAAAAAAGCAAAGGGGCATTTTTTAAAATAGTTCCTTTTGTAATTATAGAAGCATACTTTGACATGTCGTTTGCTAAAACTTGGTCTTCCATGTTGGGAAAAGCGTAAAAAACATCATTTCTTGTAATCTTATCCCCAGCTAAGACATCTCTTTTTAAATAAGCACCCCTCTTAAATGTTCTTAAATCTTTTTGTTCTTTTTCGGAATAAACTCGATTCTTAGAGCCTAAAGAAGTTTCTGTTTTTGCTGCATTGGTTAACCACCAAGCAATTTGCTGTGGAGTTGAAGAATAAGAATTTGGTAACGATACATATTCTGTTGGCAAAGCAACGTGTCTCTCGAAGATAGATGCTCCAAGCGCCATAGCAATTGATACAGGAAGAAGATTTTCTGGCTCTTCGTGTGTTGAAAATCCAATTCTTGTAGAATATCTTTTCTTTAATTCTGAAATTTGATTAAGCTGTAAATCGTTATTAGACGTTGGGTAAGAGCCAACACAATGCATAAGAGACAATTCTTTGCTTCTGTTGGAAAAGAATGTAAACACCTTATGAATATCTTCGTAGGAAGAGCCAGCCGTTGAAGCAACAATAGGAATGTTTTTTTCTGCTATTGTATTTAACAAAGGCCAATCTGTCAAAGAACAGCTCGCTATCTTGATATAATCAAACTTCATTTTTTCTATTATATCAACAGAGGCTTCATCAAAGGCGGTACAAATTGTTTTAAACCCGTGATTTTCTGCTCTTTCTTTCATGTTTCGGAAAGCAGCTTCGGGAAGAAAAGTTTCGTTAAATCTGTTAACATACTTAATATCATTACGGTTTTTATATTCTGGATGAATAAAAGTCTCAGGGTCTCTCATCTGAAACTTAAAGGCAAAATCAAATTGAGGAAACTGCTTTATGCAAAAAGCGAATGCATCTATTATATCATAGCCGTGGCTTACAATGCCCTGATGGTTATTCGCCATTTCAAATATAAACAGTTTTCTTACATCTTCCATTTTGTTCTCCAATAGTTTTGGATAATTGCATCGTAATTAATACCATATTTCCTAATTTTCCATGACGCTTGTTCTGGGTGCCATCTGTAAAAATAACCTAAAAAATCTTGGCAAGGATAAATAAAAACATTGTTATCTGTAAACTTCCCCCACATATCATAATCACCTGCCCCAACATCTTGTAATTTATTAAAATCGTGAGCTTCTCGATTAGTCATTAGCGGCCAAAGACTTTTGTGATATACAACAGTGGGATTATTCACTGGAGAGCCAATAAGGAATTTTCTTTTAAAGTCTTCTATGTTTTGATAAGAATGTATCATAAAAGAATGACCGCTACCCTCCACATTAACAGATTGCATTGGGCTTTGCAAACACTTTATAGAGGGGTTTTTATCCAAGAGAAAAGAAATATTTTCTATATATTCCGAACTAACATAATCATCCGAACTGACAAAAGTAATAAAATCTGTATCAGAATTTTCAAAGGAATAAATAAGGGCTTCCATATATCCGTTGGGGTATATGTTTGGCAGGCTCACTACTTCCAGCCTGGAGTCCTTTAAGGTTTTTAAATATTCGTAAGTTCCATCTGTACTTTCGTTGTCGGCAGCTAAGATTTTTAAGTTATCATACTCTTGAGCTAAGATCGACTCAACACATTGTTTTATCCACTTAATAGAGTTAAAACTTGGAATTACGGCTGTTATTGAGTTCATTTCCAATCCTTTACGTTAATCGCCTTATCGTCAATAAAAACATCGTAATAGGGTTTATTAAACTTTAGCTTCGTATACTTCACTCCCCAATATTTTAGTTGATTTTTTGTAACCTCTTGCCAGTTAATTCCCGTTAAAACTCCTCTAGATGTCCAAAAAACAATAGTGTTTCCTTCTTCGTACAGTTTGTTGACTTTTTTTATGTTTGTCTTTATCGGAGAGCTTTTGCTGTAGTCCCCGTTTTTGGGAGATTTGCATATTGTTTTGTCAATATCTATATAGATTATCATAATGATAAAAACTTCTTTACACGGCAAGTGTAAGTATGATTTTCTAGAACATTCTTTTTATTTTCTTGTTTGATTTCAAGCAGATTGGAGTCTGACATAAAACAATACTCTCTTGCATAGTCAATTAGCTGTTCCGTATTCCTAGAGGTTTTCACATCAGGGAAGAGACGTATAAGTTGTTTAATAGAATCACTTATCAATATTCCGTTAGCCCCAAGAGATTTAAAAGTTCTTTCATTTGTGTCAAATCCTAAAACTCTCTGATAAGCATCATGAACATTCAAAGCTACTTTGGAAGATTGTAATATGTAGTTTTCATCATAGTTAGGAATATTTTGACCAATAAAAATACCACATCTAAGACCAGAGCTTTCAAATCTCTGCTTAACCTCTTTTAAAATATGCCTTTTTTCATCAAAGCCATTATTTGCCCATCCTCCAACAAAACAAACATCTAAATTATATTCTTCAACATCTAAACTTCGATAATTGATGTTATCAAAGGCTAGTGGAACTGTGTGTAATGGACTTCCCCAATTTCCATGGTAACTAAAATCGTCTCCGAAGCTCCATTTTACTAAATTTGGTAAATCTTTAATTTTATTAATTAAATCGACAGAGCAGGCAGAAATAAAATTAGGATGTCTTCCCCATGGCATATAAAAAGAAACAGGTTGTACAAAAAGAAAAGTCTTTCTGGAATTTTCTAAAGTACAAATTGCAGATTCTTTCACATCTCCGTCTACAGCCATTAGATAATAATCTTTATCTTTTATGTCTTCGAGATTTTTGTATAAGCAAACCTCATAGCCCAAAGATTTCCAAGCATTAGCATATCCTTCATAGATCCACAGTCCTGCACCAAGAGTAGGAACTTTAATATACACCTTCATTTAAATTCTTTCTATCTGTCTCAAGAGAGACTTTAATCGAATTGTCGATTCGTGTTCTTTCATAAACCGTTGTTGTCCTGCAGTAGATATTTCTTTTATAAGTGATGGATTTTTCCCAAGAAAACTGATTTTATCGAATAGTTCTTCTTCCGTCTTAAATGTAAGTATTTCCTTTTCCAAATCATAAAGTTCTTCCAATCCAGGAGTGTATTCTGTTAATAGCAAACTGCCAACAGCCGGAACCTCCATCATTCGAAGTTTCATTTGAGTCTTTTTAAGCGGATCGTTTTCGTTTATAGAGAAATTCAATCCACAAGCTGAAGAAGAATAAAAAAACATCATATCTTCGTAAGTTGTTCCATATATAACATTGAAATTAATTGATTTTTCTTGTAATTTTCTAAAGAAATTATCTCGTTGCTGGTTGATGTGGCCACAAAACCCTAAGAATCTTTCTTTCTTACATCTAACGCTAAAATCTGAACTTGTGTGCCACAGTCCTAAAAGAATGTTGTCATAGCCTAAATCTTTATATTTCTGCACATATGAAGGTTCTGGAGTAGAACAACAAGTAAATTTCCAGCATTGACGAGAAGAAAAAGAATCAAATCTCCAAGTATCGTCACAAAACCAATTGAAGGTTTTTATTTTACCTTGTATTGTAATGAACTCAATGGTTTCTAATTGTTCATATGGAGTAACAGAAAGATCTCCAGTAATACAAGAAAAAATTAAGTCTGGTTTAAATTCATCAACAACCTTTTCTAAGCTTTTCTCTTCTGGGTCAACAGTATCATAAAAATACACTTCGTGACCAAGCTTCAAAAGAGGGATGTAAGTGCTATAATACCCTGAATCTAATCTAATTAGGTTTCCTCTTCTGAGATATTTATTCGTTGCTAACAATATCTTCATTATAGTTCTTTCTTAAAAAGAGAAATCGCATATTCTTTTTTGTTCTTCATTTCTTGAATTATTTCTTCTGGTTGTTTTATGTACCAAGGTTCATAAATTGCGCCTATGTTTTCATTCAAGAAGGGAACAACTCCCAACATCTTCGCTTCAACAACGACTCTAGAAAGAGTTTCTGGAGTTTTAGGCAAAAACATTAAATATTTATTCCAAGAGATTCTGATAAGTAAGTCAGACCAAGCACAAGGCTTTATAAGAACAATAGGTTCTCCTTTATTCATGCACCTGTCAATTGCCTCGTTAGTGTTTTTGTGGGCAATAGGAGAAATTAAAATAGATGTCGCCTCTTTCTTTTTATGTATTGGAAACTGTTCGTTTAAACTCTCAATCACTTCGAAAGCGGCATCGTGCCACAGATTTCCGCCCAACACAACAAAATTAGACAAATTTAAGTTTTTGTAGATAATGTTTCTTTGAAAAGTCGACTGGCATAGAACAAAAGCGGCGTTCTTATAGAATTCTAAATTAATAATATCTTTTGCTGGAACTATGAAATCTTTGTAAAGAGCTGGGTTCCTACTTTGGAGGAACTTGTAATCATGTTCGATAATAAAGTATTTACAAGGAACATTAATTTTGTCTTCTTCTGTAAGAAGAGCGAAATTGCCAAAAATGATACGGTCATAAGGGGTAAGAGAAGATTTAATTCCCGAATAGGAGGAGGATTTTATTTTCTCTACAGAATACCCTGAATTTCTCAGTTCCTCAATTAGAACATCATTCGAGGCTTCTCCGCCACCGGGGTATTCTTCATAAAAAATATCTGCTACAAAATATATGTTCATTTTTTTAAAGCCTTTTCTACCATTTCACCGACTAATTCTTCAAAAGAAATCTCCGGATACCATCCGAGCTTATTGTGAGCTTTTGTACTGTTGCCAATTAAAACATGAACTTCTGCAGGACGATAAAACTTTGGGTCAATCCTAATGTGTTCTTCGTAGTTTAATCCAACGCAGTTAAAGGCTTCTTTACAAAAATCACGAACAGAATAACAAGTCTCAGAAGAGATAATGTATTCTTCTGGAGTCTCTTGTTGAAGCATCAAATACATTGCCCGAATGCAGTCCTTCGCGTGACTCCAATCTCTTTTAGCTTCAAGATTGCCAAGATACAAAAAATCTTGTTCATTGTTAGATATCTTTGCAACTGCTTGTGCAATTTTCTGAGTAACAAAATAAGGTCCGCGACGTTTCGATTCGTGGTTCATCAATATGCCCGAACAGGCAAACATATTATAAGATTCTCTATAATTTATAGTAAGATAGTGACCATAAACTTTAGCTACACCATAGGGAGAGCGGGGATGAAATGGAGAATTTTCGTCATATGGAACACCGCCAGATAATCCTCCGAGCATTTCGCTGGTTGAATTTCCGCTTATTGCTGTTTTGCCGTTTCTTTCAATTAAGAAGTTATGATTATCTTTTATTTCCAAGCACCACACGTTTCCTTTATATTCAACCTCAGAGATCATATAAGAGTACAACTTGTTCTTTGGAGAAAAACTAACATTAATGTAAAATGCTTCTTTTGTAGATTTTATTTCCCGTACTTTGTCTCCTTCTTTTATATAACTTTTCGTTAATCCAACGTTCTTAATAGAAGGATGATACCCGCATTTTTTTATAAGAAATAAAAGTTGTGAAGCCAAAATACTTGATACTGTGGTGATAGAAGCCCTTTCCCCAGACTTAGTTTTTCTTTCCGAACCATCTGAGTCTATTACTCCTTGCAATAGGGCTCTTAAATTACCGACGGAATAAGAAAAGGCAAAATCTGGTATTTGTTTTTCATAAACATTTTTCCCGCATAAAGAAAATATTTTCGAAAGAGGCAAGCTGGTTAAAGTTATTGTCATTTTTTGTTTTGAATATTCTAGCTTGTTCTTATCTAAAATTTTCAATAAAGAACTTCTGGCGGGATCTTTTTCGGGTATCGCAAAAAGAATGGTATGAGAAGTTAAATATCTTTCTCCAGTGGTCGGAGGAGTCCCTTCAAAATTAAATTCAGCCGTGTAACGACCTGTTTTTTTATCTCTTCTTTTTTCATTTTCTTTAAATGGATAACTTCTTAGTTTTTTACCAGAAGCCTTATATCCGTCTCCAATATATAAACCAAGTAAATAAAAAAGGTCTTTTGAAGGCAAAGAAGTGATCAAATTCTTATGAAAACAATTTGGTACAGAGAGTTCTTGTAATGGTACGAGATCAGATAATTTAATATTTTCCTTTTTATCTTCCAACTGTGGAGTAATAAAGGGCATGCTTAGATGACTTTTTCTTTCAAAAGAAAAAAGATTCTTTATATTTTCTGCTCTACAACTAACAATGTTATTATTGTCATCTTTAAGGATTACTCTGTGGTTTGGTGTAATTAGTTGTGAAATTCTTTTCCCCTCTAAAGAAATCATCTTTCCATCATAGGGAAATTTATATATTTTTAGTATTTGTTTTTTTTCCATTTGATGAGTTTGTTCATTAAAAGAAAAAACATCGTCTCCAACTTTTAATTCGGTGAACGGCTTTATCCCCGAAGGGGTTACAACGTTGGTTTTTTCGTCATGACACGCTTGATAGAACTTAGTTTTTTTCTCGTTACCACTTTGTCTGATGGACTCCAAACAATTCAGAACACCAGCCCCTGTGGCACTTAAGGTATGAAATGGTTCTTTAAAAGATGTTCCAACTTCTGATTGGGCGGCAAGATTATACATCTCATCGGGAGAAATGGACTTAACAAGAGAAATCATTGAAGATAAATCTGTTACATCCCCCTCAACAATTTCAAAATTCTTTTCCCCAACAAGATGAGACACATTTCCAAGACCATTCGAACTGGTTCTTCTTTTTAATCCATAAACTTTATAGTCTTTTTCTAAAAGAAGTTCTGAGAGGTAGGAACCATCTTGTCCTGTTACTCCGGTAATCAAAGCCTTTTTCATTTTGTCTCCATATGTTATATATATAACGACTTCAGCTGCTTCTGCCTCAACTTCTATTTAAAAGAGAAAAAATCCTCGACAGAGGTCTCGGCAATGTCTTTTCTTCTAACGAAGAAAATATAACATCGACAGAAGTCGTTTTAATTCTATCATATTTTTGATGAAACTTAGACAAGAAAAAGAAAAAAGATATAACATGTTGAAAAGATGAAGAAAAACAGTAGAAGAAAGAAAGATGTAACATATATATAATATATATTACCAAGAGATTTGGAACTTAAACTGTTAACCTCTCAGTTAAAAGAATTTAAATCTTCTCTTCTTATTAAGAACAACGAATTTACAAAAAAATCAACACATTCTACTTCGTGTGTTATATTTATAATGTGTCGAAACGTCATTCTACAACTTCTGAAAAAAGCCTCCCTATAACTATCCTCAGCCAACGTATTCGGCTCGTTCCAAATAACATCCAAACAACCTTTTTCGAACGTTGTGCCGGTGCGTCTCGTTTTGTCTACAACTGGGGATTGGGCCGTTGGAAAACTCAATACGAAGCTGGGGGGAAGCCCTCTTGGATTAGCCTTAACTCCGAGTTGAATGCCTGCAAAAACACCGAATTTCCTTGGATGGCAAAATTGCCGTGGGCTGTTGCTGCAACGGCATTGTCCAATCTCGGCAATGCTTTCTCCAACTTCTTTCGTCGTGTTAAGTCTGGCCAAAAGCCCGGTTATCCCCGTTTCAAGTCGAAGAAGCGGAACAAAGCAGCCTTTGCCATCGAGGGACGAGCCCTTCAGTTTGACGGCAGAAGAGTCAAACTCCCCAAGCTTGGTTGGGTCCGCACCCGACAAGAGGTAAGATTTCCTGGTAAAATCCTGTCCGCTCACTTCACGAAACATGCCGGTCATTGGTACGTCTCGATTCAAGTTCAAGTCTCCGACTCCTGGTCCTATCCCCATCGCTGCGAAACCCAAGAAGCGGTTGGAGTGGACCTTGGGCTCCGAGACCTTGCCGTGCTCTCCACGGGAGAACGGGTCGGGGCTCCACGCATTCTGCGTGCTCATGAAACCCGACTGCGACGACTCAACAAGGAAATGTCTCGTCGCGTCATAGGAGGGAAGAATTGGCAGAAGACCAAAATGAAGCTTGGTCGGCTGCATGAACGGATTTCCAACATCCGCAAAGACGTAACGCATAAGCTTACCGCTCGGCTGGTCCGAGACTTTCGTCGGATTGGAATCGAGGACTTGAACGTCAAGGGGATGATGGCAAATCACCATCTTGCAAAGTCGGTTGCAGATGCTGCCTTGTCGGAAATCAGGCGTCAGCTCACGTATAAGGCTCCGCTTGCCGGCAGCGAAATCATCGTTGCTGACCGCTGGTTCCCTTCTTCCAAGCTGTGTTCCGACTGCGGAACAAGACGAGAAGGACCGTTGCCCTTGTCCATCCGAGAATGGGTTTGTGAGGCTTGTGGGGTTGTCCACGACCGAGACATCAACGCAGCCATTAATCTTAGAACCGCCGCCCTGGCGGGGATAGCCTGCTGCCAAGAAAGCTCTGGTTCTGGTCTTGCGACCAAAACGAAACTTTCTCTTGGGCAGGAATTGAGCAACCGTGTTAACTAATGGGTTCATGGTTTAAGTCTCGAAGGGGAACTATAACACAAGCCTAATTAGTGTAAGAGGAAAAGATCGATGAATCTTAATGAAACAGAAAAGATGTTACAAGAACTTTATTCCTTCTGTAAAAAGGAGTTAGGATTTAAGAGAGGCATCTCAGCTCTTAATTTTATACAGTCTGAGGCTAATGCTAAGAAATTATTAGGGAAAACAGCTAACTACGATCCGGAGACAGAAGAGATAAATATTTATGTTACCGGAAGACATCACAAGGACATAGCAAGATCATTTGCACACGAGATATGCCATCATTGGCAAAACGAAGAAAAAAGATTACCCCTCTCAGGACTTAATTCTCAGTCTTATGCTCAAGACGATCCCCAGCTTAGGAAGGCTGAAGAAGAAGCTTATCTAAGAGGGAACATGCTTTTTAGGGACTGGGAAGACTCTCAGAAGAAAGCTCTTGTAGAAATAATCCTCCGCGAACGAGGAAGGCTTCAGTTAAATGAGGGAGGTGCGGCTGGCCACATGAACCACCTCTACGACGATCCGCTTCTTACATTTAAGAAAATTAAGGAAATATTAATTGCTGCCTCTTCGGGAAAAATTGAAGGTACAGAAAAGGTGGATGGGGTTAATCTTTTTGTTTCTTTCGACTTGCAGAAAAATGTTGCGGTTGGGGCTAGAAACAAAGGGGAGTTGGAAGGTGGAGGTCTAACTGCGGAAGATTTCTTTGAAAAGTTTGCCGAGCACAGCAATCAAAACTTAAAAACCGTAGTTTCTAATGCATTGAAATCATTCGAAGAACTAGCTATTTCTTTAACCCCTCAAGAAAAGATTCAGTTCTTCGGAGAATACCCAAAGAAATTATTTTACAACTCCGACATCGTTTCTCCTGAAGCTTCAAATGTTGTTGATTATAATAAGAAATTTATAATTCTTCATCGAAACGGGCATATTGTGTCTGACATTTTGGCAAAAACGGTCTCGGATGTGAATTTGGAAAATAATGTCTTGGAGTTGACAAAAAAAGTAGACGAACTTGGGAAGACAAAAATAAAAGATTATGACATGAAGATTTCGGCTTTAAGAAATCTTAAGGCCCTATCGGACAGAAAACCCCTTGAGATTGCTTTAAAGAGAATTGAAGATATTTTACATGACTCAGGGGCCTCGGAAAGCAGCACTGTATCTAATTTCCTTTTTTTGAGGCTGACCCCAGCGGTTGAAGAATATATATCCGATTTATCGCAATCAAAGAAAGAACAAATAATCCGAAGAATTGCGGGAGAGAAAATTAATCTAAGAGAGCTTAAAAAAGATTTAAATCCTCGTCAATTATCGCAAGCAAACGAACTTCTTTCAAGAGCAAACGATCTTAGAAAAAGAGCAATTCTTCCGCTGGAAAAAACAATTCATGACTTTTCTGTTGAAATTCTTAAAAGTTTAGATTCTTTGTTTGTTTTGGACGATAAGAAAGAGCTGGCAAGAATAAGAGAGAAAGTCTCTCAGGCTATTGAAAAGATTCAGAATTCAGGCAATGTTGAAGCAATCAAGCAACTGCGTAGACAGATGGAAAAATTGGAGTCTCTTGAGAACATTTCTTCTGCAACCGAGGGCTTTGTCTTCAGTTTTGATGGCAAGACATATAAATTTACTGGGAATTTTGCTCCAGTGAATCAGATTTTAGGACTGTTTAAGTATGGTAGGGGTAGTCTTTCCCCAATGGTATTGGAAGAAGTAAAGGGGAAGATAAATTATGTCTTAATCCCTGGTGCATTTAAGCCGCCTCATCGTGGACATTTGCATATGCTAAAACAATATGCTGAAATCGCGGATAAGGTGGTTGTGTTTATTTCCAATAGGCCCAGGGAGGCTCCGGGCGGTAGAGCAGTGGGCGCGGATGTAGCGGTCACTCTGTTTAAAAAATATATTCAAGTGTCCGGGCTTGAGCAGAAGGTGGAGATTAAGATTGCAGATGCGGTCAGTCCGATCGTAAGCATGTTGGAATTTATTTCTTCTTTGCCAAAAAATACAAATGTTGTTCTAGGAACTTCGGGAAAAGGGGAAGATTCGAAAAGATTTGAGAATTTTGAAAAATATGCACCAGAAGGTGTTAAGCTGCTTTATGGGAAGGACTGGTCTGTGGACCCCCTTCGAGAGAAAAACATGGCATTTTCTTCCACTTTGATGAGAAAGGCAATTGCGAATGGAGATGAAAACTCTTTTGCTTCTTTCTTGCCGGATGAATTAAAAACCGATTCGGAAGAACTTCTTAAAATTGTGGCGGATATGACAAAGACCGAGATATTGGAATTTTCTGGAATGGCTATGGGAGCTGTGACGGGGGCTTTATCTGGGTCAAGTGTTGAAAAAGACGAAGAAAACACTAAAAATATGCTAATTAGAGAGGTAATGGAATACTTTAATTCGAGGATCCTGAATGAAAACTAGAGAAGAATTTATAAAAGAACTTCAAGAAGAAAAACTGCTTCGGGAGACTGTGGATAAAATCGCTCAAAATAGGATTTTTGAGCAGGTTTCCGAAGAAAAGAAAAAGATTATAGAAAGACATAAAGAAAGAGCACTACTAAAAGAGTGCGTCCGGAAGATAATTTCCGAAGCCAAAACACCTCCGCCTGCGCATCAATCAACAGGAATTAATATTCTTTCGGAACTTCTAAGAAAAGTTCTGCCTATTCTAGAGAGAAACTTCAGAAAACTGACAACAGATCAGTTTCAAAGAAAGTCTTTTCGAGCCCATATTATAAATGGGTGCAAGAAGTCCCTGGAGAGAGCATATGTGGAATCAGAAGCTCCCGAGTCATCAGAACAGGCTCAGGCAGAGGTAGATAATGCTATGGGAGACGGAGAGGGCATGAAGCAACCTTCTGCTGAACCCGAGCCTTCGATGCCTTCGGAAAATCCTCTTAATGAGCTTGATATGCCAGGTGACGAACAAAAGTTTATTGATATTCGTCCGAAAGACAAAAAACCTACGGACAAGAAAACAAACATCAAAGACAAAGAAGATTTTGCCGTTGATGGGGAAGATGAAACAGGAAAGAATTTGGCGTTTGAAGTGTTCCATCAAATAGAAAAAACGATTCTTGAGTCGTTTAGACTTTTGTCCAACGATGAAGACAAGAAAATATTTGTTGAATATCTTTTAACAAACTTGAAAATGTATTTTGATTTGTTTGAGGACAATCTTCAAACAATGCCGAACAGTAAATAAGGAGAGTTAATTATGAGTAATCCGAGACGAAGAAGGCAGGCAAGAATTAAAGCTCGCGAGGCTGCAGCTCCGCCTGTTGTGCTTGTTGAGAAGGAAGTTGCGGTTGTAGAGAAGTTTCTTCCTTCCAAAGTAGAAGACGAAATTATTGTTCCCAAAGTTGAAAAGCCTGAGCTACCTGTGGAACAAGAAAAGCCTGAAGCAAAGACAGAGAGTGTTCAGACAAAGAGACGCTTTAAGAAAATAGAAAACTAGAGGCTCTTGTGACCAGAGGAAGAAGAACTAGGATCTGGAGATTCGGTAAAAGAATCGAAATTAAAAAGAAGGTAACTTTTCTAGAGAGAGCAAGGCTTAACGGAGTTCTTACTAGAGAAAACGAATCTTTTTTGAGAACTACTGCGCTAGAGGATCTTATTTTATTGAAACTAGAAACAGCGGCAGAAATCTCAGATTATAGGCCTGCTGGCTTTGGTTTTTATAGAATGGTTAGATATGCGATTATAGACGCCTTGTATCGTTATGCTAGAGTTGCGGTTGATACTGCAAAAGAGGCATCAGATTTATTAGGAGTTAGAAAGAACTCTCTCTTGAGGCTTTTTGAAGCATCGGGAGTAAAAAAGGAAACTATTTCAAAAAATGAAAAATACTTACGTAATCGACACCAACGTATTTTTGACGAACACAAACTCTATCGTGACGTATTCTGAAAAGAATGATGTTGTAATCCCGTTTAAAGTTTTAGAGGAAATAGACAAACATAAAAAAAGGTTAGATACTGTTGGTCTTAACGCTAGAAAATTTATTAAAGCAATTGATGAGATTAGAAACAAAGGAAGTCTTGTAACTGGGGTTTCCATTGGGGAAAATAAAGGGAAGATATTTGTTAAATTTGCCAATAGAGCCACAGTAATTCCTGGAGCTATAACAGAAGACCCCGACAATCAGATTATTTCCGTAGCTCTTCAAGAACAGCAGTTTGGTAAGAAAGTTATTTTGGTTACTCGCGACATTAATATGCGGGTAAAATGTGATGCTTTAAACCTAGCGTGCGAAGACTATCAGCCGGGTAAAGAGGTATCTAGTCTTTCAGAATTATTTTCTGGGGTTCGAGAGGTTTTGGCTAAGGATTCTTTTATTGATGACTTCTATTGTGATAAAGCCGTGGTGCTGCCGGCAGAGCTTTCAACGGAGTTGTGTCCTAATACTTTCCTTGTTGTAAAATCAGAAACAGATGAAAAGAAAAGTTTTGTTTGTAGATATATGGGGAAAGAAAAAGTTCTTAAAAAGGTCCAAACCAAATGGAAGGGAGATGAATTAAGCGGAATTCGCCCTAAGAACAAAGAACAAATATTTGCTACTGATCTTCTTTTGGATCCTTCAGTAGAGCTTGTTTCTATGGTTGGTCAAAGCGGAAGTGGAAAAACTCTTTTAGCTCTCGCTGCTGGGTTAAGGCTTTTAGAAGAAGAGAAATATAAAAAGCTGATTGTTACTAGACCTGTGGTGCCTATGGGGGGTAAAGAAAAAGACATAGGGTTTTTGCCTGGATTGGCTGAAGAAAAAATGTCTCCTTGGATGCAACCGATTGTAGATAATTTAAACTTTCTTCTTGGAGATCGAGAAACATTAAATGATTATTTGGAAAAGGGAATAATTGAAATTCAAATAATGACATATATCAGAGGTCGTAGCGTCCCTAATAGTTATTGGATTATTGATGAAGCTCAGAATTTAAATTTTCACGAAACAAAAACTCTTCTTACTAGACCAGGAGACAATACCAAGATTGTTATTACAGGGGACCTTCGGCAAATAGATGACATTCATCTTAATAGTTTGACAAGTGGTTTAACTCATGCCATAGAAAGATTTAAGTCTTATGATCTTTCAGGGCATGTTACTTTGGTCAAGGGGGAAAGGAGTCGGTTGGCCAGTATAGCCGCTGAAATATTCGAAGAAGAGAATTAAGTTGTTTAACTATCACACACAGGTTTCGGCGGAAGACAGAAGAATTTTGTTTCTTGGAGACATTCCGGTACATCTTTTTAACGATGCTGTCTCGAAGCAAAAAGTCATAGAAGATTTTATTTCCAAAGTTAACAAAAGCATCAAAGGCAAAATTCTTTCTTTTATTCGGAGTATTCGGATAGGGTATTTTGCTGCCCTTAGAGATAAGGGATTTGACGCTGTATATTACAATGGCGTTGTGTTTATGAATGCTGAGATGAAAGATGGTGAGTCTTTTTATCGCGCTTTTGTACACGAGCTTGGACATGCAGTTGAAGAATCCTTTCAAGAAATGGTGTATGAAGATTCTAATTTGATTCACGAGTTCATGGTAAAGAAGGCTAAGCTGCTGGAAATATTAGAAAATCACTACAACTTGGCCTTTTCAAAGGAAGATTTTTCTCAGATGCACACGACGTCGAGGATGGATGAGGTGTTTGAAGAAATTGGTTACTCGAAATTAACTACTTTTTCTGTTGGTATTTTCGTATCTCCCTATGCGGCTTATTCGATACGAGAGTATTTTTCTAGAGGGTTTGAAGACTTTTTTGCTTCTGATGAAAAAAGAAGTCAACTTCGTGATATTTCTCCTGTATTGTACGAGAAGATAGAATCCTTATTTGTTTAGGAAAAAACTTGACAGAAGTACAAAAAGAAAAAACTATATCATTTTCTTCATTTTCTCTTTATCATGAATGTCCATACAAATGGAAGCTTTCATATATTGACGGCAAGAAGTTTGCTGGGAACATTTTCTCTAGCTTCGGCAAAGCGGTTCACAGCTCTGTCGAGAAAAAGATAAAAGTTAGAGAGTGTGACGAGGTTAAGACCTTTCTTGAGGAATTCAAGAAGTCTCTGAAAGAACTTCCAAAAGAAGAAAAAAACAAGATTCCCGTTGAGCTGATAAAGGAATTTAGGCTTCAGGGGGAGAAGATTGTACCTTTAGTTTTGGTAGCTTTGGATAAGAAATATCCTGGATTTGAACTGGTGGACATAGAGAAAGAATTAAAAGAAGAGATAGAACTTGGATTTAAATTTGTTGGGTATGTAGATATTATCATAAAATATCAAGATAAATATTATATTCTTGATTTTAAGACTTGCTCTTGGGGTTGGGATGCCGAAAAGAAGACGGATAAAATTGTAACTTATCAGTTGGCTTTTTATAAGAATTTCTTTGCAAGACAGAAAAATATTCCTCTTGCAGACATAGAGACGGGATTCGTTCTCCTTAAAAGAATAGCAAAGAAGAACGAAGTTGAATTTGTTAGAGTTTCTTGTGGAGAAAAAAAGATCAAAAATGCTACAAAGATGTTATACAATACTTGTTTGAATATCAACTCTTCCAATTTTCCTAAAAATAGGTCGAGTTGCACGAGATGTCAGTTTCACAATACTGACGACTGTAAAAAGTGGTGAAAGGGAATTTAATGGTAAAGAAGAAGATTTTAACTATTTCGGATTCTCCTCTTGGGACTTCTGGTGTGGGCATTCAGGCGAAGCTTTTTATTGAGGCGCTTCTTAAAACAGGAAAATACTCTGTTTATAGCTTTGCTGGAGCAATTGAACACAAACAATATAATCCAATTCGATTTAAAGAGTGGGGTGAGGACTGGACAATTTTCCCGGTGAAGAATTTTGGAACTTCCGAGATGATTCGCTCCGCTATTTATACTGAAAAGATTGACATGGTTTGGTTTATGGGGGATCCGAGATTCTTTTATCCGCTGTTTGCGAATGCTTTAGAGATGCGGTCTCTTGTCCCTATGGTTTTTTATACGATTTGGGACAATTATCCAATTCCGAAATTTAATGTTTATCATTATGGTTCTGTGGACGCGATTGTTTCTCAGTCTCTTGTGACAAAAGATATTATTGAGCAAGTGGCTCCTGAAAATGTTTTAAAATATCACATTCCACTTACTGTAGATACCAAAGTTTTCAACAAAAGCCAAGACCCAAATATTTTTGAAATTAAAAAGCAAATGGGGGGTTCTAACAATAGGTTTGTATTCTTTTGGAATAATCGGAATGCGAGGAGAAAGCACCCTGCGACTTTGATGATGTGGTTTAAGAAGTTTGCTCAGCAAGTAGAAGCAAAGTATGGCAAGGAAAAAGCTCCTATTCTTGTTATGCACACAAATCCCATTGATCCGGCAGGGCACGACCTTCATGTTGTTTTTAGAGATTTTGAATTGGATGGGTACGTTAAAATTAGTAATCATGCAGAGCGTCCTCTTACAAGGGAACAAATAGCTCTTTTGTACAATGCTGTAGATTGTACAGTAAGTATCTCTGATGCGGAAGGGTTTGGCCTTTGTTTAGGTTCTGATTCTTTGGTTAAGACTGAAAGTGGGTATTGCGAAATAAAAGACGTTAAAGTTGGCGAGCGGGTGTTTTGCAGAAACGGCGAGACACAGAAGGTAACGAAACTTTTTAATAGGGAAGCTCCCACTAAAACTTATTTAATAGGTGGCATTGAAACAAGGATTACCGATGAACATCCTGTTTTTTCTCTTAAGAGAAATAGAAGAAGTTTTGATTCAGAAGGACTTCACAAAGAGGAACCAAACTGGAATAAAGCAGGGGAGTTAGCAGTGGGTGATTTTATTGCATTTCCGAAGCCAAAGATGCAATATAGTCAAAGGGAATATTTTGATTTATGTGAATATGTTGATAAAGAAAAACTCGAATGGGATGAAGAATTTGTGTGGGAGAAAATGGGATATTCTCCTCACAAAGACGGAGATAGCTTAGAAGATATTCGAGCGCGGCTTGGATGTTCTAAGCATGAAGCGGAACAGGTTAGAAGGATTATTCTTGGTAATGCTTCTGATAAATATAAAAAGGGTTCTTTTAAGATAAAAGAACTTTTAGAAAAATACAGAGCGTTGTGCGGCACAACAAACATTGTGGATGGAAGGAAAAAAATAAAAAGATATATTAAAAATAGTCTTGAGTTGTCAGAGATAATTGGGTGGTATGTAGCTGAAGGAAGCTCTTTGGGTTCTAGAGGGGTGGAGTATTCTTTAAACGTCAAAGAGCTTCCTGTTGCAAAAAGACTTCAAGAACTTTTTAGAACAGTTTTTGGGGCAGAGGGGGTTGTGAAGTCGAGAGAAGATAAAAATGTTTCTTCTTATATTTGCGCTTCTGGGATTCTGGCATCTTTTTTTGAAAAAGAATGTGGGAAACACGCTGGGAATAAGTTTCTTAATAAAGACTTTATTTTTAGCACCTCTTCTGCAAGGATTCTTTTGTACTCTTTATTTTCAGGGGACGGCTCTTTTGGTAAAAATATAATAACGTATTCAACAGTTAGTCGTAAATTAGCTTACGAAACTAGGGATCTTCTTTTATCTATGAATATTTTTTCGTCTTTAGTGAGGCGTAAAAAGATAAAAACTACGAATGGGGAATATACCTATACTCTTGTAATTTCCGGAAGACAAGACTCTAGAATTAGAAGATTTTTTGAGATTGAAAGTTCCATTCCTTCTTTTTCCAGAAAGAGGGGAACTTCGATTATAGAAAAGGAAGATATGTTTTTGGTTCCTATTCGTTCTGTTAAACAGAACGAAACAGAAAACGTTTATGATATCGAAGTGGAAAAGGAGCACAACTTTATTTCAGGAGGCATATTGGTTCATAATTGTGTTGGAGAAAGTTTAGCCTCAGCCACTCCTGTTATTGTAACGAAGACGGGGGGGATGCAAGAGCAGGTTACTGATGGGCAAAATGTTTTTGGAGTTTCATTAGAACCAAAGAGCAGAGTCTTGGTCGGTTCTTTAGATGTTCCTTACATTTACGAAGATCGTGTTTTGGAAGAAGATTTTATTGATGCTTGTTGGAAGATGTATGAAATGCCAAAAGAGGAAAGAGATAAATTGGGTTTTATGGGAAGACAGCACATTGAGTCCAATTATGGGATTGATGTTTTTACTTCCAAATGGCAAGAAACAGTTGACGATATTGTGCAAAAGTGCGGGTCTTGGGGAGAGAGAAAAAACTTTAAGAGATGGAGTATGGAAAAGCTGTGAAAGAGTTTCTTGTTATAACGGCTCCTGAAAATTTCCCTTCTGAGAAATTTCAAAAATTGCAAGAAACAGCTAGTGAGATAGAAAAATATCTTGGCTATGAAGTTCTAATATTCCCATATGGGTTTGATATACAAAAATTCTCTGTAAGAGGCGAAAGGAAGACGAAAAGAAAATGGCTGACAAGATGAAAGTTCTTTTACACGGACCAGTTTTAACCGTTTCTGGGTATGGAGAACATGCGAGAAGTATTTTGAACGCTCTTATGACAAGAGAAGATATTTTTGAAATTTATGTTCATCCAACTCCTTGGGGAGCTTGTCGGTGGGAGTCTTCTTTTGGTGCAGAAAGAGAGAAGATAGATTCATTTATTGTGAAGACGATTTCTTATGAAATGAAGCGTGTCCAAGAGCATGCGCCCCCTGAATACGATGTTTCGTTGCAGGTGGTGCTACCAACAGAATGGCAACCTTATGCTAAGGTAAACATTGGGGTTACGTCTGGGATAGAGGCGCAGAAGGTGGTTCCAGACTGGGACGAGGCGACGAAGAGGGTCGATGCAATAATTGTAGAGTCGCAGCACGCAAAGAATGGCTTTACAACAGATACGCCGTTTCGTGTAATCTCTTTTCCTGTGGATGTTCCGGAGAAGAAAGAAATTGATTTAGACCTTCAGACTGACTTTAATTTTCTTTTGGTAGCTATGGATGCACCGAGGAAAAACGTTGGGGATGCAATTGAGGGTTTTTATAAGGAGTTTCACAACGACGCAGACGTTGGGTTAGTATGCAAAATTAGTACACCTACGGAAGGTTCTCTGGACGTGGAGAGAATTCGTACAAAGATGCTGAATGTAAAGAGGAAATATCCAGAGGCAAAGTGTTCTTTATATTTCCTTCATGGGGATTTGAAGAGAGAAGAAATGTTTTATTTGTATTCTCATCCCAAGATTAAGGCCATGGTAACGATGACGCACGGAGAGGGATTTGGAATTCCTTTGTTTGATGCGGCCTGTGTTGGGCTTCCTATCATTGCACCTAACTGGAGTGCTCATACTGAATACCTGAAGATTAAAAAAGACGAGAAGGAAGAACTTAAGTTCTCTAAAATAGATTATTTTATTGATAAAGTTAAGCCCGAGCATGCTGATAAGTGGTATGACCCGAACATCCAAACGTGGGCATATCCAATTTTAATTTCTTATTGTAAAAAAATGCGTAGTGTAAAGGATTTTTATGGTAAATTTAAAGATATGGCATCTGAACTTAAAGATTATCTACATGTTGATCGGGCTAAAAATAAGATTAATTCTGAGATCGTTGAAACGATTCTTCTTACAGTGAAGGGAAAAGAAAATGAAGTTAAGCAAACAAGCGATGTCTAAGATCCTAGAAGATTTACAAGAGGCTTTTTCGGCAGAAACCCCGGTGGTGGATAAATGGGGCGAACTTTTGTTTGAGATTTATGAGGGAGAGCTTTTTGTTATTAATCGTGAAAAAGAAGAGAAAAAAGATCAATAATGCCTGTTTTTGACTTTAAATGTGAATCTTGTTCTTTTGTTGTGGAAAAGATTGTTCCGAGGGAAGAGAAACAAATTGTTTGTGAAAAATGCAATGGCGTTATGAAAAGACAAGTTGCTTTTTTTCAGATATCGAGCGAGGCAGAAAAAGAACGTCAAGATTTACAACAAAAGTATAAAGAGCACATTAATGATGTCAGAAAAACGAACGAAAAGCACAAAAGGGAATTGAAAAATGGTCGTACAGGTTGATTTTTTTTATGTGTTGCTGGCGCTTGGTGCTGCGGCTGTTATTTGGGGAGCGGCCTTTGTTTATAGATATTTCGTCCGTTATGCTCAATATCTTATAAACAAAGAGAGATTTATTATAGAAAATTTACAGCTTTTTAGAGCGAATCTAGAAGAATATCACTACACTTTGGAACGTCTTTTTGAGCAAAATCTGTTTTCTGATAGTCCTGTTGTGGTTAACATTGTGAATCATACAAAATTTATTCTTAACGATGTGGTAGATTTTACCGACAGTATTAAAGAATATGAAATCGGGGACATAAGAAATCCAATGACAAAAGAAGAGATGAAAGAGTTTTTATCTCGCGGAGAACAAGAATTTGAACAAGAGGAATCGGAAGGTTCAGAAGACGGAGAATTACTTCACGAAGAGGAATGAAGAAGCTATAGTTGCTTATGTTTTAGAGCAAGATAGAAGAAAAAAAGAAAAGATTTTTCGTGAGTTAATTTTGCCGGTTTTTCATGAATTGATAGAAAAGATTGTTTTTACATATAGATTTGTAAATCTTCCCGATATAGATGGTTTAAAATCTGAATGTGAATCCTATCTGGTTACTGTTCTGGAAAAGTATAAGCAAGAGAAAGGGAAAGCTTTCTCTTATTTTACTGTTGTTTCTAGAAATTGGTTCTACTGTCAGGCCAAAAAACTCTCAACTCCACAAATGGTTTCTTGCGACGATGTTCCAAACGACATTGATGAGACATATATCGTTGAGACAGAATACGTTGAAGATAGGCAGAAGAACGAATTCTTTTTAGAGTTATTTTCTAAGATTGACGAATGGGAAAAACACGAAGACTTTACCTCAGAAACTGATCAAATAGTTATTTCTGCTGTCCGTGATTTGTTTATCAATTCAGAAAAACTCGAGATGTTTTCAAGAAAGGGAATATATCTCTATCTACGTGAAATTACTGGACTTCCCACAAAAAAGATTGTTTTTGTTTTGAACAAGATGAGAAAGCGTTATTTTCGGTTTAAAAAAGAATGGCAAAGATGAAAATCTTAACAATAATCTAATTATAGGGAATACGGGAAGAAAAAATGGTAGACGAAAAAGAAAGAGCTAAAAGAAAAACAAAAAAAGGTCTTCTTTCGTATGTGATTGATTTTATTGGGGAAGATCGTCAATTTCTTTCAGTAGAAATGACAAATTTAGAAAAAGCCTTAACACAACCTTCGATTAGTATTGGTGACAGAGAGAAACTTGGTGATACTTTAGCAAAGCTCCTTTCGGCTTCTTCGAAAAACAACTCTCTCTTGATTGACGCCATCAAAACAATGGGAGAGCTGAAACTAGAAGATGATCCAGAGATAAAAAACGAAGATTTGGAAGGGATTTATGAGGAAACAAAGAAATAAATGGTTCTTCCTTATGACAGTAAGTTTTTCACACCTGGGGTTTTAAATCCCATAGCGGACACAAGTTCTCCGACAAATGTTAATAAAACTGGGGATGCTGAAGTAGGGCGCTCCGTAGACGGACTTTCGAAAGCGTATTCAATTTCTCAACAAAGAGAAACGCTAGTTCCTGGACCTCTTAAGGCTGTTGTGATGAGGGTTGAGGAAAAGACAAATCAAAGTTCTTTTTTCTCCTTTTTGGCCAAAAGAGACGACAAACAGGTTGGGTTTGTTAGGGCTAGAATTCCAGAAGAACACTTAGCTTTACCTACTCCAACAAACCTTCATAACGGCAATGATATTAGTACACCAGAAGCGAGAGCAGACCAAAAAACAATTGATATGTATCCTGCTTTTTATCCAAAAGATGAAATAGCGGCTGGACTTTCACTTTCTGTGGGTGATGTAATATGGGTTGAATTAGAAAACGGCAACTCAGACTCTAGGAGAGGGGTTTATACCGGCAAGGTTGGTCCTTTAGACTTCAGCGGAGCTTATACTTTTGATCAAAAAACTTGTTCAGTTCAAAGCAAGGATCAGTTATTTAAGGAAAATCAAGCTGCTCCGATAGAAAACAACCCAAACATAAAAAAAGAACAACTTGTAGAGATTTCTTCAGATCCAGTTGCATTTGGAAATCGAGTTGGAGCAAACGGACGTTCTTTGATGATGAGAAAAGATGCAGCCGAAGCTTATGCACAGGTTAAGCAGGCTGTTAATAGAGTTTTTGGGTATCTTTCCGTTGGCTCTTCTTTACGCAGTCTAAACGACCCTATCGTTAACCAACCAAACGCCTCCAAGGTATCAATGCATTATCTTGGGTTAGCCATTGATTTGATTAACGCTGGGGTTAAGTCAGATGCAAATCCGGCAACAGACCAATACGTTATTCAATACAGTAATGAAACAAAAAACAGATTTACTGTATGGGTAAGAACAAATAGAGAGGGAAGCTCTTTTCCCGCTCAGTCCTCCTGGAGGAAGCTTAAGGTTTTGAAGTGTTCCAACTCTTCAAATCCTCCCGAAGAAGTTCAAGTTGAGGGTTATTTTGCCAATTTAACTTCTATTTTCAATCATTTTGGATTTTCAAATATTTCGACTAGGGGAACAAGTTTCCAAGAAAGAAGTTCTCACATGATGTCTGAGTGGTGGCATTTCGAATATAGACCAGAATACTTTGGTCCATCGACTGTTTATGGAGATGAGTTGGCTAAAATATACACAACTCCAGAAGATGGAGGAGAAGACTCTGAAGTTTGGAAACGTAGAGATTATATTTGGCAGGGAACTTATTTTTCAAAGGCATAAAGATGCTTAAAAAAGCAATAGATTTAGAAAATCTTTCAGAAAAAGACAAGCAATCAAAGCAACAGTCTAGCAAAGAATCGGTTGCTGGATTTAGCGGTATTGCTGGGGACGTTTTAAAGGAACCAGTACCGGAATTCAATAAAACGGAATGTGAAAAGATCTTCTTCGGTGAAAACAATACATGGCTTGTTTTTGGAAGGGATCGCTACTCGGATAAACTTTCGGGCTATGGGGGTAAAGGTTTTACTAGAGCAGGAATGATTGATTTGGTTGTCGGAAGGAACAGCGCAAACCAAAAACTATATAAAGACGGCGAGAGGGTTTTTGTAGACCCTAATTTTTCTTTGGACGCCTCTAGAGTTTATCTTTCTCAGCTTGCCGACATAGATGACTATTTTAATTTAGCTATAACTCCTAGTGGTATTCCTCGTTCTGTTTCGCGTGCAGCAATCGGTATTAAATCTGATGCGGTTAGAATTATAGGAAGAGAAGGAGTAAAGATTGTAACGGGAGTAGATCAAAACAACTCTCTTGGATCTCCTTTATCACAGGTCAGAGGAGTGGAGTTAATAGCGGGTAACGACACCAGAGACGTTCAGCCTATGGTTAAGGGGGACAATGCGGTAGAGGCTTTAGAAAAGCTAGCTGGGCACGTTGAGAAACTGGCGGGGATTGTCGATTCTTTTATGACTATTCAATCACAATATAATGATGTTGTGTCAAGTCATTTTCACATTTCTCCTTTTTTTGGAATTCCCAACGCTCCGTCTCAGACAGCCATGCAAAAAGGAATACAAACTTCTTTAGAATTATTGTCGGAGGTTAAAGTTTCTTTGACAACAATTCGGACAAATCTTGTTAATTATAAGAACAACTATTTACAACCTTTTGGTAAGGGTTATGTGAATAGCCGCTGGAATAAAACGAATTAGGAAAGCAAATGTTAAGTGCATCTTGGGTTTTTAAGAAGAAGAGACTTCCCTACGAAGAGGATGGGTTTTATTTTATTCTTGTTGAAACAGCGGTTCCCAAAGACAAAAAAGATAAAACTGCTGCTTTACTGAAAGCGGTTGAAGAGGCGGGGAGCCTGACTGGTCAAACCGGGTTAAGAGTTCTTGATTATTCTTTAGAAACCAAGCCTAAAACGAGTATGTTAGTGGCGGTTGGGAAAGAAATTGAGAAAAAAGAGGAAAAAGCTGTAGAAATTAAGTCTTCAAAGAGATATTCCCTTGAAAAATTCCTTAAATTTCAAGAAAAAATGAAGGAAAAATAAATGGTTTCTGTTCCTGGAAGCGAAATTCTCTTTGATTTGTTAGATCACGATGAGAAAATTCGTAATTTTTTCTCTGTTTTGGCCAAAACACTTCGAGAAAACGATATTTTTGTTGAAAATTATTCAGGAACGGACTTAGAATTTCAATTTGACAGTAATAATCATCCTGTTGCGGTTGTTTTTCACTCTTCTGGTGGACAAGTTTCTGTAAAAAAGAATATCGCCGAGCTTTTGGGTTTTGCAAAACAGGTGGAAGAAGCAGAAAACTTTATAAACCAGAACACCTTACTGGACGTGCCGCTTAAAAAGATGTTTGGGGTAGGAATTACTGGTGGTCTGGACTTAGAATCTGCGGTAAATATGCCAAAATTTGGTTGGGGTAAGATGTCTTTAGAAGACATTATGAATAAAACAGAGGGAAAGCCCGGAGATAACAAAGAAAAAACATACTCTGAAATTTTGGAGGAAAATAAGGTCGTCTACTCTGAAGGATTCAAAAAAAATCTTCAAGAGAGTTTAGAAAATTCATCAATAAATGTTGGGGGAATAAATCTTTTAGAGTTTTCTAAGGTAAAAACAGCAAAAGAAGCCTATGGAGTTGTATTTGACAATACCGACGTGGGGAATCTTATAAACGAGGCAATTTATTGTTTGAATGGCGTCGCTTTTGAGTTGAGTAGGTTGCAAGTTCCTGTGTTTTTCTTTCCTGATACACTTCCTACGGTAGATTTGATGGCAAGCTTTAGCCTGTCTCTTGAATCAGCTCTTTTGGAGATGATCCAGTCGGCGATTTTGGGTCTTTTGGAATCAATATTAGAGCTTTTGTTGAAATATTGTAAAGAATTGCGAGAAGGATTGTCAAACTTTAATAATTTAAACATTGACAATGAAAAATATTTTCAAAGAATATTCGATTTATTAAAAGATGAGAATTTTCTCAACTCTCTTGGGTTGACTGGTAATTTAGAAGAGGATTTGAAGAGGTTAGTTAAGTTTATTCTTGATGTTTTGTATGTTTTGACACCTCAAGAGATTTTAGATCTTTTCTTGGGCCATCCCTCAGAGGGAACGTTGTATGATATTTTAGCAGTTGCCGGAAGTGGAGAGTATGGTTTATCTGAATCTTTTCTGAGCAGTTCCTTTAGAATGCGCGCCTTGTTCTTTGCGGTTGGCAACGTTGTGGACAAGGAAAGAATTCAAAATCTTGCTAATGCATGCCGCGCTGTAAAAACATCGACGGGACCGGATGGTGAATCTGTTTGTACACAACAAGAATCTGCTTTACGGGATACGCTAGAAAGAGAAGGAGCAGACTCTGAAGAAATTCAAAGACAAATTGCGTCCGAGAGAGACAGAAAGAAAAGATTACTTGAGGAGCTAGCTAGAAAGGCAGACAAGTTAAAAAATCTTAAAATTCCCGAAGCATGTTCGCCCTCCAAAAAAGGAAAGCTGCCTAATGGATTTGATCGCATGGCAAAAAGCACAATTGGGGCGGTTTTTGACCCTGTTTACATTGCCTTTGATAAAGACGTTTCTGATTGGTATAAAGCCTTTGTTAAAGAGAAGACGATAGAAAGAAAAATAACAAGTACACTTAAGCCTGAAGAATTCTTTGGAAACGCCCCCTTGGGTAGAATAGATGGAAGAATTCAGTATCTTCTTACTCAAGGAGTGAAGCCTTCCGGTGATCAATATACTTTTCATGAAAAGAAGATTTTTATTGCTCATGAGATAAAAGATGCTTTGGAAAATTTAAGCTCTCGTATAAAAATAGAGCTAAACGTAAACAGGAACGTTTTGATGACGGTTGAAGTTCCCAAAGACGAAGAATATTCTAAGATGTTTGAGATGTTTTCGTCTCAAAGAACCCCTGGAATTCTTTCTCTGACGGGGCAAAATATTAGTGATGTTACATTGCAGAAACAGTATGATGGAACTCTCCCGTATAAGCTTAATGTTTTGAAACAAACAACAACAAAGGAAAGAAAGTTTAACCTACGGGATGTTCCACGGGGAACAGAAGACAGAAGAAGTCGGGAAGACAACAACGCTCCTTCTCGTGAGGATTTGCTAGAAGAACAATTTGAGACGATAAACAAAGTGGAAAAACAGGAGATTTCTTATGTTGAAGGACAAATTGCATTGAGAGATTCAACTAGGGAATATTTAAGTTCTTTTGAAAGTGTAATTACCTTTAGCACAAGACCTCAGATCGAAATTTTCAAGAAGATTCTTGGTTCTTTTAATACATTTAGAACATCGCGTAGCTCGGATGCTTTGATAACAGATTATGTACAGATGTCTAACAAATTTGTTTCTGCTCTTGCTTCTAGGGTAAGTGACACAGACAAAAACAAGCTGTTTAAAACAATTTCAGTAAGAACATCTGGGGATACTTCTTTAGAGATACCCGTTCTAAAATCAGTAAAGTTTACATTTCCCCCAGAAGGTTGTTCTGGTGAAAGAAAGCATCTTCTAGATATTGAAGAATTGAAAGCAAAAGCGTTGGAAGATTTTTCCAACAATCTGTGTTTAAAAGAGTTTTCTAATTCGTCAGGGCAAGGCAGACCGCAGAATTCTTTAGAAAAGTCCATAAGTGATTCTGTTGTACAGACAACCATAAGACTTTATGTTTTAGATTATTATCTTAGGGGATGTTTTGTTTTAAATGAGTTTTCTTTGGATCCTCCCAACGAGATGTTACTGGACTTTTTTGCAGAGAAGATAAAAACCGAATTGTTTACATATGGTGAAAAATATGCCAACGATCTGTTGGACAGTGCAAAAGAATTATTTTATAGGAACGGGCTTTCAACAGATTATTCTGGTGACGCAAAAGAACTTAAGAAGTTAATTGAGCAGCAAGTTGTCTCTCTTTCAAAGATATTAAGAAATGAAGTGTTTGGTAGTAAGAGATCAAAAGACATCTACGATTTTACTCTACAAGAGTGTATACCAGCAGTAAATGTTTTTTCTTCTTTGGAACAAAGATGGGAAGATGAAAGGACAATAACCGGACAAGTTCCAATTATTTCTTTAGAAACGGAAGTAGCTACGTCAGAAGACGCTAGAAACAATATCGTTGTATTTAATGGGTTTGTTTTCGAGAAATATATTCGTTTGGCAAAGAAATCTTTAACCGAGAGAGAAAGAAATAATCTTCCTTCTGGGGAGAATCCATCAAGTCTTCCTGCTGGAATTTTTAGTCCTCAAGAGGTAAGAGGTTTGTTTAACGGCATTTTACTTTCTAGAAAGATGAAAGATTACTATGAAAAAATCTCTTATGGACTGAGACTTTGCTATGCCGGCGAAGTTTCTGGAGAAGAGTACCAGAATCTTTATCAAACTGCTGGAATCGTGCAAGAAAAGCTTTTTGGCCTTGGCTCAGGCGAGCCTTCTTTTTTGAATCCTTTGGCAAACACTGAAATCATTGATGAAGAGCTGTTGAGCATGGATTTTAATGTTGCGAAGACGACTGATTTTGCTTCTAGATACGGGGATAGAACACTAGAATTATATCAGAAAATAAAAGAAGTTGGTGAGTGTTCTTCTTTATTTGATTACGTTTTCCCTATGGGACGTTATCTGTCTTTGCTGGCAATTCAAAGCGTTTTCGCATCAGAGATAACAAATAATAATGCTGTATCTTATGTGTTTTCAACGACAAAAGACAGACTTAGGTTTTTGTTTGAAACGGTTAATAACGGCGGTATGTTTGCTAATGATTCTTATGAAGAAGACCGGGCTTTGAAGGCTTTGGGTGGTAAAGAGGCACTAGGAGAAGTTTTAAGAAAGCCGCTGGAACAGATTAGTGGTGCAGACATACAAAAAATGTTTAATTCTAAGGGGTTTGATTATGGAATTGTCTTAAAATTTATGTTGGAAGCTCCTGTACAGATTTTTAGAGGGTTTGTAGAATTTGCAGATCCTAACATCAATATAGCCAGCAAGATGGCAATGTTTACAAGAATTTTTGCTGGGCAAGACATTCCAGTATCTGTTTTTTCTTTGATGCTGCAGCCGTCAACTTTGATGCCGGGAAGTTGGATGGGACCTCCTCTAACTTTTTTGGGGATCGCATATCTTTTGTTAAGTATGGGGTTTTCTATCAACATTCCAGAGTTTGAAGCTTTGGTGAAGAGAGAATTAGGGAATTCGGCTAATACGGCAAGCGGGGTTGTTGATAATCCGCTCAAGTGCGAGGAATAAAAATGCCACTTTCGGTAAGATTACCATTTCGCAGAGATAGGAATTTTGGGTTTGCTATGAATGAAACTCATAGGGAGGTGGTAAAGCAGAACTTTAAGCATCTTTTGTTAACAGCGCCCGGCGAAAGAGTGATGATACCAGATTTTGGGGTTGGCTTGCGAAATTATTTGTTCGAAAATGCTACTTTGATTAGAGCGGAACTGGCGTCAAGAATTCAAGAACAAACAAATAAATATATGCCTTTTATTACTCTGCAAGACATTTCGATTAAAGAGAAAAACAATGAAATGACACTTAAAATTACGTATTTTATTGAGCCGATGGCGATAACAGACAATTTGGAAATTAAGAAAAGAGGAGAGGATATCGTAATTTAATCTAATTATCCCCTTCGAGACTTAAACCATGAACTCCTTAGTTAGCACAGTTGCTCGATTCCTGCCCATGAGGAAGTTTCGTTCTGGCCGTAAGGCCAGAGCCAGAGCTTTCTTGGCAGCAGGCTATCCCCGCCAGGGCGGCGGTTCTAAGATTAATGGCTGCGTTGATGTCTCGGTCGTGGACAACCCCACAAGCCTCGCAAACCCATTCTCGGACAGACAAAGGCAACGGTCCTTCTCGTCTTGTTCCGCAGTCGGAACACAGCTTGGAAGAAGGGAACCAGCGGTCAGCAACGATGATTTCGCTGCCGGCAAGCGGAGCCTTATACGTGAGCTGACGCCTGATTTCCGACAAGGCAGCATCTGCAACCGACTTTGCAAGATGGTGATTTGCCATCATTCCTTTGACGTTCAAGTCCTCGATTCCAATCCGACGAAAGTCTCGGACCAGCCCAGCGGTAAGCTTATGTGTTACGTCTTTGCGGATGTTGGAAATCCGTTCATGCAACCGACCAAGCTTCGTTTTGGTCTTCTGCCAATTCTTCCCTCCTTTGACGCGACGAGACATTTCCTTGTTGAGTCGTCGCAGTCTGGTTTCATGAGCACGCAGAATGCGCGGAGCCTCGACCCGCTCTCCCGTGGAGAGCACGGCAAGGTCTCGAAGTCCGAGGTCCACTCCAACCGCTTCTTGGGTTTCGCAGCGGTGAGGATAGGACCAGGAGTCGGAGACTTGAACTTGGATCGAGACGTACCAATGACCGGCTTGTTTCGTAAAGTGAGCGGACAGGATTTTACCAGGGAATCTTATCTCTTGTCGGGTGCGGACCCAACCAAGCTTGGGGATTTTGACTCTTCGGCCGTCAAATCGGAGGGCTCGACCTTCAATAGCAAAGGTTGCTTTGTTCCATTTCTTCGACTTGAAACGGGGATAGCCGGGCTTTTGGCCAGATTTAACACGACGAAAGAAGTTGGAGAAAGCAGAACCGAGGTTGGACAGCGCCGTATTGGCGACAGCCCACGGAAGATTTGCCATCCAAGGGAATTCCGTGGTTTTGCAGGCATTCAACTCGGTGTTAAGACTAATCCAAGACGGCTTTCCTCCGGCTTCGTATTGAGTTTTCCAACGGTCCAATCCCCAGTTGTAGACGAAACGAGAAATTCCAGCGCAACGTTCGAAAAATGTTGCCTGGACGTTATTAAGATCCAGCCGAATGTGTTGGCCGAGGATAGTTATGGGGAGGTTATTATCAGGAGTTGTAGAGTGACGTTTCGACACATTATAAATATAGTACAAAAAGTGGAATGTGTTGATTTTTTTGTAAATTCATTCTTTTTAATAGGAGGAGAAGACTTAACCCACGTTAACTAGAAGTTCGTGGGTTAAGTCTCAAGTTTAATGACAAAGAAGGTTCCAATTAAATATACAGCAAGAGATTTTGAAAGCATTCGAGACTCTTTGTTGGACTATACCAAGAGATATTATCCAAACACTTACAAAGACTTTAGCGAGGCTTCGTTTGGTTCTTTGGTGATGGATGAGGTATCTATAATAGGCGATAGCTTATCGTGGTTTATTGACTATGCGGTAAACGAATCTTTTTTTGAAACTTCTTTAGAATATAATAACATAATTCGTCACGGCCGGTCTAGAGGTTGGAGCTTTACGGGGAATCCTTCTTCTTATGGTATTGCGACTTTTTATATTCTTGTTCCTGCAGCCTCAAATTCGCAGGGGCCAGACTCAAGATATTATCCCGTTCTTAAAGTTGGCAGTCAGTTTTCTTCTGCAGACGGTAAATCTTTTGTTCTTAGTGAAGATGTGGTGTTTTCTGCTACAGGAAACGATATCTTAGTAGCTCAAATAGGTGACAATGGTTATCCAACGTATTATGCGGTTAGAGCAAAAGGACAAGTTGTTTCCGGAGAGTTTGTTTATGAGGAAATTGTTGTAGGCGACTATGAAAAATTCCCAAAATTAGAGCTTACAAGTGACGATATAGCGGAAGTTGTATCTGTTGTGGACTCTAGCGGCAAGGAATACTACGAAGTAGATTCTTTATCACAAAACATAATTTATAAAGCTATTCCAAACTATACATCTTCGAGAGAGTATGCGGCTTATCTTATGAAGCCGTATGCTGTTCCTAGAAGATTTGTGGTCGAGAGAGAAAGGAGAAAAACATATCTTCAGTTTGGGCAGGGAAACGATTCTGATGACGCTACAATGGATTTAGTTGAACCTGCAAATGTTTTCTTAAACATATATGGGAAAGACTATATTTCTACTGATTCTTTTGACCCCAGCCGATTAGTAAAGTCTGATTCTCTAGGAATTGCTCCTTCAAATACTACTTTACGCATAAAAGTAAGGAAAAACACAACAGATAACGTCAACATTGGGGTTGGAACTTTGGTGAGAGTGGGAGAGGCGGTTTATGAGTTTGATAATGTCAACCAGTTGTCAACCTCCATTCTGTCTACAATTAAATCTTCTTTAGAAGTTACCAACGATGAGCCGATTACAGGCGACATAACTCTTCCGAGTACAGAGGAATTAAAAAAGAGGATTATGGGAGCCTTTTCTTCTCAGAAAAGAGCGGTTTCTTCAGAAGACTATAGGTTCGTTTGTTATGGAATGCCGGCTAAGTTTGGTTCAGTAAAAAGAGTTAATGTTGTAAAAGACAACAATTCTTTTAAGAGAAATCTAAATCTTTATGTGGTGTCTGAAGACCAAGATGGATATTTAACTGAGACAAATACCACAATAAAAAACAACCTAAAAACTTGGATTACTCAGTATAAGATGATTAACGACACTGTTGACATATTGGATGCAAGAATTGTTAATTTTGGTATCAATTTTGAGGTAATATCGTATCCAAGTAAAGAAAAATATGAAGTTTTAGAGTCTTGCATTTCTGCTTTAAAAGATGCGATGAAAATAAAGTTTGATATTGGTCAATCTTTGTCAAAATCAGAGATTTTTAAGACACTAAATGCAGTTGACGGAGTTGTGGATACTACAAAAGTAGAAATCGTAGAGAAACGAGGCGGAGTTTATTCAGACTTTGGGTTTGATTTTGATAAATTTGCTAGTGCAGATGATCTTTTTATAGAGTGTCCTAAGAATTGTGTGTTCGAACTTAGAGACTTCGAAGCGGACGTAAAGGGAGTTGTTAGATAATGATTAAAAGATATGTTGCGGACAAAGACACTTCTATAACAAATGCTTATGAAGAAGACCTTTCTACTAGGGCTACCACCTGCAATATGGGTGGTTCTGATGTTTTAGAGGTATTTAGCGCTTTTGGAAGGGTAAATACATCTTCTGTTGAGAAGATGAGAATTTTAATAAACTTCCCCATATCGACTTTATATTCTGATATCGTTGCTGGTACAGTACCAGACTCTGGAGTAAGCTATTATTTACGTCTTTTTGATGTAGCACATCAGGAAACGACTCCAGAGACATTTACACTAGACGTGCAGCAAGTTTCTAGAAGTTGGGATGAAGGCCACGGAATGGATATGGAGGGGTTTTTATATGATGGAGATGGCGCTTCGTGGTCTTCTGCTAGTAACGCACAGACTGCATGGACAACTGCAGGAGGAGATTTTGTAGGGACCGCACTAACGGCTAGTTTTACTTCTTCTGCGGACAATCTAGAACTGGATATTAGCTCTTTTGTTAGTAGTTGGATTACCTATGAGGCTTCCGGAACAGGACAGAGAAACTATGGTCTTGTAATAAAACTTTCTGGTAGTATGGAGGATTGTTTAGCCTCTTCTTCATACTATACAAAGAGATTTTCTGCAAGAACATCAGAATATTATTACAGCCAACCGATAATTGAAGCTAGGTTTAACGATTCCAAGACGGATGACCGTGGTAATTTTTATGCGAAGAGCAATTTAGTTTCTGACAATTCAAATAAGCTTTATTTTTACAATCGTCCTAGATATGTTTGGTCAAATGTTCCCAATACACCAATGGTGGTTAGGTTTTTTGACTCTTCGGCAGGTACGGGCTCAATAACACCAGTTGAAGGGACTCCCATTACTGCTACTTTAGAGAGTACCGGGAAATATTACATAACGGCTACAATTACTACGACAGAAGAGATTATTTACGACCGTTGGTATGACTCTTTAGGCAATTGTCTATGGACGGGCACAATAGACGTTCACACATTGTCGGCTTTCGATAGCTTGGAACAGACTGAATATGTTGGCAAGATAACAAATTTAAAATCTGAGTATAAAAGAACAGAAACAAACGTAAGGTTTAACTTGTTTTTGAGGCTAAAAGACTGGACTCCAACAATCTATACGGCTGCGCAGTCTGCGGTTGAAAATACGATTGTCGAAAAGGTCTATTACCAAGTACGCAGAACCATTGATGATTTAATTGTGCTTGATTATAACAAATCTTCTCAGAGCAGCGGCACTTTGATGTCCTACGATAAAGAAGGTAATTATTTTTATCTAGACATGTCGATGTTTGAGAAAGATTATCAATATGAAATCGCGGTTGGGTACGAAATAGGCTCTGAATTTAGAGTTTTGCCACAAACTTTCAAATTCCGTATTGGAAAATAGAAAAAACCTGCAAGAACATATAATTACTATGGCATAATCCTTTTAAGGGAGTTTTACCTTTATGGCAATTAAAGACCTTTTTTCTCGAAGTCAACTAAAAAACCTTAAGTTGACAAGTAAAAGCGAGATAGAGGATAAGCTTGAATCTACAAATTATCCTTCTGCGTACAATTATGATAAAAGTTTGTTTGTTCCACATGTCGATTTTGACGATTTGGCAAGTTGGTGTAAATATGGCAGTGCAGAGAGGTATTTTGCTGATAGTTTTCTAAAAATTCAGGAGTTTTACCCCTTTGATGGCAGCAAAACTGAAAAACAAGAGTTTTTAAACAGTGGTTCTTTTGTAGATTCTTGGATTTTTGATAAAATCTATCCTAGAACTACAGGATATGCTAATTTTTCTTCTGATAATGTAATTACAATTACGTCTACTGGTGCTATTTCTTCGAAAACAATCAACATCGTTTCAAATCCTGAATATATTTATTTAAAAGGGGGTCCTAATCTTGGGGATGCAAATTCCTATCTAGGGGCGAATCTTTTTTCCGAGGATGACGAAAGAGCTTCGAATCTCAGGTTTGGTGGGAGTTCTGGGAATTATATAGAATTTTGGTTAAAAAGGGGAATTACTGGTAGCAATTCTGAAGTGGTCTTTAGTTTAAATGACTATTATTCTCAATATTTTACAATTTTATTGAACAACAGCGGCAGCAGTGCTTTTAGTATTGCTTCTGTTTGTTCTGGCTCGGCAAGTCAAAACGTAATTGACCTGACAGGATATACGGCTGCGCAAGCATTTGATAATAACTGGCGACACTATGGGTTTAAGCTTTCTAATCATGCGACTGCAAATACATTTACCATAGAATTTTTTGTTGGAGATGATTCTGTTTCTTCTACTACGGGATCTGGTAAGTTTATTGATTGTGTAAATTACGTACACGCTACCATTGGTGGTTTGATTGGGTCTGGTTCGTTTGCTACTGGTTCCGGAAAGCTTTCTGGTTCTTTGGATGAGTTCCGTTTTTGGAAATCTGCTAGAACAAACGAAGAAATTGGACAGAATTGGTTTTCTACGGTAGACGGCGGGGCGAATACCGATGACGCTAGTACGGATATTGGAGTTTATTACAAATTTAACGAAGGAGTTTTTTCTTCTTCTAGTATACATGCGACAGATCGAATTGTTTTGGATTATTCTGGTCGCCTTTCTCATGGGGCTTGGTCTGGTTCCTTGTCCACGAGTAGAAGCACGGGTTCTGCTATTGACAGCTATTTCGGCAAAGAGACAGAATATAAAGAGCCTATTTTATATTCTACCAACCCTTATGTTGCTGCAAAAGCAGCGGAGATGGCGAACTCTGGTTCTATACATGATGTTTCTAACAACTCTTGGGTTTATAACGATATTCCTGGGTGGATTTTAGAAGAAGATCAAGAACAAGAAGACTACTCTCTTAGAAATCTTACTCAGATAATAGGTAGTTATTTTGATCATCTATATCTGCAAGTTAATGCGGTTTCATCTTTGAATGATGTTCATTATTCCAACGATGATGAAAAACCATATCCATTTAATGACAAGAGACTGGAAAGTCTTGGAGTTAAGGTGCCGGATATTTTCATAGATTCTACTTTATTAGAATCTTTGATTGGTCGCAGCAACGAAGAAGATTTCGAAGAGAAGATTTATAACGTTAAGAACAGAATTTATGAAAACATCTATAACAATATTACAAATGTTCTCAAAAGTAAAGGAACAGAGAAGTCGGTAAGAAATCTGATTAGATGTTTCGGTACAGATGAGGAAGTTGTTAAGTTAAATCTATATTCAGACAATACAGAATATTCTTTAAAAAACAACACAACGGAAACAGCAAGAAAAGTAAATCTTCTTTCTCTTGACGATGCTGATAATTTTGGAGTATCCTTAATACAGGCAACCAGCAGCTTGACAGACGACGATTTAGAATACATCACGGGCTCTACAGGGTTTAATTATATTCCATTTACTCTTGAAGCTGGCGTTGTGTTTCCGAAGAGAGCAGACGTAGACAGCGAGCTTTTTTATAGCGCCCCTTTTGTATCTTCTTCTTTGTTTGGTATTAAAAATTATAGTACGAACAACAGCATATTTAAAGTTTTATTTGTAAAGGAAGCAATCGACAGTAAGAACGGATATTGGCTTTTAACAAGTAGCGTCTTTTCTACACAACTTACCAGTTCTGTCTACAGTAATGTTTACGATAATGAATATTGGAGTTTTGGAGTCGGACTTTATCCAAATTCTCAAGATGCCTCGAATATAACTTCGACTACATATTGGCTAGATTTTTATGGTGTAAATTATTGCGGAGACATAAAACAGAATAGTTTTAACGTGTCGGCAAGTATTAGTCAAGTGTTAGCAACGTCTTCTTTACAAACAAGCAGACGAATTTATGCCGGCGCAGCAAGAACAAACTTTACTGGAAGTATAGAACAATACTCTGATGTAAAATTTGCCAACATAAGATATTTTCAAAAAAAGCTACAGACAGAAGAGATTGACGCTCACGCTAGGGATCCGTTTAATTATGGAGTTTTGAATCCTTCGAGAGAGATGGAAAAAGAAAGCAATCTCCAAGAATCCCAGGCTTTGGCATTAAATTGGGAGTTTGGAACGGGTAGTCTTTCGGCGCTTACCTATGGCGGGATTTCATACTACGGCATTAACGTAACAGATTATTCTTCTGGAAGCTATGTCTATCTTCATAATGGGAGTGTTGATAACGTTGTCGAAAGACATTATCCTGGTATTGCAATCTTTTTTACTTCTGGAACAACTCCGCAAGTTAGAGAACACATTTTAGCGGGTAGGCAACAGCTACCGGAATCTCTTTCAAGCGGGGATATGGTTAGTATTCTTTCAAATGATGATGAATATTTTACAAGAGATTCAAGACCTGTAAAGTATTTTTGGGCTTTGGAAAAGAGTATTTATCAAAACGTTTCCGAAGAGATATTAAAATTTTTTGCTGGAGTTGTAGACTTTAACAACCTCATTGGAGAGCCTGTTAACAGATACAGAGAAGAATATAAGTCTTTAGCAAAGTTAAGAAAGATTTTCTTTGAGCGTATTGGGAATACTCCAAGCGTAGAAAAATATCTTAACTATTACAAATGGATTGATTCTTCTATTGGCCAGATGGTGCAACAGTTAATCCCGGCAACTGCTGATTTTTCAGAGGAAATGAGAACGGTTGTTGAAAGCCACGTTCTGGAGAGAAACAAGTATCAAACTCCGTATCCGACAATGGAGTTTAAGACAGAAGAACCCGAAGCACACGCCTATGGTGTGAACGAACTTTTGTATAATTGGGGAGAAACCCATGCAAATCGTCCGCCGCTTTTTAATACAGTCTCAACACTTTATCCAGCTACAGAGAAAATGCCTTATGAGGCGGTTTATTTAACAAAAGGATACGTACCGGAAATTAGTGGCAGTGGAATCCACGGCTATTTATATCATAACACGACCTCAGACCTCGACAAGATAAAAAGAATTTATTTAAATGGTAACAATTGGGTAACGGGGGCAACAGAAGAAACATTTTTAATGAGAGGATTTGTTTCACACGCAACGCAGAACATTTTTTTGGCGGTTTCTACGGCATCTTCAACGGGAGACGATATATATACGGCTGGGGCAACATATTATGTAAACTCTGGTTCTGGCTGGGTGAAAAGTCCCGAGACTTTTGGTTCTCAAAAGAAGAGCCCCCCAATTTACTTATCTACGATAGATGCGTTTGTGACAAAAACTTATAATGCAGCGACATCTTCTTTTTATACATCTTCGAATGGATATACTTGGGGAGAGGTTGTGGACTCTAGAGAATCTGGGCTTTCTCCTAACAATGCAGCTTATCTCCTTTTTCATCATGCTGGACTAAACAGACTTTATTTATTTGCAATAGCCACCGAAACTACAGTTGATGTAAGATATACTAATCCTGTTACGCTTGTCCCAGCGACGACATGCACTGGGCCAAGTAGTTTAGACCAGAATGCTGGTCTTCGTGCTGTTGATTACTTTAGTGATAATAAAATGGCTTTTGTTATGGACAAGGGCGCCCAGGATTGGGGAGCTAATTTTTATTTTTATACATCTTCACTAGACGGCAATTCTTTCGGCTATGTTAATGAAACTGGATATATCCCGTACGGAATTGGGGTAAGGTTATTCTGGACTCTTGCGGCAAATAAAGATAGAAGTAAGATGCTTGTTTATGGGGTAAACCAGGGCACTACTTACGGATATACTAACATGGTATATTTAATGAGTAGAGAGAGTACCGATTTGACTCTTATTCGTTATGACACATATAACTGTAGCGTAAACTCAGAATGGATTACTAATCCGTGGGCATTCGTGGATGAAAATGATATATTTTATATCTGTAATGCGTCTGGGTCTGCTGGTGCCGAAAGTGTACAGATAAGCTCTTCCGCTGATCAAGGACTGACCTGGGGTAATTCAACACATTCTGTAGTTACTGATTTAGATGGTACTGCTGATATGTGGCGTTGGAAAAAGCAGAGAGCGGAAGGAGGCTTTTCTGAGATAGCTTCTGGGGACCCCAGCGTAAATTCGAATAAAACACAGTTGAAATATACTATGTTTTCTAATGTTTCTGGTTCTACTTTTGCGAAGAGGCACTTTTCTGTTGTAACTGAACCGTCGAGCACCTATATTAAAACTTTAACTGGCTCTTTAAACAGCTCTCCTTTTACCTCTATAGAAAATATAAAGGTAAGTTCCTCTACTCATCAGTTTTATACCGTCCCTTCGGGGTATAGTAGCAGCATTGCTACTGGACATGAGCCAGATAGAAAGAATATTATTGGGAATTATTCTCACGACTATGAAATAGTTAATGTCTCTGGAAGATATAACCAAAGACCAGATATGGTAGCTTCTGGTGCACACAATGGGGGTTATTTTGTTTCTGATTTGGGAATGGTTCCGGCAGAGATATATACATCAGGGACGGTTGTTGACCATTATGACATAGTTACAAGCAGTGTGGTTGCTGTTAGCAGCAGTGATTTTTCTTCTTGCGCATATCAAAACCTTAGTTATTATCCGGATGAATATGAAGGTCCAAACGGTGAAGTTAGTTCGAGTACGGGGTTTTCAGCGGATGGTGTAGCGCTTACAACACATGGAATGGCATATCCAGGAGATTTTTGGTTTAATAGCGGGAGTGTTTTGTGGGTAAGAATAATTGCTAGAACAGCCGACTCTTCTTCTTATCCATGGATTTATAGTTTTTATGATTATGGGGAAATTGCATGGGATATTCCTTATTGCTATTTCGATTTAACTTCTGGCTCTGGTGCGATTGGAAGTTCTTCTGTTGCTGTGGTCACAAGTTCGATTACGGAGCTTGGAAATGCTTTTTATGATTGTAGATATGCTTTTACAGCGACGAGAAATGTTGGGTTAGCGGATTCTAATTATGTTAAAATTTATTACGCTCAAGCAAGTGAAGACTATTCTGTTACGGGCACAGCATTAAGGCTTGACCAATTCATACTTCATAATGTTTCTGTTGATGTTTCAGGAAGTTCTTCGATACCAGTGTATTCTTCTTGGACGTCTTCTTACCTTTCTGGCGAAAGCCCTAACAACTTTGCTCCCTTTAAAGGAGTCGATAAGTATTGTTTTAGAACTCTATTTTCTTCTCCTGGGGAAAAGAAAACCTTAACCAAGATTTGGTTAGATCCAGTTGCAGAAGAGCTTTCTACTCACAATGCGCAACCCTTTAGAAATCTTGAAGTAAGACAAGAATATGATACAAGCCTTCAGCTTCACATGGTTTCTGGGGGTCTTTCTACTACTGGAGTTGCGAATGTTCACAAGACGAACTGTAATCCGCTTAGAACGGTAGTTGTGAATCCGACAGAAATTCTGCAAGAGCGATACGATAACGGATTTGTTTCTCACCAAATTCCCAGAAGTATTTATGGATATTCGTGGATTTCTGGTTCGACAACGCAACCCACAACAGGTAGTATGGTGCTGGAGTTCCAAGAAGTTAGTGGAACGACTAATCTTGTAAATTGGGTTGGAACGGCTTCTTTAAACGTTAGGACAAAAGAAAACGAAATTAGTACAACTACAAATACTTTAACTCATAATGCATCGTGGCAGACGGGTTCTTGGAGTCCTTATCAGTGGGCATCTTGGGAACAGATACGAGCAGGAGAGGGTCCTGTTGCAAGGGCTTTAAGAAAAGAAAACATCTATTCTGTTGAAGATCCTTCTAAAGAAAGAATTTTTGTTGACTCCCAGGGTAGAGAAAAACATTTTTTTGACAATAGGGCAGATTCTTTTACGAATTATTATGAGCCGGTTGTAACTTGGAATAAGCCAATAACTCATATTGTCGAAGATATAAATAAAAATATTGTGTCTTTTACATATCCATATAGAAACCTAAAGGAACATTTTGCGAATCAGAAACTTGCTAATAGATTGAACGTTGGGGAATGTTCTATACCAATCTATGAAACTTGTTTGAATCTTTATAAGTTGGGTGAACATAAATTTGTTTCCATTTATTCGCCAGAGATCATTTATCCGAAGCATGAAAATGTCGGATTTGATATGATTCATGCGAGAAACTATTACGATGACTCTACTTCTTCTGGAATTAAAGGAAGCGATAGAATTACTTTCTGGAAAGACACAGAGGACGACAGAACGCAGAGCAATTTTGTAAATTCTCTTGGGTTCAACATGGGGATTGGTTCTGTTTGGGCTCTGGAAGATGGTTCTGGAAGTTCTCCTTATGGCGAGCTTGCTTCTATGGGCGAGACAAGAACAAAAGATTTAATTGCTTATGGTAGAACGGGGATTCCGTCTCTTCAGTTCTGTTACGATGTGTATTTATCTGGTTCTACTCTAAAAGAAAGTGGAACAAACTATACTGCGAACTCAGAGTCTGGGATTAATCCGTTTTATAATTCTTATGACAAATATTCTGATGAAATTAGGCCAATGGGCGCAAGATATACTATTTTACCAGAATTTAGAATCTCAGAGCACATGGGGTGGTATATTAATGAAGCTGGTGGGGATTTCAGAAAGAAAAACAGAGGTATTTTAACGGCAGTTGGTACTAATGTTTCTTCTAGTATGTATAATTCTTCTAGAACGACAGCAAATGAAGAGTTCTATAAGATTTATTCGCACTCAGATATGATGAAAGCATTCAATGAGGTTTACGACGATCACAAGAAGCAAAAAGATAAAGTTCGCGAGTTCTCGATGACTTTCCGAGGGATAAAAAAACTACTTCCTTATAACGGTTTTTATCCTGTTCAGAGGTCTGTACAGCTTGGTAATTTACTTTCTCAATCGTATGCACCATATATTTCTTGGGACACAAACAAGTCAAATAAAGAGTCAGCAATTCAGAGCCTAATTCAGCCGTTTTATGCTCCCGGAATCTTCTACAATACAGTCAAATCTGGCATTGCTGTCGATTGGCCGATTATGACAGGTACGACTGGAGATGAAGACGATTTTAGTGTGAACTACTATTCAGGAACGATTAAAAATTATTCTGGTTATCGGATGCCGTTTGAGTCGATTATTGATCCTTCTTATGCTCTTCCTCTTTCGAGCAGCAATAACAGCAGCAGAGAAGGAAGAATGTATTTGCTGAGTCCGGATTATGAAGAAACTTTAGTTGCAAAGTTAGAGCAAGAGATTACAGGTACAGCGAGTTCTTTGTTTTCTTATGATATGAAACTAGATAGAGACAATTCGCAGTTTGTTGTTGGTACATTTAGAGATACTACAGATCCTACTGGAAGCGTACAGGTGTTCAATTACACTTCTGGTACTTGGACAAAACATTCCGATCTTATTCCTACGGGGACCATTGTGTCGGGAGATAAGTATGGTTCTGCTGTTGCAATTTACGGAGACGAGGCTTTTGTGGGTTCTTATGCTTCGGATATATCCGGGGAGACAGGGGCAGGACGTGTTTTGTATTTTAAGAAGCAGACCAACATCTGGCAGTGTGTTCAAGAAATAACAGCTTCTGATTTTACTGGTTCTGGTGTTTTTGGGAGAGCGCTAAGTTTTGATGGTACTACTTTGGCGGTAGGAGCAAACATATATGGTGGTGGGGATACTTTAGAGGGGAGGGCTTATATTTTACAAAGTGGGTCAAGTGGTTATGTAGAGGTAGCAGAGTTTTCTTCTTCTGTGGAGCCCGACGACGGGGCCTATGGCGGGAAAGTTTTAGTAAGTGGAACCTGGGCTTTTGTTTCGGAATATGGCGGTGCGGGTACACCAACAATTGGGAAAATTTATATTTATAAAACCAACGGGGTAGACCCTTGGTCTTTGCTGCAAGCGATATCCGCCAGCGATGGGGGAGCAGATGATTATTTTGGCGTTTCTGTGGCAATTTCTGGAACAAAAACTTCGGTTGATGGGTATGGTAGCCAATTGGCGGTTGGAAGTTATTATACTTATGAAGATGGTCAGCAAGCGGGTTCTGTTTATCTTTATGAATTAGATTATTTAAGAGGGTGGATTGAAAAACAAAAAATCGTTTCTGGGGAATCTGGAACAGGTGATCTCTTCGGGGCTTCAGTAGATTTTTGTGACGGGTTAATGATTGTAGGGGCTACTGGGCTTGACGATGCGGCAAGCAATGCGGGGGGTGTTTATCTTTATGAAAAGGAAAATGGTTATTATTATTTTCGGGAAAAAATTTCTGATGGGTTTGCTGCTAATGACGTTGTGGGCTCAAAGGTTGCTGTTTCAGGTAGCCAGCTTTTTGCTGGTGCACATGGAGCGGACAAAATTTTTATTTATTCTGGGGAATATGTTGGTTCTGCATATCCATTTATTTCTTGGGATGGAGAAAATAAAACAGATTATAGTTTAGCTTCTAATAACTTTTTTGCTGAGTCTTCGAGGTTCTTCCTGAAAGACGAGAAATTTACATCTTTTGTTTCTAAAAAAGAGTCTGAATTTAAGACGATGCAGTCTGGAACTACGTATTATATGGATTTGATTCTGGCAAAAGATGGAATAGATATGGTAAGAAGCTCTGATGATAATTACCAAGGAAGATACTTTGGTCCTCCTTCACTGATTTATAATTTGACAGAAGTATCTTCTTCTGATTTTGCCAGCGCAAGTTTAACGAATGATTTGATGAAAAAAGATCCATCCTTTATTCAATTTACTCCTCCGTATTATTACGGAGACTCTATTTGCAGAGTCTCTTTCTTGGCAGACGATACAAAGAAATATACTTTAGATGAGATTTTAGCAGGATTACAAGTCGAAAGTTACGATAGAGAAAAAGAAGAGCTTTTTAGAGGAATTCATAGAGATTTAAGAACATATAAAGATGTTATTCTTAATTTTGTTAATACAAAGCTGTTTACTAGCGGTACGGTTTTTACTAGTATAGGAGATTACACTCCGTTTATTAATGCGGATGGTTTTTTTGCCGCTTATGATGTAAGCGGGAACGAGATTGCTGTTCAAAGATTTACGGGTTCGACATCGGTAGATGGAGAAATTATTATAGATTCCGGAAGCGCTAGCAGAAGGTCGATGTCAGCACAAGCTTTCTTTAGGGCAATTAATTTATTGCCGGTAGATGTTACAACTACATATGTAAATACATCTTCTGGTGAGTTATATGTTAGAGATTATTCCAATAATCAAAAGTTTGGGTACAGGATTTCCGGAACCAACTTGGCCGGCAGTGCTGCCTATCTGGAGAACTTAAAACCAGAAATGATTATTTCTGGTAGTGATTATGACAATTTTGATGGGTTAACAGTAGAAAATCTTCTAAGAGATAATTTCTATACGTATAGCACAGCTATAGTTGATTCTCTTTGGTATCAGATTTACTCTTTGTATAAAGATTCCGCAGCATATTCTGGTTCAATGCCGTTTGTGTCTTCTGTGGACATTTTTGGGAAGACAAGAGAAAAGGTAACAACTTATTCTGTGGGACAAGAAACTGGGGCTAGGACAACAGAAGATTCTGATTCTACCTCTTTTGATAGATGGGTTATTTCTACAAGATACGAGTGTCCCGTTCTGCATGTAACGTCGTCAAACAGCAGCCAGGGTTCTTCTGTGTGGTCTAGTTATGGACAAATACCGACAGGCTCTGCTGGTCTTTACTTAAAGATAGAAGATAGTATTCGAGGGATAGGGCAGACGACAAAGGTTGTACCAGAGTATCAAATATCTTTTGCTAACAGCACCTCTGATATTACTGTAGGTTCTTTGCTAGACGTTTGTGGTTTTACTCCGTCTAAGAAGAGGGTTGGCGAAGTTGCTTCGTTTAAGAAGTTTAAAGAAGCTGTTGTTGCAATACCGTTCCTTGACGAGCAAAGGACACAAGAGCCGGTAACGACCGAGATTGCTGGAAGGAACTTCTTTAAGATTTCTCGTCAGAAGCTTGAGGAGCAGAGGAGAAGGGTTTCTGAAGGTAGAATGGTTGTTGAAGAGTCAATGAAGCAAAGAAAGACAACTAGCATTACCAGAATGGTGGAAAAGATGAAGAACTATATTATTCCACCTGAATTTGACTTTGGTACATACTCTGATATGGAACCGTTTGCAATGTATATTTTTGAAATTGAGCATACGTTTACAAAAGATGACTTGGCTTTGATCTGGCAGGGTTTGATGCCGGAATCTTCTAGAAGAGCAGAAAAAGTAGAAACCTCTATTTCTCATCCGTTTGACGAATATGAGTTCTTTAATGAAGAGGGAATTCCTGAAAATACACGGTGGATGGTGTTTAAAGTAAAACAAAAGGCAGAGAAGAACTACTTTAAAGTAACAGAAAACAATAAAGATGACGACAGATTTATTTTTGATTTCCAAGTTGGTCGTAAGGAACCGGAATATTCTTATAACTGGCCGTATGACTTCTGTTCCTTGGTAGAGTTGGGAGAAATAGAAGCAGACTTAATTATTCGTCCTTCTATCGAGCAAATTCAGGCTGAAGGAATAAATGTTCCTAGAGCAGATAGCATGGCTGGAGCAGAGACGGATTCTGATGGTGGGAAGAAAAAGGAAATGGACAATCCTCCGCAGAATATCGTTGTTGCCTCTTCGGAAGAACAAGAAGGTCCGCCGACGGTTGGTATGTTCGAAAACTTAGGAGATAAGAGAAGGAGATGAAATTCTTAGAAAAAAAAGAAAGAGTAATTGATTTTAAACTTACTCCTTACGGTAAATCAGCTCTTGCGAGAGGTGAATTTCGTCCCATTGGATATGATTTTTATGATGACGATATCATATATGATGAAGATTACGCTTCTTCGGCAGACGAAACACAGAATGCAATACAGGACAGGATTTTAGAGGGCATCGAACGGCTAGAGGTGCAAACGATTTTTTCTGGGAGAGAGACACAAATCTCTAGAAAGGCAGAACAGATACGGTCTGAAAGCCAAGGACAGACTTTTTCTGATAGGCCGATTGTTTTGTCGGAAGACAAGAATTATTTCATGGCTCTTCCCATAGGGTCTTCAGATAGAACCAGAGAGTATTCGCCTGCGTGGAACATTGTTATGACAGGAGGGGAATTTACTGGTTCAGTATCGTATTTTTCTTCTTCTTATTCTTCTTTGGTAAAAATACCTCAGCTTACAACTAAAGATTATAATTATGATATTGTTATCAGAAAGGGAAATCCTCCTTCAATGGAAGAGGGTGTTTCTAGACCGAGTCAAGGAGAGGTTGTATATTCTGACGATATGTCAAAAATAAAAATGTTTGACAATCAGTTTGATGATGGTTCTTTTATAGAAATAATTGGGGATTGTTTTCTAACTGACATTATGGAAGAAAACGTAAGAGATGAAAAAGAGAATTTTGATTTGGAAGTTTATATAGTTGAGTCAGGTACTAGTGGTAAGGACGTGTTGGTTCCTCTTAGTTTCGCTAAAAAACAAGAAAGATTTGTCGATGGGATCTTGTTGGACGAGCAAGAAGTTTCATGTGAAGATATAAAAATAGACTCATCTTTTGTGGAGTATTATTTTGATGTTTTTGTGGATAAAGAGATAGAAGAAGTTAAGACAAGTCCGCAAAAAACCGAGAAGTTGCGTAATTACAAAGGAAAGATTGGGAAAATATGCCCAGAGGACTAAAGAATGTCTTTTTTTGAAAGTAATGCTCTAATTAACAACCTTATTCCCAAGATAGTAATAGAGACTATAGAACTTTCCGATAGAAGAAGTGCAAGTAATTTCATTGAAGAACCGCACATTGTAGTTGGCGGAGAAGGACTGATAAGTAATTCTGAGGGTGTTTTGAGGGTTAGGGTGGTTCTGTCTCTTACGGAAGTTCTAGACGAAGTAATGTCGCAGATTTTTGATGGGCAGGACTTTAAAAAATATCTTAGTGTTGTTGTTCAGCAAAGACTTGGGGCAAGAGATAAAAACAAAACTCTCTCTTTGGCTCAAGGCACCAAAGACTTTTCAGCCTACAGTGTAGATTCTGATGGGAATGAAGTAATAAAGTTGATCTATGATGTAGAATTTGAGAATACCGAGAGGGATATAAAAGATCTTAGTATCTTGGTTGTTCCTATGTTTAATGACCAGGCTTTTTCGGAAGACTTTGGGTTTAGACTAGGACTTGATCCAGAATTGAGGAAAAATTTTTTAGAAGAGAAAATAATAAAAGACTCTATTATCGTTTCTAAAAAAACGCAAGACTTTAGAATCTCCGAAAAGATATACAAATCTGAAACGGACACTTCGGATGTTACAAACATCTTGAATCAAGAGGTTCTTAAGTTTGATCGTGGGGCTTCGACCTTTAATGTATCTTCTGCATGTTCTTATGTGACATCTTTAAAGACGTCTAGAGATTATGTTGGTAACTGCAGATTTTTATTTGGAGTTGATTATAGGAACTTTGTTTCGGACAACTCTCTTTATGGCAAATTCTTTGAAAAGGAGATTTTTGACGGCCCTTCGACCTTTGGGAACTACTTTAAAATTCTTTCTTTGAAAGTCTTAAGAAGGCGAGTAGAAGCCGTTACTTCTCACAATAGAATTAATTCTCCGGAAGAAGGATTTATCGTTTTTTCAGATGATCCGAAAGAGATAACGGTAGCTTTGTCGGGAGAACAAGAGTTCAAAAAGTTTATTGCAGTTGATGACAAAGACGGCTCTTTGAGAGAAGTAAATCTGTTTTTCCAGTCGGAAGACTTAACTGACGATGCGAGATTTTTTACAGGGACAGATAAGGTAATAAAAGACGAAACAAACGGCATTTATCAATATGGAATAGAGATGGTAGTTGAAGATAAATCGAGAGAGATTTTTAAGGACTACTACAACAAGCTTGAGAGTGCTTATAATGCTTTAAAGAAATATCTTCTTGTTGCAGAGATTACGGGCAAAAGCAGACTTCTTTTTGCTATTGATGAGCCACATATTGTAAGAGAAGACGAAAGAGCAGAATCATTAGAAAACATTCGTGGTAATTACGATGTTTATTCGAATAAGTTTACAGAAGATTTTGCGGATTCTAACATACGGAGATATTCTACTCATCAAGAAACTGCCCCCTGGGTTGAGTCGATAGCACAATATCTTGTGGTTTTAAAGAGATTTTCTTCTATAACCGACGAGAGAGCAAAAGAACTTTCAAGAGGGTTATTTGACCTCGTTCACCCTAGAAAAGCCAACCCAGACAGCATTAGATTTGTAATGGATTTAATTTCCACTTTGGCAAGAGAAATATATTCAAAAATTGACACCATAGGGGACGTGGTTTTAGGTGATGGAACAAGAACAAACCCGCAGGGTGTTATGTTTAAGCAAATTGAACTAAAAACATGGTTCAAAGACGGAGTTTTTAACGCAGATACTGATAAAGTTTCAGGATTTGACTACCTTTCAATCACGGGGGACTTAGAACAAGAGGCAAAAGACAGAAGTCTTGGGTTGCGAATAATAAAAAGCGGAGATTATGAAAAGAGAGCTAAGGCAGAGATTCATAAATACTTTGCCACAGAAAACGAAGATATAAACATTACTGTTGACGGGCAAGTTATATCTTCTGGGGATTCTATAGAGAGCAAAAAATATGGGGTTTTGTCTCCTTCGGTTGTCCGGACAAATAATCCCGGAACAACTAAAATCCTAACTACTGTGAGTTTTTATCCGGGAAGCGATTTGGCACAGCAGATTGTTGACATGGAAATAACAACGGTTCATAAAAACTCTTCCGAGACAGAAAATACGGTTGTTTCTGACGATGGAGCTGCTTCGGATTCTGAGGCTGCAGCAAACAATAATGCTCAAATGGCAGACATTTTATATGTTGCTGGAGTTACGGTGAACGATGTTTTTTCTTTTGGGAATTCTTTCCCTTCGCAGGAAGAAAGAACAAATAAAACAACTCCAGAGAGCAAAGACAGCACGCAAACATATAGGAGCGAAGACACAGAAAGTGAGAAAATAGATCCTTCTGTTGCCGACGAAACTAAATGCGCTCTTCCCAGGGGAGTTAAAGATAGAATATTGGTATCTAATCCCAATCAGACAATGTATACGATGATTAATCAAATGGATATGACGGCCATGGCATATGGGGCGGCGGCTCCTTCTACAATAGCTATGGATAGACCGGATCATAAAAAGATTATTTCTGGGAAAGGCAAGGCGGAAATAAAAGCGAATACTATTGAGAATTTTGATTTAACTCTACAAGATAACATTGTCAATGTGGCAAAAAGGAATCCTTATGCTGCTGCCGCATTGACCAAGAAAAGTTGGGAAGAGAGTAAGAATATTTCTACTTCTGAGATTTTAAGAACTTTGCCCAATCAGATAAAGAGCTTGTTTTTAGGCTCGACAAATCCCGAAAGAGTTAAGACGGTTTGGGCGGGAAAAAGCTCTAACATGGCAAATCCGATGAGGAATTACTCTTCTCCAGACTCGAGTCTTTTTAGAATGAACTATAATATGCTCGGCGTGATAGAGGTTTTTGAGGGCTTTGAGAAGACAGAAAATTCCAACTCTTCTATTAAACACGAGAAGTGGTCGATGTTGGCCATAGAGTCTTTTAATAATTCAGTTGGGAAAGAACTTCTTTGCAGAATAAAGCCATATCAGAATGAGATTCTGGGCCTTACCAGAGAACAAAGACTTGAGCTTGGCGTTTTTAACGAATATTTCTTAATAAAGCCGGAAAGAAAAACAGTTGTGCAGCCTCCGCCCTCCTTCCCTCCTACGGAAAGACCAGAATTAACTCCTGCGCTGCCTACGATTGTAGAAGAGACGACTCCGCAACAGGCGGATGCTGAAAATTATGGTCCTTCTCCTGGAGAATTCTTTGGGAATCAAAACGAAGAGGAAGAGGTTACTACTCCGTTTGAGGAAGGTCTGGAGAACGGTACAATACAATCTACCATAGGTGACGTGGAGGTTGCGGGAGAAGAAGAGGTTACTACTGCTTTCGAAGAGGGTATAGAAGAGGGTACAATACAATCTACTATTGGGGACGTACAGGTTCAAGAAGAAGAATTTGTTCCCCCCTATGCGCAGACTGCAGAAGATGCTGAAATAGTTTCAACGTTAGTTGGATTAACAGTGGAAGAAGAAAGCGCTTTAGAACAAAGAGCGGCAGAGCTTGAACAGCAAATGAATTCTAGCAAGAGAAGGAAATAAAAATGGATAAAAAGAACAATCTCCAACCTGGAATTCCTTCTATCATATTAGACGAATATCGTTCTGAAGATGAACCAATTGCGTTGAACGATTCGGGGGAGCCGGTTGCTCCTTCCGGGATAGGGATTACAACAACTCCTAATATCCAAACTGTTACCATGGTAGAGCCCGGCCCGCAAACAGCTTTTGAGGTTTGTAAGTGGTATGATGTCTTACCAAAGAGTGAATTTAGAAGTGGAGAAGACTTTTTATATGCTGATTGGGCTTCATTTTTGAATTCAATAGTTTTTAATCAAGAATACTATAATTTTGACTTTGTTTTGCCTCGACCGCAAAGGGTTACAGAGAAGGACACATCAAATGTTGTTTCTCCGTACTATTATTCTGCGAAGTCACAATATAACTTCTTTGTAGATGGATATGAAACAGCAATAGAGTCTGTTCCGGAAAGACTGCTGCCAAATTCTTATGTGTTTGATATTCACAGCTATTCTTCCAAGGTAAATAAAAGATTTGAAGCTTTGATTACTCTTTCAAAAAATATTGAGTACAAAGTTAAGAACCCTACTGGAGAATATTTTGATTTATACAAGAAGAAGATTGCATCTTATGCTTTAACAGAAGCGGCAAACATTGTTGGCGACATGTACAAGAACACAATTTTTCCTCTTGCAGATATAGAAGGATTTATGTCTAGGGAAACAGATAAATGGTCTTTCCCTATGTTTAATTCTGTTGATTTTTCAACAGATGTGTCGACTGAAGTGGCAGAGCTATTGGCAAAAACGGGTCTTATGAACATTTTAATGTCTAATATCTCTTCTTGTGTCGAAACTGGTAATTTTTTTACGAATCAGAGAATGAAGATTAGTGGCCAAGACGTTAATTTAAGGTCTTTTAACATAATGGTTTGGTTTGACGTTCTAAAAAGCTTATTGGATGGCGACGTGGAAGATGAGATATTTAGAACGTTTTCTGGGAAAGAAACAGACACAACGTCTTACATAAGCGAGAGAGCGTTTAGAGAGGGGATTTTTGCAGATCCTAAATATAAACTAAATTTTTCTGTGTCTTTGTTTTTGTTTGCGAAGAAAATAGAATACATTTTAAAAGACAGAGCAAGAAGCTTTTTGGACGTCTTTAATAAACAGAAAGCTCCCTCTGAGACCATCCTCTATCGTATTGAAAAAACAGATAGCGAAGGGGTAATACAGAACTATTATTTGCCAAACAGCAACAAAATTGACATTTTAAAGTTTGTAGACACTCAAGTAAAGTATGCAAAGAGATACAAATACAAAGTATATGCTTATCAATTCGTTTTGGGTACAAAATACAAGTTTTTTGATGCTCAAAATAACGGTACAAGTGGAAGAATTTGCGTGCAAGATGAGACTGTTGTGAGAATTTTAGAGGTTCCCTACTTTGAACAGGAACTAATGGTTTATGACGCTCCGCCCGTTTCTCCAGAGGTTGTTTTTTGGCCCTATAAGGACATAAATAACAGAGTTTCTATTGTTATGAACGGCGGTTTGGGCACAAGAGAAGAAAAACCTGTGATTTTGGAGATTTCCGACGAAGAGCAAGAAAGAAAAATGCGAGAAGTTCAGGAAATTCCTGAGAAAGAAGAGAAAATCACGTATTCGTCGGATGATAATGTTGTGCTCTTTGACATTTATAGAATTGAAAAGCATCCAGAAAAATATGAAGACTTCAGAAACAATAGAGTTTCTAGGGTTTCTACTTCAATTTCGTCTATAACCAACGACAAAGCGACCTCTGCTACTTTCAAAGATGAAATTGAGCCAAATAAGAAATATTATTATGTGGTTAGGACTGTGGATGTGCATAGCCATGTGTCCAATCCGAGTCCAATTTTTCAAGTTGAGATGGTAGATGATGGTGGTACTGTTTGGCTTTTAACAGAATGTGTTGAATTGAAGAAAACCGCTGAAAGACAGAAGAGTATTTCCTTCAGGAAAAAGCTTCATATGGTTCCCTCGTTGAAACAGGTGCTTGTGGATCTTGAAAAAAACGGCCTTTCTGGAGTTGAAACTGGGTTTGCAGCAAAAGATATCGTTTTGGGGGTAACAGAAGATTCTGTTTGGGGGAAAACCTTTAAAATTCGTATTGTTAGCAAGCAATCTAATCGAAAGATAGATTTTAATGTATCTTTTGTTCCGAGATTTGATCGGAATACGACAAAAATAGAGGAGAATAAATAAAATTCTTTGATTTCTTCACTATTTAGAGGGAGTGAGACCCTTTTTAAGAAAATCTCAAGAGGAGAGAATTAATGGCGTTTTTATCTAGCACTGGTAACATTATTCTTGACGCTGTTTTGACCGATGCTGGCCGTAAGAGGCTTGCTAGAGCGGACGGAACCTTCAAGATTGCAAAGTTTGCTGTTTTTGATGATGAAATAGATTACAACGATTATGATAAATCGCATGCGTCTGGTTCATCTTATGTTGATGTAGAGCTTTTGACTACTCCGGTATTTGAAGCCTTTACAAACAATACGTCGGTAGCAAAGTCTTTCTTGGTTAGCTACAACAGAACAAATCTTTTGTATCTCCCTATAGTTAAACAGAACGATCAAGATGCGGCTTCTAAAAAACACGCTTCTGGTAGTTATGTGGTCGCTGTGGACGAAGATACAGAGACGGATTTTGCTGGTGTGCAAGGATTTTTGTATGGTTATACACCGGGTTCTGGTGGTGGCATCGTAAGAGTAGATCAGGGTCTAGATACTACCGAGATACCTCCTACTTTTAGTCTTGAACCGTCTTTAGTTGAGACTCAATATATTATTGAAATAGACAATCGTCTAGGATATGTTGTAGATAAGAACGATGCTAAGCAGGCTGCTGTTTCTTATATCGACGACGACAACATCGCTTCATATCTTTTGACTCTTGGCAACGATGTTAAGTTTGTAAGAAAGAACGAAACGACTGATAGCAAAGACTCACAAGTTATTTCAGGTCCAAGAGGAACAATTTTAGAGTTCAAGCTTCAGGCGTCAATCGAATTGAACTCCAGCACTTATCTTTTTACTACAATAGGTACAACTGGTACTGGTAGCTGGGCAGGTTATTATTACATTGACGCAAACGTTAGAATTACTGGTGCGACCACCGGCTATAGTGTAGATATTCCAGTACGGTTTTTGAAGAAAGTATAAGCTCTTAATACGGAGAAGAATAAATGGCACAAATTTATAAACAGCTTACAAGTAATGACATTGTGACGACACATACATTACTTCACGAATCTGTACCTATCACTGGTACGCTTGTTAGCGGCAGTTATAGCGGTACAAACATCGAAAGTCCTTCGCATGGAAGATATCAAAGAGTATGGGATTATAACTATGCTTCGGCTTCTGCTAATCATCTTTTTGATATTACTTTGTGTCTTTCTTCTGGTTCCACGTACCACAACTTAATTGGTACGGATTCTTTGGCAACAGCAAAGATGAATATGTATGATACTCTTGCTCAGGTTTTGATGGGACACGATGCAACTGGAAGTATTTTAGATTTTGATGAAGACGGAAATCTTCTGGCGGGCGGAACAAAGATTACTGGTTCTTATGCTCTTTGTTTCTCAAGACTTTTGGTCAAAGACGAAATTAAAAAAGGTTCCTTTAACATGTACCTCGCTTTGAGCGGTACATATGCAACACCGAGAGGTGGTGATTATGGAAACGTTTTGATTACAGACTCTGGCGCCGAAACAAGTTATTTCGTTAATTCTCCTGCTGGAGAATATGGTGTTCTAAACAGTGGTTCTACTGCGGTTGGTCTTTTATTTTACCAGGCTGGTGTTGCGGTGCTTAATGCTGAAAAGATTTTTATGACTTCTTCTGTGAACGGCAGTGTTGGTGTTCAAATGGATTCTTCAACGAGAGGAGTAAATTATTATCTTTCTACAGGCACCATAGACGCTGCTGCTTCTGCGCTAAGATATAGAATTAACAACATTACTTTCAACAACACTACAGACTTAAATTCTACTGTTGTGTTTTGTAGAATGGATCATGGTTCATTTAACTATTCTTCAAACCCAACATATCTTTCCGGGTCAAAGATTCGCACAAAGAATGTTGCGGCAGATGCTCCGGTAGCATATTACACAGGCATTGGTCTTTATTCGCCGGATAACGAACTTCTGGCTGTGAGCAAGATTTCTACGCCTTTAAAGAAAACTTCTGACACAGAACAAATAATTCGACTCCGGATCGATTTTTAAGTTTTTCTTAATGTTTTCAAGCACTTACGAAAGTGAAATCTCCCAAAATCCCCAAATTTAACGTTGCTCTCTTTTTTGCGGAAGGGGATAAAACCGCGACAGAAATAAACTTTAATTATCAACTTATTTTCAAGATAACGGACTATTATTGCGAAGAAGAGGAAAGAAAAAAGATCGTTCAAGTTGTCAGGATACTCTCCGCTCCCGATTACCAGAATCTTCAAGCTCTAATAACAGAGAAATCTCAAGGTCTTTACCCTTTTGTTTCCTTTGAGCTTTTGCAAGAGCTTTACAGCTTTTATAAAAAATGTCTCACAGAGTTAGTAAAAAATGATATAATAGTTTTTCACAAGAGTAAGTGGATTTTAAAAGAAAGTAATTTGTTGTCCTCTTTTCCTATCGGAAATAAAGAAATCTCATAGCCAAAATCACTTAATTCAGCCTAATTATTGAGAAAAGTTTTTCTTGACTTCTCCGGGAGAACAGGATAGGATGTCTTTAATAAGAGAGATAGTAAAACAAGAAGTTATTAACCTTTGGAAGGGTCGTTCAAAGAAGAAAAAGGGTAATCCTTTCGGGGGTATGACAAATCCTCTTGAAAAGGGTCCTTCGCTTGAAGGCGATGTTTTATCGGAAGAAGACAAAAAGAAAGAAGGCAAAGATGTCTAGGAAGATGTACGTTCTGCGTGGCGTTTCTGGTTCTGGAAAGTCCACAAAGGCTTTGGAGTTGGCTCCGAAGGAGAATATCTTTTCGACCGATGAGTATTTCATGGTCGGAGGTAAGTATTTTTTTGACTCTGGCAAGCTTTCCAAGGCTCATGCTTGGAATCGTGAGAGAGTGTACGGTGCCCTGAAGAGCGGGGTTTCTCCTGTGGTTGTTGATAACACCAACACGCAGTCTTGGGAGGCCGAGCCTTATGTGAAGATGGCTCTTGCTCATGGCTATAAGATTGAGTTTGTTGAGCCCGATACTTCGTGGGCCAAGAATGCGGACGAGCTTGCTAAGCGCAACAAGCACGGTGTTCCAAAGGCGGCGATTGTTCGAATGTTGCAACGTTATCAGCCGATGGATAAATTTAAGGCCGATTTGATCGGCAAGGGAGAGTAATAAAAATGGCAAAGTTTTCTCCTCAAGAGATTCGAGAGGTGGTAAAAGAAGTTCTGTTAGAAAATCTGCAACAAGATCCTCAAACAGAAAAAAACATTGAGAATGCGTATAATTCCGTTCTTGCTGCAAGACGACACTTAAAGACTCTTTTGAAGTACGGCGGTCTTGAGGCAAGAGATGAAATTTCTTCTTGGGTTCAACAGATTGAACAAATTGTTAAGAATATTGAGCAAAAAGCCAAGATTGCAGAAAGCACACAGAAAAATCCTTGGTCTGTTTGCAATACGATAAAGGAAAAGTAGGTCTTGATAAGGGTTTTCATGAAATAAATGAGAAAATTTAAAGAGAATGACATTTTCAGAAATAGAATAAAGACTCATCCGAAATATGAATTTTTTGTTCATTCTGGAACAACGTATTTAAACAACTATCTTGCGCAAGGTTCAAATATACCTCAAGGCTCTATCTCTCTTTACGAAGAAAACATAGATAGAACGGCTGCGCAGAAAATATATCCATTTATCATAAAGACCGGCAATCTTACTTCTTTTTCTACAGTATCTACTTCAAAATATAATGAGTATGCTTATGGGACAACGATAACTGGGTCGTATCCTTTGACATCTTCCATAAAGATTACCAATCATGCTCCAAACAGTTCACGTCCTTATATTAATGCTCTCAAGAATACAATAAATTATTATGGCTATCTTAGTCCTCATTGTTCCTATTCTTCTACTCTTGGGGATTATTCTACAGTACAAGTATCTGAGATCCAGCTTTCCTCTATTTTTTATGGTAGTTCCATTAAGAAAGGTACAGTTGCTTTAAAGTTTTATACTTCTGGCGCTGTTCTTAATGAGCTGTATGATAACGAAAGAGGAGAATTAGTTCAGGCGTCAGGTTCTCAATCTGGTTCTGTTGCTGGAGTAATTTTATATACGGAAGGGATTATGTTGCTGACTGGTTCTTGGGCTTTGGCAACAAATCACAGTGAACCATATTACAATTCAACAAATTATAATCCGTCTTGGAAGTATTTTGGAGCATCTGTTCCATCTTCAAGCTATGGAGTTGAGTTTGAAGGAATTAATTACGTCGATGTGATTACGATGTATTGTCATGCTCCTCCTGGAGAATTAAATCACTCTAACAACGCTACATATATTGAGCATGGGCAAACGGAATTTTATACTTCTGGCAGTAAGACTTTTTCCGAAAACCAGAAGCTATCTATTAAGAATATTGTAAAGAGTCCTTTTGACGGAGCGGAAGCGGATTTTGAAAAGACAGTATATATTTCTAAGATTGCGGTTTTAGATCAATATGGGGAAATACTTGGTATCGCCAAGTTGGCTACTCCAATTAAGAAAGAAGAAAGTAGAGGTCTTTCTTTTAAGTTGAAGTTGGATATATAGAGGAAAATTCAATGAAGATAAGAGAAATAGTTAAAGAAATATTGAACGAAATGAAAGAAAAACGTCCGGAATTAAAAAGACTTGGACAAGAGCCGATAATAACAGCTTCTCCAAAATCTTCTGTTCCTTCGAGAAAAGACAAACTTGATAGAATGAAAAACCCTTCTTTTGCAGACAAGATTAAAAAGGTTGTTGGTCTTGTGGAAGAGGAGAATATAGAAGAAGAACAACAGATTGATGAGGGGTTTTGGGATAGTCTTGAAAACAAAGTAACTAAAGCTTTTTACGGTGATGAGTCCGTTAGGCCCAAGAAAACAAAGAAGAAAAGCTCTCCCAAACCCAAGAAACCAAAAGAAGAAAAGCCAGAGGAGCCTGTTGCGGCTGCTGCACCCGAGCCTGTCAAAGCTCCAGAAGCCCCAGAACCTGCCAAGACAAAGAAAGAAAAAAGTCCTCCTGTTTCTGCTGCAGAATTAGAGCCCGAGAAACCGGGAGTTTTTTCTAGAGCGGTAGGTGGGATAACAAGCTTCTTTAGAGATCGACAGAAGAAATTCGAAGATGTAGAAAGAACGAAAGACAGCATTGCACGCAGGATAGAACCCAGTCGTCCGGGGTACAACGAAGAACGAGAAATGATTTTGGAGTTTGTAAAGATACAAAAGAAATTAAACGAACTTAAGCTGCTGAGAGGGATTAAAGAAAAAGATCTTATAGACGTATTCGAGAAATACTTTACAGCAGAAGATGCTTTATTGATAAGGGTTTTGAATTATGGAGACGTTATTTTAGAAAGAACCAGAGACCACGACTATAAATCTTTAGACCAAGAAGAGTTTTTGAGGGCAGCAAGAGAACAATTAACCCCAGAGATATTTAGGACGGTTGAGGACTTATTGGAGGCTTCAAAGAAAATAAGCAGACGAAAAGGTCAATTTAGAGGTGAGACGAATCTTACCGAAGAAGCAGAGCAATCCCCAGACCAACTTTTAAATAACGTCTTGACAAGAATGGAAAATTTTGATAAGATGTTGGCTCCTTATAAAAATAATGTTGAGGAAGCCATGAAAAATATCACCAAAGGTCCGGGAGATATTGGGATTGATAGATATGAGCAGGAACAAAATAAATATCAAAAAGAAGAGGAATACCTTGAGCGTCTGAAGAGTGATGCCTTGTTGCACGGACAGCTTTTGATGGATAATTTTTCGGACTTTCAAAAGTTTATGGACTTTGTTTGGTGGAACGACAACGTGAGCGAAAAGCTTCGTAGAATGGTCGAAATTAACTTTGACCCCGAGAATTACGACAGCAGCAAAGAACAAGAACTATATAAAGAGTTTCAAGCAAAGTTCCAAGACAAAAACTTTAAAATGTCTTCTTTGGGAGAAGTTTTGTATAAAATCTATGAGACATATGTTGAAACATATGATTGGAACAAGCTTATTTCTTATTTAAACGATTATTGAAATAATGTTTGAGAAGTGGCAGCATTTTCTGAAAGAATCGAAGCAAATGGAAGACTTTTATAAGAAGTTTAAGGTTTTTCTTGTCGGCGGTTCTGTCCGAGATTCGTTGCTCAACAGAGCATCACACGATGCGGATTACGTTGTTGTTGGTGCTACGCCACAAGACATGTTGGATGTTGGGTTTTCGCAAGTAGGAGCAGAGTTTCCTGTTTTTATTCATCCGAAGACGGGAGACGAATACGCCCTTGCTCGTTCGGAGAGAAAATCAGGAGAGGGGCACAAGGGATTTACTACGAATACGGAAGATATCCCAATTGAAAAAGATCTCGAGAGAAGAGATTTAACAATTAATGCCCTTGCTAGAATGATGCTTTCTTCTGGGGAATATGGTGATATCGTTGATCCATATGGCGGCAAGAAAGACATAGAAAATAAACTATTGAGACACGTTTCGGAAGCTTTTGAAGAAGATCCTCTTCGTGTCCTGCGAGTTGCGAGATTTGCAGCGCAACTTGATTTTTCCGCTGCTCCCGAGACAGAAGAATTAATGAGCAACATGGTTGGTCGGGGAATGCTGGACTCTTTAACTCCGGAGAGGATTTGGAAGGAGACGGAGAAGGCGCTATCTTCTGACAGACCAGATAAATATTTTGAGGTCTTGGCAAAGTGCGGGGCTTTGGACAGGTTTATGCCAGAGCTTTCAAAGCTCAGAGGAGTTCCGCAGCCGCAGCAATATCACGGGGAAAACGACGCTTGGATGCACACGATGGCTGCTGTAAGGGCAGCCAGAAGCATCACCAGCGATCCTGAGATTATTTGGGCTGTTGTTAACCACGATCTTGGGAAGGGAGCTACTTCCAAGGATGTTTTGCCGCATCATTATGGACATGAGATGGCGGGAATTCCTTTGGTTAAGGCGGCAAACGAAAGATTAAAGGTTCCTTCTTCTTTTTCTGATCTGGCTGAGATGTCGACAGAAAATCATATGCGGGTTCATATTGTAAAGAAGATGAGACCGGAGAAGGTTGTTGATTTGCTTTATAGAACCGACGCTTTTCGTAAGCCGGAAAGGTTTGAAAAGTTTTTGAGAGTTAGCGAGGCCGATGCACGTTCGCATAAGGGTCGGGAGTTTGAAGAGGGAGATTTTATCCGCAATGCTTTTGAAGTTTGCCGAAAGGTGAGCGCAAAAGAACTTGTTGACCAAGGATTTGTTGGGAAGCAGATTGGAGAAAAACTTCGACAAAATAGAATTGCGGCGTATAAGAATTATCTTCGTGGAGAGAACAAATAAATGAGGTCGCTTGTAGAACAAATTGTACAAGAAATTTTAGAGGGCTCCGGAACATTATTGGAAGACAAGGTTTCTTCTTTAAAGGAGAAGATTCCCGAGCAAACAGAACTGATCGACTTCTTTGCCTCGAAGGATCCAACAGGCAAACAGAAATACCTCGAATGGGCTTTGAAAAGAACTCTTCAAGGCAATGAAAGCAAAGAGCTGGTTGTGGATGCGTTCCTCAAGTTTGATCAGATTGGTCCTCGGCTGGAAAAGAAAGACATCAACCAATACGAATCTGCAGAAAGAGTCTTCGACGCAATCAACTATTACGAAACGGTGCAGCGGAGCGAGAGGTCAAAGGGGAAAGAGAAGAAGAAAACAGCGTATAAAGCGGCCGAGAGCGGAGAGGGGGAAAAAGTTCCCACAAAAGCTAGTCATTTGTCTTTGGAAGAAATTATTTTGCAAGAAGTATTAAAGCACAAAGTTGATGAAATGGCTTTGTCAAACCTGGAGAGTGTTGACGATCCCTTTGCCGAAGAGCTTATTTCTGCTTTAAGAAAAGGGAAAAAGACAGCCGTTGTTTATCATGGAACTTCAACCAAACATTTTTGGAGTATTATAAAGAATGGGTTTGTTTTTAGCCCAGAGAGAAAAAACTGGGAAGGTACATCTCCGGGAACATATTTTTCTTTTAACATAAGAAGGGCTGCTGAATATACTTTAAAGCCAGTTGAAAAGGCTGGTGGAGAAGCGATTATTTTTGTCTTGGAACTTCCTCTTAAAGAGCTTGAACGAGATTTGGACGACTCTGATGCTTGGGATAAGAACACTCATTTCCAATCTGTTGTAAGAAAAGAAATACAACCAAGGATGATAACTGGTGTTATTTATCCTGTTCGTCCATTTGAGAGCGGAGAAACTCCCGAGACGCCAATTAAAAAGTTTATTGCTCAGGTCCAAAATGGAAAGATAAAAGAGATTCCTCCCGACGAGGAAGGAACAGAGGGGCGCTTTAAAAAGGCAACTCCCGAAGAGATTGAGTGGGCAGTTGTTCAATATGTTCAAGACCTTATTCAATATACCTCTTTTGATATGCACAATTTCGGGCAAGAGGGAGTAAAATTAAACTCTTTGGTGCTTAGGAAGGTCGTTGAGGAGGGGTGGCCGAAGATTAGTGCGTGGACTGGAGAAGATTGGGTCAAGTATTTAGAGTCTGTTTATAAGAAAAAAAACGAAGAAGAATACTATAAAGAGCAGAGAGAGTTTACAGTTCCTCTTTGGAGAGTGATTAAAAAATATACAGCAGATATTGAAGCATTTAACAAGTTTCGTCTAGGAAAGACGAAATAAAGGAGAAAGTGAATAAAATGTCAGGTGATGATATCCGTGAGCAAATTAAGGAAATGTATCGAGAGATTATTTCCGAAAACCTTGGTCTTAACAAGTTGTTGGAACAAGATGCTCCTCCGGGAAGAGAAATTGATCGGAATCAGGCGGTGATGAATGAGAAAATTCAGGAATATTACGAAGGTATTCTTGATGATCAGAATGAATTCTATGACAACGTAATGATGTATGTCTATGAAAACGGGGAACAGATGGGTCTAGATAAATACCCAGAGTTTCCAGAAGACGGCTCTGATTTAAACAAACTAAGCACCTTTGAAAGTAGAATGCGGCAGAGTTTAAAATCAGCAGGGAAAAAGAAACTACAAGGTCTTGCTGGACAAATTCAAAATCTGACTCTTCGTGTTGCTACAGCCATGGCCAACCAAGACCTCCAAGAGGTTTTGAAATAAGAAAGAGAAAAAATGAAAATTATAGGTCTTGATGTAAGTACATCTATTACTGGATGTGCTGTACTAGATGAGAATGGTGACGTATTAGAATCAGCGGCTTGGAGAACCGAGAAGCTAGAGGGTCTTGAAAAAAAAGCAGACTTTATTCACGACCAAATAGATAAACTTTCCGAGAAATACAAAGGCGATTGTATAGTTTATATCGAAGATTGTGCAAAGAAGTTTTCTTTTGGTAAGTCTTCTGCACAGACTCTGCGTATTTTATCTCAATTTAACGGGATGATTACTTATATTTCTCACATGTATTTTAAAAGAGTAGAAAAGCTTACTCCCTCAAGAGCAAGAAGCCTGTGCGGAGTAAAGGTTAAAAGAGGAGAAAACGGAAAAGAGAAGGTATTTGATTTAATCAAAAAAGAATCTTGGTTTTCTTATAAAGAAACAGCGAAGGGCAATCCGGAACCAGGCACCTACGATAGGTGTGACGCTTTGATTATGGCAAGAGCGGGTTTAAAAGAATGCTCTCCTCTCAACAAATAGAAATTCTTAAAAACGTTTTAGGCGAATACGACTTAAAAAAAAGAGGCACAGAGCTATATTTTTATTGTCCATATTGCGAACACTATAGAAAGAAATTTGCAATCAACATTGAAAGCGGCAAGTTTCATTGTTGGAAGTGTGAAAAATCTGGGCATTCTGTAGAAAAGCTTGTTTGGAGATTTGGCGATGCAGCAAATCGACAAAAATGGGAAGGTCTATCTGGAGGGTCATTAGATTTTGATTTGTGGGAAGAGTTTTTTGGGAAAGAAGAAGAAAAAGAAAAAGAAGTGTTTCTTCCCGAAGAATATATTTCCCTTATTGGGAATTTGAATTCCCAAGAGCCAAGAAAATATTTGTCCTCTCGCGGAATAACAGAAAAAGACATCTGCTTTTATAAGATTGGGTACTGTAAAGAGGGGGAATACGCCAACAGAATCATATTTCCTTCATTTGATAAAGACGGCAAACTTAATACGTTTGTTGCCAGAGCATACAATAGGAAGCCGTGGCCTGTTTATACGATGCCAGAGATAAAGAAAAAGAAGATCATTTTTAATGAACTTTATCTTGATTATACAAAGCCAATTGTTTTAGTAGAGGGGGTATTCGATGCGATAAAAGCCGGGAACAATTCTGTTCCTCTTCTTGGCTCTTACTTGAGAGAAGATTATGCGATTTTTAAAAAGCTATTAAAAGAAAAGGTTCCGTTTGTTTATTCGGCTTTAGATCCAGATGCGGAGGAAAAAGAAAAAAACAATAATCTTCTTTTAAAGAGGCACGGAATCGAAGTCAAAAAGATTGATATTTCGGGGTATAAAGACCCAGGAGATATGACAAAGATGTCTTTCATTGAAAAGAAAGAAAAATCTTTTATTATTGACGACGTTTATTATTTAGAAAGGGCAATAAAAGGCGTTTAAATGAAAGTAGCGACATTGGCTGATACGCACATTCATAACTTTAAGTTTTTTGAAGAATACCAAGAAGTTTTTGAAAAAATCTATGCTTCTTTGAGAGAAGAAAAACCAGATTACATTGTTCATCTTGGGGATCTTCTTCATACAAAGAATCAAATCAGTCCTGAAGCAATTGAAATTGCAGCTAACTTTCTTTCTTCTCTGTCCGACATTGCAGAAACATTTGTGATAGTTGGCAACCACGATTACAACATTAAGAATCCTTCTCGACAGGATTCCATTTCTCCTATTGTTAGTGCTTTGGGTAAAAAGAATCTAAGAGTTCTAAAATATTCGCAAGAGATTTTTTTGCAAAATAAGGTTGCGCTAAACGTGTTCTCTATTTGCGATCCGGAGAATTGGAGGCCGGAACCTTCAAATCCTGACTTGATTAACGTTGCTTTATTCCACGGTGTAGTAAAGGGTTCTTGTACTGAGTTGGGCCATTATTTAAAAGATGGTGACATAGAGATAGACGACCTTAAAAACTTCGATTATGGCTTCTTTGGGGACATCCACGCTTCTAATTATTGTCTTGAAGCAGATGGTAGATTTAGATACGTTGGTTCAACTGTGCAGCAGAACTTTGGAGAGCAGGACAATAAGGGATATCTTCTTTGGGATATCGAAGACAAAAGAAAGTTTTCTGTAAAGCACATTATTGTACCTAATCCCAAGCCGTTTGTTTCTGTTATGGTAACTCGCGGCAAGATGCCGAAGCTTTCTTTGAAAGAAAACTCGAGACTTAAAGTCTCCTCTGATGAGAGAATCCCCAGCAATGAGTTTAAAGAGATTATAGACTTTATTAAACAAGAGTATAAGCCGTTTTCTATTATTACCTCCAATGGTAAATCGGAAGCGATCAAATTCTCTATTAAGAAAGGCTCCGCTTTTTCTGAAAACATTAGGGATTTGGCGGTGCAAGAGAAGTTTATTAATCGCTTCTTGGAGAAAAAGAAAGTTCCGGAAGAGAACATAAAAAAAGTTCTAGATTTGAACAGAGGTTACAATTCGTTTAGCGACGAAGATGAAGTTGTACGAGGAATACGATGGAAACTAAGAAGACTCGAATGGGACAATTTGTTTAACTACTCTGAGGGTAATTATATTGATTTTGACAAGTTAAAGGGGGTCGTTGGACTTATTGCAGGAAACAGATCAGGAAAGACATCTGCAACAGAGGCTTTATTATATGCTGTGTTTAACAACATATCTAAAAACAGTAGAAAGTCCTATAACATTGTCAACCAAAACAAAACAACAGGTCGTGCCTCTTGTGCCATAGATGTTGACGATAAGACCTTTTTGATTAATAGGAATATCGTTAAGAAGTCCGAAGAAGACAAAGAGGCGAAGACGACGGTTGAGTTTATTTGCGAGGCCAAGGATGAAGAGTTTAACACTCTGATAGAAAAGTCTCGTGTTGAAACCGATAAACACATAAGAAGATATTTTGGAACACTTGAAGACTTCATGTTGACTTCTTATTCATCTCAGTTCGAATTTCTTACCTTTATAAAAGAAGGATCAACAAAGAGAAAAGACATATTAAATAAGTTCTTGGACCTTGACTTTTTGAAGAAGAAGTATGAGGCTTGTAAGGATGATAGCCAGGAACTAAAGTCCCACATTAAAAAGAACGAAGGTCGTAATTTTGGCGAGGAGATAGAGGAGACAAAAAGAAAGTTGTCTTCTAATCTTGACGAATCGGAAAACATTATTTCTTTGACGACAGAGCATAACAGAATGCTGGAGGTATGTTCAAGGCAGATAGCTGAAATAGATGCTTTTGTTTCTTCTGTATCGTCAGAGGTTATAAACGGAGAGGGGTTGGAGCAGGAGGTTCTGTCTCTTGTGGAAGAAAGAACGGCGCTGGTGAAATCTAGAGAGGAAACAACAAGACTAATAGAGAAGAAACAAAAAGAAAAGAGCGTATTGGAAGCCTTTTTGTCGATGAAAGACAAGGGGTTGTATGAGAATGAGATTGTTCTATTACGTTCACAAAAGACCCAGCTTCAAGCCTGCGAGAAAGACAAAGAACACGTTATAAAAGACATTTCAAAATGCGAAAAAAGAGAACGGCTTTTGACAGAAGTACCTTGCGGAGAGTCTTTTAAAGAATGCAAATTTAAGACAGATGCTTATAGCGCAAGAGAAGAGCTTCTGAGACTCAAGAGTGGTCTATCTGTTTTGGATAAGCAGATCGCAGAGCTTATGGCCCAAGGAATAGATGATAATCTTCGCAAATGCCAGGGTTTTCTGGAAGAAATTAACAAGAATACGATCAAGAAACACTCTTTGGACAAGGATATATCGGAATTTGTGGCGAGAGTCGCCAAATATGATTTAAAAATCCACGAAATTGATTCTAAAATAGAGAAGAATGAAGCAGAATCAAAGAAATTCCAAGAGAACAAAGAATTATTTCTGAAAATTAAAGAAAAAACGAAGAAAAAGACCGAAATCGAGCTAAAAAAGAAGAAGAATGCTGAGAAGCTGGAAGAAGAGAACAAGAAGCTTACGGCCCTATACCGAGAAAGAGGCTCAGAGGAACAAAAATTAAAGAGTTTGGAGCAAGGTTGGGTAGAATTGAGAGCGGCAAGAGATAAGTACGCGATTTGTGAGTATTATCTTGAGAGTATGCACGTTAACGGGATTAGCTATGACATCATCCGAGAAACTTTGCCAACAATAAATGAAGAAATAAACAAAATCTTGTCTAATATTGTTAAATTCAATGTTATTCTGGCGACAGAGGACGATAGGCTAGAGGTTTACATACAGTATCCGAAATATTCGGCCAGGTTGATAGAAATGGCTTCTGGAATGGAAAAGACGTTGGCAAGCTTGGCAATTAGATTGGCTTTGATAAAGTCTTCTTCTTTGCCGCAGCCAAACTTCTTTATTATGGATGAACCGTTGGTGTCTTTGGACTCAGAAAACTTGAATGAGTTTTCAAAGGTATTTGAGTTGTTGAAGGAACAGTTTGACATTGTTCTTTTGATTACACACATTCAAGAGCTTAAGGATGTTGTTGATCATCAAATCTCAATTGATAAAATTGATGGTTATGCTCACATAGAGGTATAAAGTGGAAGCAGTTTTACAAAAAGTTTGGGTTTTTTTGAAAAGCTATTGGTATGTTCCACTGATTGCTGTTCTTATTGTTGTTGTCGGCGTTGTTTCGAGGGAAACAGCAAAAGATTTGTGGGTTGCTGTGAAGGAAGCTCACGATTCCTACAAGAGGGAGCGAGCGCAGCTTAACGATCTTGATAAACAAAAACGAGAGAAGAAAGAAAAAGTAGAACAGCAATATTCTGCTGTTGTTAAGACGCTAGAGGAAAAGGCTAAAGTTGATGTAAAGAAGTTGGACGAAGGCAAACAAAAAGAAATTAAGGAGATGTCTGAGAAGTCGGAAGAAGAGCTGGCAAAGTACCTTCAAAAGGAATTCGGCTTGGTTTACGTGAAAAGGGTGGACAAATGAGTAAGATTGTTTTTTTGAGCTTATTTGTTTCGTCTTTGGCTATGGGTCAGACCGACCCTGTTTTTACTATTTTGAAAAAAGGGGAAGCAGCTCCGTTTGAAGGCTATTTGATGTCTAAAGAGGCAGTAATTAAGATGTCTGTTGATAAAAACTATGAAATCTCGAAAAGGGAACTAGAAATAAAGCTTGAAATGGATAAAGAACTTAAGCAGAAGCAGTTCGAGATAGATACTTTGAAAATAGAGGTTGAATCTCTTAAAAAAGAAAGAGATCTCGTTTCGGATGTTAAAGAAAAAGAAATTGTAAAGTTAAATGATATTATATCGAAAGCGCCAACAGATTATTCCTACGCTTGGTTTGCGGGTGGGACCATGGTCGGGGTGATCACGTCTGTGGCAATATTCTGGGCGGCTGTACAAACTGCGCAAAATTAATGTCGATTATCCACGAAAAGCTTAAAAAAGACCCTCATTATCTTTTTAAACTTGAGCAGGAAATTGCCAAGAAATACGGCCAAGATGCGATTAAAAGCCTCCGAGAGTGGGATGAGGGAAAAGACGAAGAATATCATCAACAGATTAAAGAGATGTATGACAAGTGGAAAGAAAGACAAGAAGCGGGCGAAGTGCTCGAAAATAACGGATATTTAGTCAAAGGAAAACTATTTAATAAAGAAGCGAGAACTTGTCGTTTGTGCGGCAGGCATTCGTTTTCTACCGAAGATGACCCTACGTTGTTTCGGTATAAGGTTTGTGCAGAGTGTTTTGATAAGAAGGCTTCGAAAATCTTGCGAGAGGGAAAAATCTAATGGCTAAAGATATTTATGAGATTGTGAAGGGACTAAATCAAGCAGCATCGCATGCTGTTCCGGGAGCCTTGAATAAAAAAGGTGAAGTGAGAGAAGACCTTCCCATCGGTGGAAAAAATGATGGGTTCCGGGTTTCTTTTTCCGGTAACAAGATGCTGGTAAAGCTTCAATCGGAAGTGACTCTTGATGAAGTTTCCGAGAGAGAGAAATTTCTTAAAGAAGTCTCAGATAAATTTGATGACATTCTAAAATTTCTCAAAAAAGAATATAAAGACATTACAGGCAAGAGCATTGCTCTAAAGCTTGTGACAAAAGAAAACCCCTTAGTTCAAAGTCTTTCTCGTCTACGCTCTTGGGTGCAAGCCCAGAGAGTTTATGAGATTTCTGGTACAGAGACAGAAGAAGTTCCAGAATATGGTAGAAAGATTGATGAGTCTCTTGCGAAATTTATTCACGAGAACAAAAGGAAACCCTTTTCTGATTGATCCCTAAGTCTAAGCAAGAAGCAAAGCAAGAACTAGAGCATTGTAAGCAAGATCCTGCTCACTTCATTCGAAATTACGTAACAATCTCGCATCCTGGAAAGGGATATATTCCCTTTATTTTATACGACTTCCAAGAAGAGCTATTATCAGACTTCTTAAAGTTCGATAAGAACATTATTTTAAAAGCTCGACAGTTGGGCATTTCAACATTAGTTGCGGCTTATGTTGGTTGGCTGCTTTTGTTTCACCGTGGGAAGGATGTTTTAATTCTTTGTACAGATCAAAAAAAGGCAACAACGATTTTACGTAAGATTAAGATTCTTATGGAACGCTTGCCGAAGTGGATGCAGGCTTTGGCGGTTACAAAGGCTGACAATCAAACCTCGATTGAACTGGTAAATGGTTCTCGTGTGGTTGCCTCCACCACGACCAAGAAGTCTGGTCGTTCTGATGCTCTTTCTTTGCTTGTAGTAGACGAAGCTGCGCACATTGAGCAAATGGAAGATGTTTGGACAGCTATTGAGCCTGCGACAACGGTTGGTGGAGGGCGTTGTATTGCTTTGAGTTCTCCTAATGGGGTTGGAAACTGGTTTTATGATGTTTATTCCAACTCACGAGTTGGGAAAAACGACTGGCATTATACCGATTTGCCGTGGCAAGTCCATCCCGATAGGGACCAGAAATGGTTCGAGAAGGAAACAAGAGAACTTTCTCCACAACAGATTGCGCAAGAGTATTCTTTGAGCTTTAATTCTTCCATCAATACGTTTATAACGCCCGAGAGAATAAAAGAAATGTTTGATGGGACCAGAGAGCCAATAGATAAGGCTGGTTTTGATAGAAATTATTACGTTTGGCAAAGACCGATGCCCAATAGAAAGTATTTTATTTCCGCAGATGTTGCAAGAGGAGACGGCTCTGATTACTCAGTTTTCCACGTATTTGATACAGAAACGATGTATCAAGCTGCAGAATATCAGGGGAAGCTGCCGACAGAAATGTTTGCAGAGCTTTTGTTTAATGTTGGGATGGAATATGGATTTTGCATGGTTGTGGTGGAAAATAACGTTTATGGAAGCGATGTTCTGACGAGAATGATTGAGAGAGAGTACCCCAATCTTTACTTTACCAGAAAAACCACAATGGAGTATGTGGAACACTACGCTGCGATGGGGCGAGAAGACACAATACCGGGATTTGTTACTACTGTTCGTTCAAGACCCTTAATTCTTGCCAAGTTGGAGCAGTATCTTAGAAACGGATTTGCTTCAATTAACTCTAAGCGTTTTTGTGGCGAGTTGGAGACTTTTATTTGGAAAAATGGTAAGCCAGAAGCGACATCTAAAAGTAATGATGATTTAATTTTAGCAGCAGCAATTGCCTGCTATGTTCGCGATGTGGCTTTGGTAGCCGATCAGAAGGGAATAAGTGACAAAAAGGCCCTTTTGGGAGGCATTTTGTTATCTACGGATGCGCTAGACACTAGAATTCCAGGAATGCGAGGTTACGACAGGAATAAAGACCCGTTTAAAACCTCTCAAAAAAGTGAAACAATTGGCGGTCTACCTTTGAGGATTTTTATGGGTTAGGTTCCATAAACTATAAAAAAAGGCAAAGTTTTCCTCTAATTATGATAGACGCTTAAGGGCGAGGTTTTTCCATGGCGAAATATAAAAAGTCTATGTCTTTTAAGGGCAATCCCAAGAATCCGGAGTCGGACCTTTTCAAAAGGCTGACAAGGTTCTTTTCCGGTCCTATAGCAGATTATCGTTCTCAAGTTCCAAGAGAACTAAAGCGAAGACAACTAAAAAAATATAAGTTTACTAATTCTGCTGGTGGTGATTTCGCAAAAAGCATGCACAATCCGTTTTCTGCTTTGCAAACGGAATATATGGTCAATCAAGACAGATTGATGCGCTATGCCGATTATGAACAAATGGAGTACATGCCTGAAATAAGTTCTGCTTTGGACCTTACTGCAGATACCATGACTACGTTTAATCACATGGAGCCGATTCTAAGATTAGATAGTCCCAACCAAGAGATAAAGTTTATTTTAAAGGACTTGTTTTACAATATTCTTGCGGTAGAACAGAATCTTCACGGTTGGTGCAGATCACTTTTGTCCAAGGGTGATTTCTTTTTGTATCTTGATGCGGTCGAAGGGTTGGGCATTAAGAACGTCTTGGGGCTTCCTGCAAGAGAAATGGAAAGACTAGAAGGTCTAGACGAAGATAATCCGAGTTACGTTCAGTTTCAGTGGAACACTCAAGGAGCTACCTTTGAAAGCTGGCAAATGTGCCACTTTAGAATTCTTGGGAACGATAGATATCTTCCATATGGAAGTTCTTTCCTTGACGCATCGCGTCGTATTTGGAAACAGCTTCAACTATTAGAAGACTTTGTTATTTCCTATCGCATTGTTCGAACACCAGAAAGAAGAGTATTTTATATTGATGTAGGAAACATTCATCCTGATGAAATTGAGCCTTATATGAAGAAGGTTCAAACAGAGATGAAGAGAAGATTTCTTGTGGATGAGAACACAGGAGAGGCTAACTTAAGATTTAACCCTCATAGTATAGAAGAGGATTACTTTATTGCTGTTCGAGGAGACAAATCGGGGACAAAGATTGAGTCTGTTCCTGGCGGCCAATTTACAGGTGATATTGAAGATATTGAGTATCTAAGAGATAAATTGTTTTCTGCTTTGAAGATCCCTCAATCTTATCTCTCGAAGGGGAAAGACGGTTCGGCAGAGGATAAAACAACTCTTGCACAAAAAGATTTGCATTTCGCGAGGACTGTACAAAGATTACAAAATTCTGTAGTGTCTGAACTTCGCAAAATGGCAACTGTTCACTTGTTTCTACTAGGATTTACAGGTAGGGATTTATTGAATTTTGATATCAAGTTGAACAATCCATCGAAGATCGCCGAAATGCAAAGCCTCGAAGAGTGGCGCACAAAGTTTGATGTTGCAAGTGCAGCCACCGAAAACTTCTTCTCTCGCAGGTGGATTGCGAAGACGGTCTTTAATCTTTCCGATGAAGAGATTGTCCGCAACAACAGAGAGAGATTTTTTGATATGAAGCTGGATGCTCTTCTTGCCGAGCACGAGCCGCAGGAAGAGGGCGGAGGCATGGGGCTTGGCGGCGGGGAAGACGCTGGCGGCATAGATGATATTTTTGACGACACGGCAGATGAAAAAGACAGCGACACTGCGGTTCCCGGCAAAGAAGAAGATATTCTTCTTGCCTCTCCGGGGAAAGATGTTGGCGGCATAGGCGATCCCGCTGCCAAGAGAACAGAAAAACTCTTACCTGGAACAAAATATACGACTCCTGGGGCGAAAGGAAAGGCTTATACAAAGAGACACGACGCGAGAGAAATGGGCGCAAGACAAAGAAATATTATGGCTCTCACAAGTAGAGAAACGGCATCTAATACGCCAAGAAACGTATTTAAAGGACTTTCAGGACTGACTTCGTTATCAAGAGGGATTTTAGAGAACAAAGAAGAAGTGGAAGAAGAGTTTCTTCGCAATAGCGGAGAGATTCAGGATGTTCTAAGAACTCTTGAAAAAATTAAAGAAGATAAGAAATTCTTGAAAGAGGAAGTGAACAAAAATGACAGCAATGATGACGACGAAAACTAGTATGAAGCATAATAAAAAGAGGAATTCGGCGTTTCTATATGAAGTGCTGGTGCGTTGTCTAACTGCTGCCTCTCTCAAGGGTGACGATAGCAAGAAGAAAGTAATTGTTTCTCTTCTTCGAGAGCATTTTTCCAAAAGTACACTTCTTTGGAAAGAATTGTCTTGTTATCGAATGGTGTTTGAAGCGAAGGTTTTAAAAGAGTCTGTCGTCTCGCGAATGTTGGAAGAGGCCAAGAGAGAATATGATAAAATTTCAACCAAAGATCTGTTTGTAGAGCAAAGTCGCTTGATTCGAGCGGTCAATACAAAGCTTGGCTCTGATGTTTTTTCTGTATATGTTCCAAAATATAAAGAACTTGCGACAGCATATCAAATCTTCAATAGAAAAGTTCCTATTACAGAACAGATTCTTTTGGAAAATCGTTTAATTTCTGCTTTATGCGAAGACAAGAAAAAAGAAGAGGCTGGAGTTGATGTTGATGCTCTAACCTTCAAGATTCTTGTTGAAAAATTCAACAAAACTTATGATACCTCTATCTTAAAAGAACAACGTCAGGCTTTGAGTTATTATATTTACTCTGGAATAGATGGTGGAATAGAGTTGCGGGCTTTTCTGAACGAAGAAATTTCTCGTCTTCGTGAAGTAATTTCGAGTAATAAAGAAATTAATGAAGATGCAGCGATGAAGGAATCTTCAACCAAGATATTGGAGTTTTTGGGTTCTTTCAAAACAAAGAAGGATTATTCCGAAGAAGACTTGGAGAAACTATTTGAGGTGCAGGAGATTGTGAGAGAGGCTGAGACAAGCAATTCAGAAAAAGTAAGTCGTTCTGTTGCAAAAGATGTTGGTGAAGGTCTTGGAATGAGTTGGTCTGAATATAATTTAGACGAGTTTTATAAAGGTATGAATACCGAGCTGGAACATGGCAAAAAAGATCCTCAAACCAACATCACAAGCGACAATCTAGAAGAAACTGGGAAAATCGCTTTAGCTCATTTGAAAGAAAAACCAGATTATTATACTCTTCTTAAGAAAGTTGAAGGCAAGAAGGAACAAAATTAATGGCTATCAAAGTAACCGTTTCCAAGGACGGCGGAACACAGCCGGGACAACAAGAAAAACCGAAGGGTCCGCCTCCTAAGTTTCCCATTCGCCTTCGTATTCGTAAGATGTTAAATGGCGATTTGCTGATTATGGATAGTGAAGATATCGACATTATTCTGATGAGAGCAAAGAAAAAGATTCTTACTCTTCCCAAAGATCAACTTACGGATGAGGTATATGATTGCCAAGATAGATTTTTTAAATTCCTTTCAAAAAAGGGTGTTATTGACGCTAGCACAGTACAGGCAGCAAACATCTTTGGGTCAATCGAGGGGAAAATAATGTCCTCCGATGATGATGCAGAACAAATAACTCTTTTTGCAATAAAGAAGTTTCTTATGTCAGAGGAACCGTATGAGGAGATGAGAGAGAAGCTCCAAAGAGAAGAAGAATTAAGACTTACAGACCCGGATCCTTCAACAGAAGAGGGGGAGGTTCCCCACGATCCAAACAAGGGGAACATGCCCAATCCTATGATGGGGATGAATGGTTCTGGAAATGGCTATTTTTGGGAGAGTTTAGATAAAACTCAGGGAGATAAATAAGTGGAAAAAGAAATTCTCAAACAGATTTACAATCTAGCAAAAGAGATTGCATCTGAGACTTCGAACGAGAGAGCTGGCAAGCATGCTATGGCAATTTTAAGTCTTACGAAAGACCTTGCAGAGAAACTAGCTGCTGGTCCGAAAGCAAGACCCAATATTGATACGCAAGATGCAGCAGATTCTTCGGTTGTTCGGGGTGCGGCACAATACAATCAGCCCTATAAGAACGAGTCTCTGAAAAAGATGATTTCTGAAGCTATTCAAAAGTGGGCGAAGAAACACGGCAAGAAGAAATAATGCTAACGAATTTATTTATTTTTGTCTTGGCGACGTGGGGAATGACGAGCATTCTTGTGTACGGCCGCATTTTCAACGCAATAAGACCAAAAAATAAGTTCTTTCATTGCCCGCAGTGTGTTGGGTTTTATGTCGGGGTAGCTGTGTTTCTTTTCATGTGGTTTTTTGGAGCATCTTTTGTGGCGAATCTGTGGGTTGGATTGGCAACAGGCCCTTTTATTGCGTCTGCTGTTAGTTATTTTATGACAATGGTTGTAGACGACGATGGAATTAGATCGCATAAAAAATTAACTCTTAAGGGAGAAACAAGAAATGTTAAATTACCAAAATCCTCCAATAAAAAAGTGGATGAATAGAAGAGCGGTTGCGAGGTGCGCGAAAGGGTGCTGACGAGGTAAAAATGATGGCTAAGATATTACTAAAAGAGTTCTTTAATTTATGTCCGGATGGTCGGTGTGGGTTGGATCTTCTCACCGAAGAAGAACGGCATGAAGTAAAAAACGGGGCGATGTATCTGCAAGGGGTTTGTCAAAAAAAGGACACACGTAATCAAAACTCTCGTCGGTATCCCTCCGATGTGTTGGAGCGCGAAGTTAACAACTATTTGAAATTAGTGAAAGAAAACAGGGCGTTAGGAGAATGTGACCATTCGGAGAACGAAGTTGTTAATTTAAAAAACGCTTCCCATCTGATAACGAATTTGTGGTGGAAGGGGAACGATTTGTGGTGTAAGGCGAAGGTTCTGTCCACCCCTGCTGGACAAATATTGCGCTCTTTGGTTAACGATGGGGTGCAGTTGGGTATTTCTTCTCGTGCTCTTGGGTCTTTGAGCGAAGGTGGAGATGGAACAAAGATTGTGGGGGACGACCTCCAACTTATTTGTTGGGATTTTGTTTCTGAGCCTTCTACTACTGGAGCTTTTATGCATATTGCCGAAGGATTACAAAGAAAATATTATACAAACGTTGAAACAAAAGCTGATAGAATTAATAGATTGATCAATGACTTTGTAAGGGGTGCATAAGCATGGCTGCATACAACAAAGAAGATTTAAAAAGAATTATTAAACCTTTGATTCAAGAGTGTATCAAAGAGGTTATTTTTGAAGAAGACGGCATTCTGTCCAAGATTATTGCGGAGGCAATTCGGCCAATAGTTGACGCTCAAGAGATGTTGTTAGAAACCGTCCGTTCTTCTGCAGCAAATAAAAATGTTCCTTCTCCGGTACATTTCGGCGGAGAAGAAAGAAAAAGAAAGCTGGCAGAAACAACAGAGCCTCTTGGCTATGGACAGATGGCAGATGGTTTCCTACAAGAGGCAAAGAGTGTCCGAAGACCAAAAGAACAGCCAAGACAAAAAGAAAGTATTGTCGAAAGCCTTGGACGACAGATGAGCGTTGAGATGAAGAATCCAACTCCAGAAGCTGGCGGAGGATATAATCCTTTGGCCATGGCTCAAGCAAATGGTGCAATTCAGGGAGCGGGTGTTGATGTTGAGGGTTTGTTTAGTTTTTTAAAGGCGAAAGCCGGAAAGCAATAGATAGGTATTAAAATGGCAATTCACGTTCAGGTTGATTCGTATGCAGATGAGGGAAACGAAAGACTCGTGAAGAGGTTTTTGAAGAAATGTAAGAAAGAAAATCTTCATCAAATCTTCATGGAGAAGTGTTGTTGGTGCAAGAGATACGAAAAGAAAAGCGTTCGAGATAGAAGAGAGAAAAACTTTCAAATATGGCGACATAAAAAGCGTATGGAAGAAGAAAAAGAAAACGATAAGAAGTGCGAGAGATAGTTATATCAAGGAGAGAGAATAAAAATGAGTTCTAGATATCAACCAAAAGCAGGAATCGGGATGGCCGGTCGATGGATGGTCCCTGGAGAAGCTTATTGGCTAAGACATAAATTTGCTACTGGGGCAGGCGTGCAAGAGATAAAAATAGATTTTCCTTCTTTGACAAGAAGTATTACAATTTTTAATGAAACCTCCAATAATGCTGCCGCTATCATGAGAATTCACAGCAGCGCAAGGACCGGGGATTTGGATGTTGTTGCTGCTGATCTAACGGGACATAATTTTCAGATTAAGCCCGGAGAATCATTTTCTTTTGATCTAAAGGCAGGCTTTGTTTATGTGAGTGTTGATGATGCTTCTGCTGCAGATGCTTTTTTTGATCTATATGCAGAAGTAACTGGCGTGACCGATGTTAACTTTGTTCACAGCACAGAGGGCGTTAGTAGCTAAAGTTTTGTAGAGGAGAGAAAAATTAATGTCTTCTAGGTTTTTTTCATATAATTCAAGCACAAGTACAGGAACGGGCACGGGGTATACAGAGGTAACGTCTTCTTGTGCTCTTGGATTAAATACAATAGAAGCGACAGATATGTCTGGTTCCTATCTGGCTTTGTATGAATATTATCTCACCTCTGGTTCAACAGCTAGGGCTGGGCTTGTTCATGCTTTATATATGTCTAGTTCGGCCGGTGGAGCTTCTGCTTCCTATCAAGATTCTGGCCCTGCTGATATTGGAAGTTTTCCAACAGCCTCTGTGTATGTTGAAGCATCAAGTTCATATCTTAACTTTATTGTTTCGTCTTCTGTTGCGGCAATGTCTGCAACTGTAAATAGAATAACGTTTTAGCGAGGAATAAGTTGTGAAAAAAGAAGCGTTTTTTGGAATAGGGTTTATAACTTTATTTATTGGGTTTCTTGTTGCGGCAAATACTATCTTTCGGGATGGTATTACGTTGCCAAACAACGAATTCTTTTCTGCTTTTAATGCGGCAGGCTCTGCTACTGTTGATGTTTTAAAAGTTAATACGAGCGACAGGGGAGAGTTTGGTGTAGATACGGAAATAGGTGCAGTAACTTGTTTGGAAGATTATGGTGCCGAATGCGTTATTGGAGATTTATCTATTTCTGCAACTCCTGTCGCAGGAACAGAAGAAAGTATTGAAGTAAGAATAGACGGCACAGGACATACTAAATTTTATTGTGAGACAGATGGTTCTGGTGCTGCACAAAATTGCAAGACGGAACTAACTCACGATTTGGATTTAAATTCTGGTCTTATTGCATCTAGAATTGCGGTTGCTGCTGCAACATATTCTGCAACAGGAACATATGTTTTAATTGGCGTTACATATACCACAACAGCAGCAGTTACGGTGACTTTGGATACGGATGCTGTGGATGCGGGAAGAGTAATAATAATTAAAGATGAAGGTGGCGGGGCTGGAACAAGAAATATTACTGTTGATACCGAAAGCACAGAATTAATTGACGGTCAAGCAAGCATATTAATAGCGGAAAATTACGGTGTTGTTAGGTTATATTCCAACGGCACCAATTGGTTCATGTGGTAATAAAGGACTCGCAAGAGGAGAAAAAATAAATGGATTTGAGAGCTAAGTCTTCAAATGATTATAGATGGGACGATTTGAGAATCGCAATGTCTTCTGTTAAAGTTGCTGGAGTTCACGATCCAAACTTCGCAAAACTAACAGGAAGCGGAGCGACAGATGGGGTTTATACATATTTCTTCGATCCTGCGACAGAAGAAGAAGTTTATTTTGAGACTCAGATGCCTCACGATTGGTATCAGGGCTCTTCCATTTATCCTCATATCCATTGGTGTCCTACCTCAACAGGTTCAGGAAACGTGGTTTGGGGTTTGGAATATACTTTAGCTTCCGTGAGTGGAACCTTTGGACAAACTGTTCTTATGTCTGCTTCTTTCGCAGCAACAGGAACAATAAATTATCATCAAATGGCAATTTTACCTTCGATGAGTATGTCTGGAAAAACTATTTCTTGTATTATCTTCGGAAGATTATATCGAGCTGCGGCAGATGGTGGAGATACATATGCAGAAGATGCGGCAGCTATTTCTTTCGACTTCCATTATCAAAAAGACGATAGAGGAAGCTATAATCAATATACGAAATAAATAAGATATTAATTAGAGGTTTTGTAATGTCCACAACAGAGAAAACAAAGCAAGAAAAAGAATCTAGAGCAAAGGAACTACTAGTTGGCCTTGGACTGGCAGCCATTGTAGCTGCCGGTGGAACGACAGCATATTTAAATTTATGGGATACACATGTTGCAGTTGAAGCAACAAAAGGCCGAGACGTAAATAAAATCAAAGATAAACAAGTTGAAAAGCAATATTGCGGACATATAAAAAATCCTCTAACAGAAGAGACTTTCTATTCTTGCACAAACGCAAAATTAGAAGAAGTAAAGACAGGTTTGTTAAATAACATGATTATATTAAAGTATTGCGGCACTGTATCTGAGAAATTAGAAAAGTGTCCGGAATGGCCAGCAGAACAATTATCTTCATGTTGTTGTGTACCTCCTTTGGTAGTAGTTGACGATTGTTTTTGTGGAACAATAGAAACTGTCGTTGATGCTGATACTGGCGAGACACAAGAAAAAGAAATATTCTCTTCGACAGACAGAGCTTTGCAATGCACAAATGGGTATGTGACAGGAGGACAAGAGACTTCTTGTGTTGTTAATGATCCTTCTTTAAATTGTGTTGTCTGGCCGATGAATGTGATGTCAGGGGAAAATCCTGGCAAGATAGCAAAACAAAAAACTGTTGAAAACGAAGGGGAATAGCAGAGAGAAGTTTCCAATAAGAGAGAAAAAATAAATGAAGATGATGAAATCTATTATAGCAGGAGTGATATTCTTTCTTTTGTCTTGTGATGAAAGCTCCTGCTCTCAGCTTGTTATAAAGTCTGGCATTTCGGGAGATTTTGTTATAAAGTCTGGTGTTTCTGGGGATTTGATGGTCCAGGCAACATGTGGTGATGGAGTAACAAACGGTACAGAGACGTGCGATGATGGAAATTTGGTAAGTGAGGACGGATGCGATTCTAATTGTGCAGACGAAGTTATTTTTAAGTTGGGATATGATGAGATTGGGGGGAATTTGGTTTCTGGCCTTTCCCAGCTTTCCAAAAACCTCACCATAAACGGCATTGAAGTTGCGCCTAGCGTGTGGTGTGAGGGGCAGGACGCAGGCGCGTCGACGTGGGCTTGCGACTATGGCGGGACGCTGGCCGTTGTCAACGGTGGGGCGGACGTTACACCCGGTGTAGCGGCTCCATTCACAGACGGCACAACTGCGCTTAGTGGTGGTGCCGATTATTTTCAGGCAAGCGCAAACACGGTTGGGGATATAGGTACAGAGGACTTTGCCCTAGAATTTATGACGAAAGCGCCAGCAGCAACTAGCTTTTTAGCACAAAAAGGTGGCACGGCTTTCTGGTCAATAACAAGCTATACCACTTCTAACCGGCTTTCAATTGATGATGGTCCAGACAATAAATATGCGGACTCTGTTGCCAGTGCTTTGTCGTGGACGCATACGATCTGCTTTGTGAATAGAGACGAGGCTAGCACAAATGGGATGGTTTGTTACGGTAATGCAACAGCAGGGACCGGTGTAGACGCTAGTTCTGTCGGCAACATGTCAGAAGCGACAACCCTAAAAGTTTTGGCGTCTGCAACGGGTGCGTTGCCCTTTGGTAGTAACCTAGTTCACGTCGCCATGTGGAAATACCCCTCCTGGCACAAAGCCGGCGCCGACGGTCCCGCAGAATGGGCCGTGATCGCGAAGCAGCGCTTTTACCAATTGGCCGGCATATACCCGCAAACCGCACCAACAAAACTTGCAACATATACAAGAGCGACCACAGCAACGCTTGAAATTCAGGACACACACACAAACAACGCAACCAACTTTTTTAATGTTGGCTCCGGTTGGCCTAGAGTTGTTCGAGACTGCGACAGCGACGAATGTTTAAATGGTGTCTTGGCAGAACCTGCAATAACAAATAAAATACTTCAAAGCTCAGCATTTGGCACAACATGGACAAATATTGATGCCCTTGACGACATAGCGGACGGCACAACCGACATATTTGGAACGGCTTTGGCAGATGGGTTTACAGCCGGAACAGGAACCTCTGTGCATGGCGTTACCCAAGCTGTGACATTAACTGCTGCAACACATACTTTTTCCGTATATGCCAAACCAGGAAACAGAGACTGGCTATATTTGTCAGATGACACAGTAGCCAACGCATATAGCTATTTTAATATTTCGTCTTGTGCTCTTGGCACAAAAGGGGCAGGAGCAAGCGAGGCTCTTGTGCAAGATGTTGGTGACTATTGCAGAGTTTCTATTGCGTATCTTGGAACAGCAGCATCACACACACATAAAATTGCATTTGCGGAAGCTGACACCGACAACGAATTTGCAGGGGATGATGCAACGGTATCAGGTTATTTACTTGGTGCTCAGGTAGAAGCATATGGCGCAGCAACATCTTTTATTGCAACGACAACGGCGCAAGTGACAAGAAATACAGACTCTTTAGAATATACTTTTACGGGACCAAACACAGGGACAATGGAATTTAGTTTTATGTGCAAGAGTATTGACGCGCCGCATACGATCCAGGCTTTATTTTCTTTGTCAGATGGAACAAATGAAAATAGGGTTGGCTGGTTTATAAATACAAATACCAGCGTTGGAAGACAGCAAATATTAGTTGGGAATTCTAGTGTTTCCAATTTAATAGGAACTACAGATATTATGGACAATTCTGTTCATTCGCTCACGGGGTTGTGGGGAACGTCAAATAATGCGGTTTATATTGATGATGTCTTAGAAGCATCTTCGGGAACGTCAATTTCTATTCCAAGCACGACAAAACTAGGTATTTCTTTAGGAGCCATGCAATATCAGCCCGCCTTTTGCATCCAAAACGGAGTTAGGATCTGGAACCGCCAGATCGCCCCATAGAACGGCAATAATGGACATAACAGCATATTCGCGAGACAAACAAATATAATTTACTCTTGGAAAAGAAAGTTTCCAACAAGACAACAAAAAATAAATGACAAATACACAAGATCACAACAATAGAGCAATGGAAATAGTTTCAAAATTAAAGGTTCCTGCACTTGTTGTAACAGCCGTTGCAACAGCGATGGTGGGGCTATTTGAAACATATAGGGAAGAAAAGAAAAAAGATGTTTGAATTGGGGGAAAGAGAGATAAAGAATTTCTTTCTATTCTTATTAACTATTATAATCATTGTTTTTATTGTATTTCTTTCAAAAGTTTCCTATTCACAAGGATTAAACAAAGATACTTTGGATTGTTTATCTTGTCATGATGGAGTGATTGCCAAGGACATAGCTTTAGAAAATTCGCATCCGGTAGGAATGACGTACCCTCCTCTGAGAAAAACAAACGAATATAATGTCTTTATAAGACTTCCTTTATACGAAAATAATACAATTCAATGTAAAACTTGCCACGGTGTAGGGTTGGAATCGCAACATTGGACAGAAATGCGAATAGCTTTATATAGAAGCGAACTTTGCCTAGAATGTCATTCCATTTAAGACTTAAACCACGAACTCCTTAGTTAACACGACTGCTGATAGACGAAACAACGAATTTACAAAAAAATCAACATATTTCACTTCGTGTGCTATATTTATAGTGTGCCGAAACGTCATTCTACAGCTTCCGACAAAAGCCTCATAACTATCCTCGGCCAACGCATTCGGCTGGATCTTAATAACGTCCAGACAACCTTTTTCGAACGTTGCGCTGGAACTTCTCGTTTCGTTTATAATTGGGGATTGGACCGCTGGAAAGCTCAGTACGAGGCTGGTGGAAAACCGTCGTGGGTTAGTCTTAGCTCTGAACTGAATGCCTGTAAAACTACCGAATTTCCCTGGATGATCAAGCTGCCGTGGGCTGTTGCCGCAACGGCGTTGTCCAACCTCGGCAATGCTTTTTCCAACTTCTTTCGCCGTGTTAAATCTGGCCAAAAGCCCGGCTATCCCCGTTTCAAGTCGAAGAAACGGAACAAAATGTCCTTTGCTATTGAAGGTCGAGCCCTTCGATTTGACGGCCGAAGAGTTAAGATTCCCAAGCTTGGTTGGGTCCGCACCCGACAAGAGATAAGATTCCCCGGCAAAATCTTGTCTGCTCACTTTATGAAACATGCCGGTCATTGGTACGTCTCGATCCAAGTTCAAGTCTCCGACTCCTGGTCCTATCCCAATCGCTGCGAAACCCAAGAAGCGGTTGGAGTGGACCTCGGGCTCCGAGACCTTGCCGTGCTTTCCACGGGAGAACGGGTCGAGGCTCCGCGCATTCTGCGTGCTCACGAAACTAGACTGCGACGATTCAACAAGGAAATGTCTCGTCGCGTCATAGGAGGAAGAAATTGGCAGAAGACTAAAATGAAGCTTGGTCGGCTGCATGAACGGATTTCCAACATCCGCAAAGACGTAACACATAAGCTTACCACTCGGCTGGTCCAAGACTTTCGTCGGATTGGAATCGAGGACTTGAACGTCAAAGGAATGATGGCAAATCACCATCTTGCAAAGTCGGTTGCAGATGCTGCCTTGTCGGAAATTAAGCGTCAGCTTACGTATAAAGCTCCGCTTGCCGGCAGTGAAATCATTGTTGCCGACCGTTGGTTCCCTTCTTCCAAGTTGTGTTCCGACTGCGGAACGAGACGAGAAGGGCCGTTGCCTTTGTCCGTCCGAAAATGGGTTTGCGAGGCTTGCGGGGTTGTCCACGACCGAGACCTCAACGCAGCCATTAACCTTAGAACCGTCGCCCTGGCGGGGATAGCCTGCTGTCAAGAAAGCTCTGGCTCTGGCCTTACGGCCAGAACGAAACTTTCTCTTGGGCAGGAATCGAGCATTCATGTTAACTAAGGAGTTCATGGTTTAAGTCTCGAAGGGGATATGAAGTAGCAGATTGTAGGTTTCTGTAGACAAACATCTTCCCAAATCTATAATAAAAACAAGAGCTTCTGCCTTCCTAGTTATAAAGAGGGCAAGAAAGATGAAGAAGTTATTATTTGTTATCTTGGCAACAATGCTGTTCGAGGGATGTCTGCCTGTCTGTTTCTTATATTGTCCTGCAGCCCCTGGACGTTGGACATACGTCGGCTGTCTTCCTCCCGGAGGTAGTTTAACGTTGCCTGCAACAGAGCAAACAGAAGAGCAGACAAAAGAAACGCAGAGACAAGAAAAACAAAAACAAGTCGTTCCTTCTGCTTTCTAAGAAAAACCGATATTATTAGCCTAATTATGAGAGAGAACATCCTCTTTTATGGAGATTTATAAAAACATGATTAGAACATTGAAAGAACAAACAAAGAAGTTATTCTGGGTTATAACAACTTTCTTAATTGCTTCTCCCGCATTAGCTTCCGAGAGCTTATGGGGAAACGAGAAATTAAGAGAAAGTTTAATGAATTTTGCTGCAGACAGCATTGTTGTAGCATCTCCGTTAATCTTGGGTATTTTGACAGTTCTTTTAACTCGTCTTATGCAGTATCTTTCGACTAAGACGAAAAATGAAAAAGTCAAAGGAGCCTTTGAGAAAGTAGATGATCTTTTAATGAATGCTGTTTCATATACTTCTGCGACCTACACACAAAAATTAATTGATGCAAGACAGCCCGACTCTCCTGGAGGCGTGAATTTAACAAAAGAAGAGCAAGAAGAGGCAATGAGAATAACTCTAGAAGCCTTCAAGACACATGCTGGTACGAAGGGGCTAAAAGATATTTATTCTGTCTTGGGATTAACCCCTGAGCAAGCAGACGACGCCCTTAAAATCAGGGCAGAGGCCATTCTTAACGAGCAAAATATTCAGAAAAAAGCTCTTTTCGCAAGACATAATGCAGAAAATGATTAGTTCAAGTGTTTTTTCTAATAAATCATAATAATTAATACTAGTTATTGTGGTTATTCCTCTTTAAGGATACTGAGGAGATAAAGTATGAGCAAACTTCTAAAAGAAGCCCTAATAGATGCGAAAGCGATTAAAGATGCGGCTTTGAAATCTGCTGAAAACATGATTCTGGAGAGATTTTCTCCAGACGTGAAACGAGAAGTAGAAAAACTTCTAAACGAAGAGATAAAGGCAACAGAAGAGACTCCGAGTCCTGTTTCTTTTAATTCTTTGGATGACGGCCCGACTTCCGAGAAGGATACCTTTTCTGATGTTCCTTCGGCCGTTGCTGATGGCGAACGCCTCTGCCGTTGCCCAGACGAGGAAGAAGAAATCGAAATTAATCTTCCCGAATTAGCAAAACAGGTGGGAGGTGATCTACAAGAAATGGAATCCGACTTGGGCTTAGATATGCCCATGGGCGGTGACGAGGCTTCGCCTTTAGATAATGAGCTTCCTCCTCCGGAAGATGGTGAGGAAGAAGAACTAATAAAAGAACTGCTTCAAAACGAAGATATCGTTGGAATGATTGAAACGGAATTAGATTCCGAAGTTGAAGAAAACGAAGAGACAAGAGACGAGCTGTCAAAAGAAAAGAAATTGGAAGTTGATGTTGAAAAAACTTATCAACCTCTTGGTCATATGGGCGGCGCAAACGTGTCTGATAAAAAAGGCGAACTTGCTCGTCATGCGGCAGGAAAGTCGGACGATACACAACAGGATAAAGAAGAGGAAGAAGAAATTAAAGAAAACAAACAGTTAAAAGAGTCTCTAAGCAAGAACTCTGTTCTGACCGAAAAACTGGCCAAGACAGAAAAAGAAAATAAGAAGCTTAAAGATAAATTCCTTGCCCTTGAGTCTTTAACAAAGAAGATTGCGGACAAGGCAGAAGAAATTAATTTGAGAAACGCAAAGTTAACATATGAGAATAAGGTTCTAACAGACAAATCTCTAAATGAGAAGCAAAGAGTGCAAATTGCTGAAAGTCTGCAAAGAACAAAGTCTGTGCAAGAAGTAAAGACTGTGTTTGAGACGCTTACAAGTGCAGTGAATTCTATGTCCGAGAAGACAAAAGAAATTAAATCACTGAACGAAGCAGTAAATTCAAATACAGCTCGTGTAATTCAAGCTAGACAAGAGTCTGATGTCATTTCTGAAACAGTAAAGAGAAGAATGCAACGTCTTGCTGGCATATCTTCCAAGGATGAATAAAAAGGGCAAGAGAAGATAAATAAAAAAGGAGATTTTAAATAATCATGGGTATTCTACAAAAACTAACTGAAGGTATTGTGAAAAGAGATTTTCGCAAAGAAACCTCAGCTCTAGTTCAAAAATGGGAAAAGATCGGTCTTCTGGAAGGTCTCTCTGGTATTAAAAGAGATAACCTAGTTGTTCTGTTAGAGAACGAAGCAAAAGAACTTCTGCGCGAAGCAACCACAATGGAAGCCGGTGCAGTTGAAGGTTTTGCCGCTGTTGCGTTCCCCCTGGTCCGCAGAGTGTTTGGTGAGCTGATTGCCCAAGACCTGGTGTCTGTGCAACCGATGTCGCTGCCTGCTGGTCTGATCTTCTTCATGGATTTCGTTCGTAATGCAGCTCGTGGTCCTTTCGCTGCTAGCGAGTCAATCTATGGTGGTGGTGTGACTGGTTCTGGTATCGCGTCTGGTATTTCTCTTACTAGCTCTTCGGCTGAAACTGGTTATTTCAATCTGTCTCAAGGTTATTCAAAGGCCACTGGTAGCACAATCGTTGCGTCGTCTTCGTTTACCTATAGCGCTCCGATTACTCTGTCCACCGGCTCTACGAATATGACCGATGCAAACAAATTAATCTTCCGTTTTGACGCTGACCTACTGTCTGAAGGCGACGATGCAAATACTGCTGGTACAAATCTTTATCTGCACAAAATCACTGTTAATCCTTCAAGTTCTTGGGACACTCAATTTGACGTGAACAGTCTTATGGCCGTCAATGCGACTGGTTTCACTAGCTCTTGGAACAACAGACTGATCCGCAGACTAACTGATTATACAAGCGGTGTTCTTTCTTTATTTGTTGTGTCTGATAACGGAACTGGTGTTGTGGGTGCAAGTGCCAATATTACTATTACCTTCCCTGTGACCGATACACTGGCTGCTGGTACAAGCCTGGGCTCTATCGTTGGTAGCAACTACTGGCCTCTAGAGAACGAGACTGATATTCCTGAGCTGAATATCAAAGTAAATTCTCTGCCCATCGTTGCCGGCTCTCGTAAGCTGAAAGCAAAGTGGACCCCCGAGCTAGAGCAGGATCTAGGCGCGTTCCACAATGTTGATCCCGAAGTTGAGCTGACTGGCATTATGTCCGAAACCGTTGCTCTAGACATCGACCAGGAAATCCTGGGCGAGCTGATCAAAGGTGGAACCGCTGGCAAACTTTACTGGAGTCGTAGACCTGGTAAGTTCGTAAACCGTCTGACTGGTGCTGATATTACTTCCAATGGTGCGAATCTGCCCGACTTCACTGGCAACGTAAGCCAATGGTATGAGACTCTTGTCGAGACCATGAACGACCTGAGCGCTGATATCCATCGCAAGACGCTGCGAGGCGGTGCGACCTTCGTTGTGACTTCACCTGAAATCGCCAACATCCTTGAGTTCACTGCTGGCTTCCGTGCAGACGTGACTGGTGATGCTGAGAAGGGTTCCGTGGGGACTTATAAGAACGGCTCAATCAACAAAAAGTGGGACATCTATGTTGATCCGTACTTCCCCCGCAATGTGATTCTGATGGGTCGTAAGGGTAAAGGCTTCTTGGAGTCGGGGTTTTGTTACGCGCCGTACGTCCCCCTTGAGATGACCCCTGTGATCCTCGACCCGGATGACTTCACTCCTCGTCGCGGCTGTCTGACCCGATACGCTAAGAAGATGGTAAGGTCAGATATGTATGGTCTTGTAATTGTTACGGATTTGGAAGGCTAGTCCTTCGGCCTTATCTAAAACTTTAAGTTTTGGCCCCGGTGAAAACCGGGGCTTTTTATTTCATAAATCCTCTTTTTCTTGTCCTCGTCGATTTCTTGCACAAATATTTCCCATATATGCTATTTAGAGAAAGGCTTTGCGCCGAGGAGAAAACATGGAAACAAAAAAATGCCCCAGATGTCTACAAGACAAACCAATCACAGAGTTTCACAAATGCAAGACTAAAGCGAGAGGACTTTATACGATTTGTAAAGACTGCAGCTCTATAGAAAGCGCCAAACAACACCAAGCGTACAAAGAAAAGAATCAAAATAGAGAAATAGATTTAACAGCAATAAAAAAATGTTCTTCTTGTGGAGAAGAGAAGACTTTAGAGAATTTTTACAAGGAATCTTCTACGAGAGACGGAGTTAGTTCTTTGTGTAAGGTTTGTAAGGAAGAACAAAGAAGAAAAAGAGCACTTTTAAAGCTTTCTTCCCCAACTATAAAAAATCCCGAAGAATTAAAAAGATGTTCAAAATGTGGTACGCTAAAATCACAAACAGAATATACAATTTGTAACTCTACAGGAGATGGGTTAAATTATAGGTGTAAAGAGTGCCAAAACAACTATGCAAAAAAGAACAGAGAAAGAATTAATAAAAGAATAATGGAAAGATATCGCACAGAACCAGCATTTAAAATTACTCATTTAATTAGAGGTCGGTTTAGGAAAATCATTGCTCGTTACAAATGTGGGTCAAAAATCAAAACAGAGAATACGAAATATTATTTTGGCTGCTCGGTTGAAGAGCTTATTTTATGGATTGAGTCTCAGTTCAAGCCAGGGATGACGTGGGATAATCATGGGCTATGGCATGTGGACCATATAATGCCGTTGTCTTCTTTTGATTTTACGAAGCCAGGACAATTAGAAAAAGCTTGGAATTGGAAGAACTTGCAACCGTTATGGGCAGAGGAAAATCTTAAAAAGGGAGATAGAGTATTTTCCTCTTGACTTCTTTGTTTTTTATGATATTGTGCCCTTATGACATATTTAACAGAATCTACTTTGGGAAATATTCTTGAGAATATATTCGGACAGCCCTTCATTCACAACAAAGCTTTTTCTAAAGAACATAAATTCAGACCAGACTATAGAAATGACGATTTAAAGCTTATTGTTGAATTTGATGGGTTTCGTCATTACAACGACGTTTCTGTGATTATAAAAGATGAAAAGAAAGATGAGGTTTATAAAGAACATGGATATAAAGTCGTAAGAATTCCGTATTTCGTTCAGCTTGAGACAAGAACAATTAATTTTTTCTTCTCTCGGCAACATGTTCTTGAGCAGAAGTTTCCTCATGGATTTATTTCCAAGGAAGCTCTTTTGCCTGCCAATTTTTGTCAAATGGGGACGGAAAGGTTTATAGAAGAAATAACTTCATACCCTTCTTGGCTTATCTATGAGATTTGCACGTCTTTGGAAAAAAAGATAGAAGAATTAGGGGACGAAAGATATGTTCTTTCTTCTGCCGTTGACCTTGAATATTCTCTCTTAATCTAGGAGCACAAAATGACGCAGAAATATAAAGAAAAGATTGTGGTGAAAGAAGTTAAAAAAGTTATTGAACATTCTTTTGTTTGCAACAAGTGCGGATATGAAGCTTCTTTGCTTCAAGGAGAAAAAGAGACAATTAGACAAAACATATCTAAGAGAGCAAAGATTAAGGAAAGCTTCTTTTATTTTTTTGTGTCTGGCGGATATTATTCAACATTTCCGCAAGACGGACAGGAAATAGAATTTCATCTTTGTTCCGACTGTTTAAAGCAGCTTATTGATTCTTTTGAAGTTCCCGCTTGACATCTTCTTTTATTTTTGTTATCCTCGGCCGAAATGGAAAGAGAACAAAACAGAGGAGAGCGGCTTTTTTGGGAGCTTTGCAATAAAGGCAAAGACAAGGAAGCGGCTTTAATTCTGTCGA